AATCCAAACAGAAAAATATTTAATAAATTATTCATAATATTCTTTTAGATTTCACTTGACAAAGCATCTGTTTTTTGCTATAATAGTGGCACAAACACAGGACAGAAAGGAGATAAAAATGTTTGATATTGACAAATTCATTGCTGGTGAGCAGGGAATCTTTGTATACAATCAGCGCACATTCCACGAGTTCACTGCATGGGCTACCCGGCATGGTTGGACGTGGCGCAACGGCGCAGACCCAATGAGCGAGACGCTGGTTGATGATGGAAACCATGGGCTGTCTACGGAGAGTGGTACACACCGTTATGTTGGCAATAGGTGTAATATGTACATCATGCTGAACGGCCATTTGAGCCAGCGTCAGCAGTGCTACGCGCAAAGCCACAACATCGAACGTGTTAACTTCAACGAAGTTCCCGACGATACGCTTGTGGATGCAGACGGTTTCGAGGTTGAAACCCTGTAAGAAAAATTTCTAAAAGGGCTTGACATTCCTTTTAGATTCTGCTATAATAAGGGCATAAGGAGGTATGGAGATGCCCAATCGCTATGGTTTTAACATTGGTGACAGAGTTATCACCAGCCAGCAGTATGAACGTTGTCCTGCTGGCGAGGTCGGTATTGTTACTTGTCTTATTGACATGAAAGGTGGCGGCAACTTCGAGCCGTTCATCGTGTGCAAGATGGAGTCTGACGGTGGTGACTTCCACCAGATGACCGATATTTGGCCGCGCATTTCTGAAGGCACTGTTCCCGGAAGCAACAAGACGCTGGCAGAACAGCTCATGGAGCAGAATAACTGGTCTTGCGAGCAGTCCTACTGGTATTGCTTCTCGCCTGAAGTCCTGAAGAAGTTCACTGGCGTATACAAGCGGAAGATTCACGTCTGCGATGTATGCGGCGGTCAGAAGCCTATCAGCAGGATGGTACGTTCCAAAAAGGGCAAGTATGTGTGTAATTCTTGCCTTGAGCGGAAAGGTTATTCTACCAAGAATAATACCCGTGTCGGTAGACCGACCAAGGCTGGCTGGACTTTTGGGTTTGAGTTCGAGTGTGTTCCTAAATCTAAGGAGGACGAAGCTGTTCTGGTATCTAAGAAGTGGGGCTTTGTTCCTACGTCTGACTCGTCCATCCCCTATGATGGTGTGGAGCTGAAGAGTCCTACTATCAACGGACGTTCCAGCCTGAAGCGGATGTTTGACGCGGCTTATGAGGCTGTTGATTTCTCTGACAGTCATTGCGGCCAGCATATCAACATCGGTAACACGTGGATGGATTCGACTATCCTGAACGCTATCCGCAGTCGCGGAGCTGAGATTTTCTATCCGCTGGAAAACTACATGGACAACCACGAAGCCCAGACCAAGAAGGTCTGTGGTAGATTTTTCCAGTCTTATTGTGGTCGCTGTGGTACGAGTGGTGGCTATCATCATGGTGACTGGCTGAATTTGGACAACGGAAATCGGGTCGAGTTCCGTATCAGTAAGTTTGTCACGCCAGACCAGTATTTTAATCTGGTCAGTATGTGGGTCGATATGCTTGACGCGATTCATAAGAACTACGTTATGAGAGCTATGACCCAGAAAGCGGCAAAGGAAACTGGCAAAGAGCTTGTCAAAATTTTCCAGCAGTACGCTGAAAAATAATTTCCAAAACCCCTTGACAAATCTTCCTAGATTTGATATAATAAAGATGTTCCAAGGGGGCTTCCCCCAAGGACACCGCGACATACGCCTAAAAGGAAAAGCAGAAACAGTTGAGCGAGAAAGGATTTACAAAATGGAAAACAAGCCGCCCGGTTAATTCTTCCCTGTCTTAAAGAATCTGTGAAAACTGCATAACAAGGTATTTAATATGATTAGAAACAAAGGTCATCCCTGAGTAGCTGATATATCATATTTATTTAATAATTGAATGTTTTTCTTTTGTTGATTTTCTGGTAAAACCGACCATCATAGGACGTTATGTTTCCTAGTGATGCTGGCTATGAAAAATAAATCTAGTCAGAGGGCTGGCGGTTATGTGACAGACCAAGGCTAGTTACCGTTCCACTGGTTCGGTAATGATGCTCGTCTGGGGGCTATAACCAAGAGCCTATCATGGCGGGTTAGTCAAGCGGCTAAGACGCTGGGTTTTCATCCCAGAAGCAAGGGTTCGATTCCCTTACCCGTCACCATGCCAATTATCATGCAATTCTTCGTCAGGTGTGGACTCTAGTTATCCCGGACATGATATAAAACCGTCCACTCTTATAGCGGTATCGCCAAACAGGTTAAGGCATCAGCCTCTGAAGCTGACATTTTCTGGTTCGAGTCCAGATACCGCTACCACTCCTCCTCACAGGGGATATAGGCAGACACATCCCGGATATGATGTAAAACCATCCGTACATAGTGGGGTGTTGTCTAACGGTCAAGACTGCGCTCTCTAAAAGCGTTAAGGCACAGGACTCTGACTCCTGTTATGTAGGGTTCAAATCCCACCACCCCAGCCAAGCTATGTCGCTGGACGTTCAATCCAGTGCCACCCCGCAATTCTGAAAGTCTCCAAAACTTTCAGACTCACCTACTGCGCCCATAGCCAGTAGCAGTCACTCGAAAAGCAGATACCTAACTGCTCGTGAACAAAATCCGGTATTCTGAGTTGTGTAACTCCGTTGAATGTAAGAGCGAGAAACATTCACCTAACTTCTTTTGGAACATAGTCATGTTCCATGTGGAACAAAAGTAGAAATTGGACTAAGAATCTAAAAGAAGATTATATGGGGGAGTATTCAAGTAGTCAAAGAAGCGTGGCTGTAACCCACGTCCTTAACGGTTCGCAGGTGCAAATCCGTGCCTCCCTCACCACTTAAATAACTAAAAATGGAGTGATAGCATTGATTGTCGATACTAACTAGGCTCGTGGCAGAGCCGGATTGTCGCTGGCGATAGCATACTTCGGTTCTAACGGCTACACAGTTTCTGTACCACTGAATGATACGCAATGGTATGATTTAGTGGTTGAAAAGGATGGAAAGCTGTATACTGTACAATGCAAATTCACAGCGACAACGCCAAGCACAATAGATACGAGAAGCTCTGGTGGCACTCACGGTAGTCAGTATGATAGCGTACTAAACCACCCGCAACTTGATTATATTTTCTGTGCGAACGCTGATGGAGATATGTGGTTGATACCGCTTGAGGCTCTTTATAATGCAGGAAATAAAAAGTCTTTTAGGCTGATTAAAGATTTCAACAACTATGCTCCAAAGTCAAAAACTTTTGACACCTCAAAGTTTTTAGTTAATATTTAACCGTCCTTTATTAGTTCTGATTTCCGCGTTAGTGAAAAGGAACTTTATTATGCTTCAGTGGCGAAATAGGCAGAACGCATTTCCCTTAAAAGGAAATATCGGAAACGGTGTGTGGGTTCGAGTCCCACCTGAAGCACCATTTATGAGGTAAGCATGAAACTGTATGAAAAGTTTACAAAAGAACAAATTCAAGAAATAGCAAACCAGTGTACATCCTTTAGGCAACTTTGTGTAAAGCTAGGATATTCGCTAGATGCTGGTAGCGCAACAGCGACAGTAAAGGAATGTGTTGAAAAATACGGAATTGACTGTTCGCATTTTAAGGGTCATGGATGGAACAGAGACAACTACGATTATAGCAAGTTTGTTAAAGGCAAAAAGATAAAAGAAGGATTGCCAGCACTCGCACATCTTCGTGGCTGGAAATGTGAATGTTGTGGTAATACAGAATGGAACGGACAGCCGATTCCGTTGCAGATACATCACATTGATGGCGACCATCTAAACAACGAACTTGACAATTTGCAGTTACTTTGTCCGAATTGTCATGCACAGACTGATAATTATTGTGGCAGAAATAGGCAAAAATTACCGTCTGATGCAGAAATTGTTTCTGCGTTAATGAATAGCGAAAGCATAAGAGCCGCGTATGTTTCGTTAGGCGTGAATTATGCCGCTGGCTATCTTTATGAAAAGGCTTACGACCTCATCGAGAAGTACAATATCACCCACCTAAAGCGGTGATACTTATATGCGCCATTATCCGAATTGGCATAGGAGGCACTCTCAAAAAGTGCATTTTCTGGGTTCGAGTCCCAGATGGCGTACCACGATTATACAAACTTCTTTTAGATTCAAGGACTGGTAAAAATTACCAAGAAAAATTTTTAATAAACCCCTTGACAAATCCGAAAAAGTTTGATATAATATAATTGTTCCAAAGGACAGTACCTTGAAAACTGAATAAAGGTCTTGACAAACCATGTGAAGAGGGATTGCTTCTCTGCATGGATGCCTCGGAAACAGCGGTGGTTTTATGACGATAGCCATAAAGCTAACTGTATCTTAAATTGAAAGGTTTAAGATAAACTGGCGAACGCTGGGATTGTAAGAGGTAGTGCCAAGGACAACGCCATGAAATGTGAAACCACATCCACCCTAAAATAGACGCTTGCTGTGCGAGAGTAAGCCGTAGACGGTTGCAGGGATGCAATAAGTTAATGCGGTAATCCAAACCAAGGGGTGTTGACTTGACGTAGAGAAAATCTACTATAAGATGTGAATTTGCAAAAGTAGCCGTAGGTCAGTTTGATGATTAACATTAAAAGATATGTAATCTTAAAAATGCTGAATGCTCGGTGAAATTTACAGGTAATCAATCCTGTGACAGAATCGGTTCTTCGGAACTGGGGCGATAAGTTAGGGTTCGCTACCCGAAGCTCAGTATTGTCTCCTGCGTGACAGAATATCATGGAAGTTGGCAGAGGTACGGCGAAGGTCGTGTCAAGGTCTTTATTCAGTTCTCAAGAACTGTTAGTATTTTTCACTTTCATAGACGCACAAAAGACCGTAACAGCAATTTATTAAAGTATCAAACTGTTAATTTGACTCACTCAAAAAATCGGTCTTTTCTCCTTGCTTCTGTCGTCTAATGGTTAGGACGGATTCCTTATAAGAGTCTAATGGTAATTGAGTTCAATTCTCCCCAGAAGCACCAAAAATGTAGACAACGATTGAGACAATTTCAAGAGAAAGTTGTCCACATGAAAACCTCCTATCATAGACAGTAACAGCAATTTATATTTTAACATCAAATTTTGTAACTTGACACGTTAAAATCTGTCTAAATATGTAGATGTAGAACATCGGCTAGTTCACCGTCCTTCCAAGTCGGGGAGGTGGGTTCGACTCCCATCATCTACTCCACGTTATTCGTCATAAATATCTTCTGTTGGAATGCCCCCAAGATGGTAGGACGGGGTAACGATAGGCCAGTGAGGTTCATGCCTATCTTTGATTTGCCATTTCCGTTAGCATTGCCACGGTGGTTGGTCGTGGCGTATGTACCTCCTTTCTGTATACCCTCTCATCCTTATGTTGACGTTTCGGTGAGAGGGTATTTTTTTACCCTTTTGATTTTCATAGCTTGATATGAATTACAATTTACAAACTGGCGTTTCATATCTCGATATGAAGATTGAAAAATCTAAAAGAATTAAAGAAATTGGGTATTGACTTTTCTGAAAAGTGTGCTATAATAGTGTCAATGAAAGCCATAGGAGGTACGAAAAATGGCTGAAGAAATTCTCGATTCGGTTGGCACTGACAACGAGTTCATGTTCCAGCTGAAGCAAGCCAAGTCCCTTTTCACTAACATTGACTCGTATAAAAAGTTTTATGCCGCAGAGTTGTCTAAGATTGACTTAGAACAGGAAGATATTCTGCACTACATTGAACTGCGCGAGAAAATGTCTGGCGTGGAACTTCTTAAAGCCGCTTGCGCTCTGCGTAAGATTCGTCATAAGCGGCGTTCCATCAAGAACAAACTGGCACTTACCGGTGTCTTCAGCGGTTGTGTAGGGTCTAAGGATAAGACCATCGTTTCCATTATGAAAGACCCCTTAAATGACGATAAAAAGACCTATAATGTTCGCACCAACATTCTGAAAGAGGTGTTTGGCTATGAAGGTAAGAAAATCCATTGAGGACAAATATTTCATTAGATGGAGAAAAGACGGCAAGTATTTTTGCTGTAAACATCTGTCTAAGGTCGGACTCCATGTCTTTATCAAGCGTCTGATTTGTCAGGGCGTAAACGTGAATGACATGGAATTTTGGAAGGAGTAACAATGCTTAAAGTATACAACCGTTCTACTGGCGAGGAAATGGCCGTCAACATCGAGGATATCATGCGGGTAGAGAAAAAAACCTATACACAGGCCGAAGCTACCCACTATCAGCGCACCTACGTTCTGCTGTGCAACCCCTGCTATGGCAAGTGGATGGACGTTAGCGAGGAATACAACAAGGTTATCGAAAAGTACCGTGGAAAGGCAAAGCTGGTAAAGTATACCCCCACGGTGTACGACCTCGAACAGCTTAAAGTCAACCCCGACCACATCAACGATATGCCTAGATGGTACGTTCCGGGGCTTGATAGAGCATTGAGTTCTGATGAACTTGAACGTAGAATGAAAACTGAGTTCGTCAGTAGATACGATGCAGAAGACCCGGTTATCATCTCCATGGTCAACAAGTATAACCGTGCTTACAAAATTGTCAAAGTGGCGTAAGCACGTCGATTTTAGCGGGGCGAAAGCCCTGCTTTTCTTTTAGATTACAAACTTGATATTTCAATATCATCCAAGGTTTCTGATTTCTTAGATATTTGAATATCAAGGCTTTACAATTTACAAAGTGTGATATTCAAATACAATATTCCAATTAAAAATCTAAAAGAAATTATAAAAATGGTATTGACTTTTGTTTTCAAGTATGGTATTATATAGACACAGAAAGAAAGCGAGGTAGATACATAATGACTAAGGAACAGATTGCTAACCTCCACGTTGGTGACGAAATCTGGCTTGCAAAGTTCAGACTTGGTTATAATGCGATTACGCACAAGATTACAGCACTCCTCAACTATAAGCCGACTAAATTCGTTATCCGTCACTATCTTTGTGATAACGATTTCAAGGTTGTTGGCTTCTTTGTTGACAAGGCTGACTCGAATTTTGTCGATTGGATTCGTGTCGAAGACCTTATTGATGGTATTATCACTGATAACATCAAGTATGCTACCAGCAAAAAGGAAATCACCGAATGGTATGAAAACCGCAAGCGTGAGGAGAAGGGGCTGTACATGAAGCGGTTGGAAGAAGCGGCCAAAGCATTAAAGGAAGAAACCAAAGCACTGGAAGAAATCTGAGGTGATAACATGATGACAATTCAGCAGATGCGTGACATTCCTATCGGCGGTAAGGTTTGGTATTCCCGTGTAACCATGTGCGAAAAACCGAGCATCCAGCTCTATATCAATGATAGACCTCGCGTTATAACAAAGGTGGAGGACTTGCCGGAGAGACGTAGATTCCCGTGTTTTCGCGTCACTGGTATGCCTAGAGGAAGCTATCTTATTTCCTACGACTATGACGGTAAGCATCTCTTCTTAGATGAAAAGTCTGCTATGGAATACTACTGTGAAGAAATCCAGAAAGCCACCAAGGAAATTACCAAGCGTAAGCGTGAATACTGCAAGAATGCAAATACCTACGCCAAAAAGATTCAGGACGATGCAATTCAGCAGATGAACGACTTTCTGAATAGGGGTGATACAGATGCAGATTGACTGGAATCACCTCTGGCCTATGTCAGACACAGTATCAGTAGGTTCTAAAATCTGGCTTTTCTACTGGGAGAAAAGAAAGGGATTCTTTGAATATATTCCTCCTAGACAGGTAGAGGTCGTTGCGTACCGTGATGATTTCGATGTATGGGGCTGTATCGTTGCAGAAAACAGCCATGGTGCAAGGTACAACATTACCGGGTTCAACAATACGCAGAAACATACAGCACACGACAGTTCTAACTGGTATGGATTCAACTATGAGGACGAGTGCAAGGCACTTTATAATAAGTTTGTCGAGCAAAGTCGTCTGGAATATCAACGCAAGATAATTTTTTGTCAGGAAATGCTTGACAAACTCCAGCCAGTATGATATAATAAGGTCAGTGAAAAACAGAAAGGAGTCTTAAAAATGAAGTTTACCGCAGAAGCACTCAAGAAGGCACGCAAGCTGTTCGATGATGACGAAGGGGATGCAATCGAGTACATCCAGTCCCTCGAAAAGCTGAAGGGTTCTAACTATCTCCATGTCGGCAACGGCATCTGGGCAGAAGATGACATGGGCTACATCCTCAAGGCTGTCGGTGACGTGATTACGGCTGTCGCCGCTATTTACGAGCCGCACTGCTTTACCTATTGTAAGGCGAAGAACATTCTGTTGGTTTGCGCCACAGATGAATCCATCGTATACGATGGCGACACGTTGAAGAAGCTGTGTGACGCAAATTACGATTAACAAAATTCTTCTTAGATTTACAAAGTTCGGTTTCGCAAACCGAAAAAAATAAAAAAATCTAAAAAGAATTTCAAAAATCCCTTGACAAACGCTTGCAAATCTGATATAATAAAGACGTTCCAAGGGGAACAACAAAACACATTTGATAGCCCACAAGGGCAGAAAGTTGAGGTACAATATGTTTGAGAACGAAATGAACGCCGTCACCACCGAGACTGCCGAGGTCGCTACTGAGACTACCAAGAAGCACCGTGGCCGCGTGGCAAAGCCCGCAATGACCCTGACCGATGTGCTGAACAAGTTCGATGCCGGTGAGGTGAAGGCTTTCTCTGCCGAGTGGGGCAAGGACAAGCTGAAGGCCATTATCGCAAAGGTCGATGGTGTGCCTACCGCATTCGTTCCGGCTGACGCTGGCAAGGGCTTCAATATGCAGGACTACAACGACACCAAGTCCATGCTGTCCATCATCGACAAGGCATATCCGGTGTCCGTCAAGCTGATTTAACAGCCTATCTATTGGAGGGTGGCGCATTCCATAATCACGCCATGCAGAATTTAGTAATGGTGCGGATGAGGAACCCGCTTTACCACAGCGCATTGCAGGCGTAAAAACATCTAGGAAAAACGTGTGGACATTGGCTGAAGAAATCTAGGTGTCAGTAGGCAATTCTGTGAAAAAAATCTGTGTTCTGGTGTAAAGGTAAAACATAACGCCCTATTGTGGCCTGTAAGGAGAAAGGGTTCGAGTCCCTAAAACACAGTTATACATTTTAAGCACTAGCTCAAACGCAGAGCATCCTCTTTTAAAGGAAGATGGTTGGTGCAATCCCTTCCGTACTTAGAATGTATAGACCCAGCAATTTCACTTTAGATTTATAGATGTATGATGTTTAGAGATGTTTAATACAAACATAGATAGGATAATGGTCTAAAGCGAAATTATAAAAATCTACTGTTTCTATTCCTAGAACAGCGTTTTTATGGCGCAGTGTTATCGTAAAACACTTGTTAGCGGCATTTTCCAATAAGCACTCTAAATTATATATAAGGTGTTTCGTGACGGATAGGAAATGTATCATGCGGCTCGTCACAGTCGTATAGACCAATAATTTCAAGCAAGAGGATTAGCACCGGGAATGTCAACTCCCGGTGCTTTTCTCTTTCCCTGAATTTTTCATAGCTTGATATGAAATGGTCTTCTGTAAGTAATATCTTGATATGAACAGTTTACAATATACAAACTATGATATCTTGATATGAAAATACAAACAGAAAATCTAAAATAAATATAAAAATATGCTTGACTTTTTCTTTTGAGTGTGGTATTATAAGCACAGGAACAAAGGAGGTTACAAAATGGGCGACAAGAAGTTCTGTAAGGTTACGTTCTACGCAGACCTTACAAACGATGATAAGCGATTCCTTTTGAATGACTTCGCACAGACCATGACAGAGGCCGCACAGATTGATTCTGTGTGTGGGGTAAGCGTTACAGACCCCAACGATGAACGTTCGGAAGAACTGCTGAACAACGTAATTAGCTTTATTTCTATCGGCAGAAATATCCATGAGACCATCGAGAAACTCATTGAGTGTGGGTTTAATCATGACGACCTCATTGCCTACGGATTCAATGTGGATGACATTTCTGACGTTGAGGGCGGTGATGAAGAAGGTTGTTGACCGTTCTTGCATCAGTTTTATTAGCAATCATCGCAATGATTTTCTATTACCTAAAGAATGGCGATTATGGAGACATAAGCCTTGACACAATTGGATATATTCTGTTCTGGTTCTGTATCGCAGTCGTTCTTGTAGCAAATCTAAAATAAAAAATATTTCAAAAAAGTATTGACAAAGTTCCCTGAATGGTATATAATAAAGATGTTCCAAGGGGAACAAAACATACAATAACAGATAGCCGAAAGGCAGAAAGAGGTACACAATGTCTAACGTTATTAAGAAGTCCGAAGTCACCGAGTACATGATGAGCAAGCGCCCTATCCGCGTTCGTGACATCGGTGCGGGCGCAAAGATTCTGATTCTCGAGCCTGTCGTCAACGGGCGTATGCTGACCTGTCTGGAACGTGACGGCGTTCGTACCAACTTCTGCAAGAGCAAGGTGCAGTCCGTTGCCGGGAAGAAGTACATCATCAAGAACGATGGCGTTCAGGAGAACGGCCAGCCGTTCCAGCGTAGCGTGGAAGTGTCCGACCTGTGCCACACCCATCGCCGCATCCGTAACGCCACGAGCGTTATCAACAATTAAGCCATTTTCGTTTTTCCTCCATTATAGAAAGGGCGTGTGCCGAAAGGTATGCGCCCTTTCACTTTATCTCCTTAGATTCATAGCTTGATATGAAGTGGTCTTCTGTTATAAGTAATATCTTGATATGAAACGAGTTCATATCTTGATATTACTGATATGACCACCGGCAAACTTTTTTGAAAAATCTTCAAAAAGGGTATTGACATTTATGTGCCGTGGGTGTATACTATAATCACAGAAAGCGAGTAGCTACTGAATACATAACAGAAGAGGTACTTAACTATGATGAATCCTAACGCTGGTGTCCTGAACGCCTACTACCTGAAGCCCGTCTACAACCACCAGAAGAGTTTCTACAATAAAGCCTATGTCAAGAAATGGGGCAACTACAAGGAACTGTACAGCTACAATACGCGGGTTGCCATCATCAAGCTGGATGCCAACGGCATGAACGAGAAGCTGATTCTCGGACGCATGGCAACGTGTTCTGCAACTACCCTGAAGCACGTCAAGGAATGGCTTTATCAGGAAGGCTTTGAGGTCTACTCGAAGTCCGAATTGAGCAAGCATTACGAGGTCGGCAAGTTCTAAAAAGGCGTAACCGGGCGGCGAGAGCCGCCTTTGGTTTTATGCGTACAATTTCATATCAAGATATGATTTACATTTAATGTCTTGATATGATTTCTTAGATTTACAAAAGTCATATCACGATATGAAACAGCAGACCATACAACGAAAAAATTGAAAAAACTTTAATTTCCCTATTGACATTTGTTCGTGTATGTGATATTATATAGTCACAGGGAACAAAAGAGATTCCCAGAAAGGAAAGGTACATACTATGATTCGTACTTACGCTATCAAGAACAACAAGGCCGATGCAGTCACCCTTTGGAAGAACAACATTCCGTTCTACATCACCCCGGCGAAGGTTCCCTACTGGTGCGGCTGGAACATCAACGAGGAGTGGCGCAAGGCTCATCCCGATGTGTCCAGCGTTGATGCTCTGTACGAAAAGTTCAAGGCCGAGCGTTGCAATGGCATTCAGGGCAAGACCCCCGTGTTCTACACCGTTCACTAAGAAGGGGGTATACGTTGGAAATTTACGTCATTCGTGAAGATGGATACCATTATGGCGACCTCTCACATTCGTGCATCGTAGGCGCATATAAGATTGAGAAAGATGCTATCGAGCATCTTTCTGATGGGGTTGATACAGACTTCTATTCTGTGGCACGAACCGCATCAACAAAAGACGGTCACAAGGCTGTTGTGTATTCCACGGTTATCCTTGGTGGTAGCTGTGCCACTGTACCGGCTTATAGCGTTGTTCGTTATATTGTGCCTGTTAATTTAACCTAACAAAAAGGAGAAAAGATATGTCTAAGACTCGTAAAATCTGCTATGCGGCTATCGGTGCAGCTCTGTACTTCGTTGCAAGCTGTTCTCTGAAGATTCCGCTGTTTGGACACATCACCGTTGACTGTGGCTACATCGTCCTCATGGCAATGTGTGTGCTGTCCGAGAAGATTGGCATTATGCCCGCTGTTGTCTGTGGTGCTTTGGGCTGTGCCTTGGAGTCCATGCTGATGAGTCCTTTGGGCTTTTCCGTTGGCTGGTTCGTTATGAACATCATCGTTGCGGCTGGTGTTGCATGGGTGTGTAAGTCTAGCGGTAATAACGTGTGGGCTATCATTGTTGCTATTCCGGCCTGTGTGTTCGTTGGAGTGATGGCTAAGACTGGCATTGAATGCGCTCTGTATTCCATCCCTATCGCCGTAAAGATGCCTAAGAGCCTTGTTGCATTCGCTGTTGATACGGTTGCTATGCTGATTGGTTATCCCATTGGCGGGGCTATCTGGACGCGGTTCGACAATCATCCCGTGGTTGTGAATAAGTAAGAGAACAAAAGAGGGTGTCGTAGAGAAATCTGCGGCACTTTTCTTTTTAGATTGCTAGGATATGAAAATTCTTCTTTTAGATAAAATATGTCATATCAAGATATGATAGGAAAACATTGCGCTTCTCGCACATGGTCATATCAAGATATTACATAACAAAATTGGATTTTTATTGAATATCTTGATATGAACAAAACCCAGTAAAACACGGGTATATCTTGATATGACGTATCACGAGGGTAGAAAAAATTTTGAGATTTTTTCAAAAAGACTATTGACTTATTCGACAGAGTGTGGTATTATATAAGTGCGGTCAGGGAACCGCAATACATAATCTAAAGGAGATACCTACTATGATGAGTCCTTGCAAAAATTGCACTAAGCGTTGCGTTGCTTGCCACGACAACTGCACCGAGTATCAGGCGTACCGTTTGGAACGCATCAATATGAACGTCTGGTTGGCAAAGGAAAACTACAACCTTGCCGGGCATGGTTGCTGGTCTAGCACTGTTTCTGCCAGATACGCTCGTGAAAAGGCTACTCGTAAGGGCAATACCATGTTGCGTCTGCGCTAAAAGGAGGGCTGTACAATGTTTATTATGTCTGTTAATATCAACTGCTGTCTCGAAGACCCGCGCCTGTTTAAGACCCATCAGGGCGCGATTGATGCTATGTTTGAGGTTCTGGATGGCTACGCTAAGAACTGTTGTAGCTATGCCGCTGAGAACGTCAGAAAAGAACTGAGGGCTATCAAGACCCAGATTGACAAAGGTGTTGAATTTGTCAGCAATCGCGTTGATGGTTGGGTTGACGTATGTGTTACCCAGTACGGCGCGTCTATCGGCTTTACTACCACAACGACCTATGATGGTTATGACGGTTGTGAAATCAATATCAATAATATGGATGAAATCGAGGTGGAAGAATAATGCTGGAAAAGAACAAGGAAAAGCTGAAGCGCAAGGAGGCACGTCACAAGATTATGGGGCGGCCTGTGCGGTTCAAGAAAAAGACCGCTTATGACCGCAAGAAGCGTAAACAGGAGGACGAGAAAGAGGTGCAAGAAAGTTCTTAAAAACTATTGACTTCTTCTGTTCGGTGTGATACAATAATAGTGTCAAGAGGAACTTGACAGAAAGGAAATACATATTATGGATATTGAACAGATTATGGCCGCTATCCGTTCCCTCGCACAGAGTCAGGGCTACTACGGTAGACTGTACAACGAGTTGCAGAACTTGCAGACCAACGACCCCGACAAGTGGGAAGAGGTTAAGAACACGCTGGAAGGTCAACATTTCAGCGACACGCTTGACATGGTTATGTACTTTGAAACCTAACAGGTGATAGGCCGGGGGCTGGATGAAAATTCCAGCCCCTTGGTTTTTCCACGGACTTTCATAGCTTGATATGATTTTTACATTAGTCATAAATAATATCTTGATATGAATAATCAGAAGACTGCCTCATATCTTGATATGAATTGTACCGGCAGAATGGCGGTCACATCAAGCTGTAAAAAAAATATTTTTTAATTTAGGTATTGACATTCTTGCCTAAGTGTGATAATATATAGGTACAGAAAGGATGTGTGACTAATGGGTGAGCATAAATTCCTTTGTATCCAGTCTATCTACGATGGTACTGATTACTGGGTAACAAAAGGCAAAGTGTATACAGGAACATTTTATCAGGATAATCAGCTCTGTATGCGTGATGACACTGGTGATTGGCTCACATTCCAGCATCCGGGCTGGAAACGCTTTTTTAAGGAGGTAACGTAAATGGGTGAGTTTCTGTGCTTGCGTGACATTGACGAAGAGGGCGGCACTGCGGCCTTCAGTGCCGGTAATACCTACGAAGGCTACTTTGACGATGAAGGTGACTTGTGCATTGAGGACGGACAGGGCAACGAAATCTGTCTTAGTGCAGAAGGCTGGGACGATTGGTTTGAGGAGGTATAAATGCAAGAGTATTATGCTATGCGTGATTTCCTTTTCCCTAATGGTGAAAAGGTTTTTGAGAAAGGTCACAAATACATGGGATATCGTGACGGTGATTGTCTGATGCTTATTTCAGACAACGGCGAGCACATCCCTGTTGGTATCGGCGTGGGCTTTATTATCATTAAAGACCCTAAATCTGATGAGATTACCTACTGCTAAGAAAGGAGAGTACATAAATGAATAAAGTGGTAAAGCGTGGTGATATATGGTGGTGTAACTTCGCTGGTGGTGTAGGGAGTGAACAGAGCGACCTTCGGCCATCCGTTATTGTATCTAACAGTATGTGTAACACGCACTCTAGCGTGGTCACTGTCGTGCCGCTTACGACTGCTACAAAGACCCGGTTGCCCTGCCATGTGAAACTTGATAAAGGCGATTGTGACGGCCTAGAAAGGCCATCTACGGCGTTGTGTGAACAGGTGCGGACGGTTGATAAGGAACGTATAAAAGACCGCGTAGGGTACGTTAAAAGCCGTTCTATGCGGTGCATCAACGAGGCATTGGCGACACAGCTTTCTCTGACCGTGGATTGATTCCACGGTTTTTCTTTTAGATAAATTATTTCATATCAAGATATGAAACCCAACTCGCTACGCCATCTATCATATCAAGATATAATGTTTCTTGGATAGTAGTCATATCTTGCTGTGAAATCTAAAAAAGAATTTTGAAAAAATTTGCATTTTACTATTGACATTCTGCGCCCAATATGGTATTATATAGTCACAGGGAAAACCTGATACATAAAGAAAGAGGTACATAACAATGAAGGTTACTTACGAGTTTGATTTAAGCGAGTTCAAGGCATGGAGCGGCGGTTCTGATACCCTTGAGAAAATCCGCGAGTTTGACATCACCCATCCCGGCGCAATGAACGCCGCACAGCAGTATATCGAGGAGTGTCTTGGTGATGAGGCTACCGAGACTCAAATCAACGATATGCTTTGGTTTGAGGATGACGCTATTCTGGACGCTATCGGTTACTATGAAGAGCCTTCCGAGGATGAAGAGGACGAGGATGGATTCGAGGAGGAGGAGTTCTAATGACTTACGATGAACAGAACACACTCGTTCCCGGCGACCGCGTTATTTTTCCGTGGGCAGAGGTTGCCACTGTTACCAAATACCGTTTCTACGGTACTATGCAGTGGCTCCCCGCTTTGCGGTTCAATGACGGCGAGGTTTACCCTATGAGCACTTTCTGCCCTGAAGATATGACTAAACTGTGAGGAGAATCTAAAATGAATGTTCTGTCTATCGTTGAAATCGTTCTCATTGTCCTGAAGTTCTTCGGCCTTATCAGCATGACGTGGGGCAACGTCTTTGCTGTTTGGCTTGTGCCGTTCGGCATTTATATCTTGTATCTTATCGTCTATTCATTCGGCGCAAGCAACTATTGGTGGTAAGGAGGTTTTTATGTACTGGATTATCAAAGACTATGGTTTCTTCTATCATGTGACTATCGCCACCGTTGTTCCGTTCTATGGTATGATGCTTTGGCGCAAAGATGAATACATCGTTCTGAAGGGCTGAAAAGCCCTTCTTTCTTTTAGATTTGTATTTCATATCAAGATATGAGTTTTGCAGAAGACCGCGTTCATATCAAGATATTATTCAATTTCACATCTTGATATGAAGTGTAGCACACAGCCTGTTTCATATCAAGATGTGAACAAAACTTTTTTGAAATTCCCTATTGACATTTCCGCAAAAAGTGATATAATAGAATCACAAAGAGAAAGGAGAGTCTAAAATGAAGATTGAGTACAGCAAAAGTGCATCGTGCACGAAGTTTGGTGAGTTGCCCGACCACACCAAGTTCATTGCGAGTGACTTGGTAGGAGGAAATCAGACTTACATCAAGTTTGGTGACTTCTTTATTGGTAGCAATAAAGTCAACGCCTTCAGCCTTAGCGATGAGGACTTCTGTCGCCTTTCTGACGATACTATTGTTACTGTCCCTAGAGAGATAAAGATTGTCGTTGAGCTTTAATCTGAAATAGAGGAGAATCTAAAATGAGAATTGCCTATCCTGTTGCTCATACGTTCGCAGAAGTTGGGGTGACTGACCTGTTTACCTTTTGGGATGATGATAAGGAATGCACCGCAATGAAGATTGCAAAAGTAAACGGCGCAAGTGGTGCAAAATACAACGCCGTTGACATGGCAGACGGTCTGTTGCTCAGGTTCGATGATGACGACCCTGTGTGTTTCCTTGAAGGTTCTTACGTTGTCAAGAGATAAGGAGAAAATAATGAACAATAACGTACTTATTTCTATCGTATTAGCTGTTGTACTTGGTATCCGTCTATTCTTTGGTGATTCTCGGACAAAGCGTGGCCTTGCCATCAACTGCATCCAGAATGGCATCTTTCTCGGTGCTGGCATCGGCTTTATCGTCAGGGATGCAATCAACGGCAATCTCGTCTGGTGTATTGTTGACATGCTGTTGGCCGTTATGTTTGTATTCTACATCCATTTCTATTACAACGAGTGGAAGAATGCAAAATAACACTTGACAAACATCTAAAAGAAGAGTATAATAAAAACAATGAAAGGAGCGATACATAATGAATATTGAGGTAACGACCAACAAACCTAAAATCTATTTCGGGAGTATTTTACAGGGCTATCCGTTCAAAGTCATTACTGATAATGGTAATGCCGAGTATTACGTCAAAACTAATGATATCGCCAGCGAAACGGAAGGCTTTAACGCTATGAAGGTAGACACTGGGGAAATGCACTTCTTCTATGATGATGATAAAGTTGTTCCTGTGAACGGCAGATTTACTGTGGACGAATAAGAAAGGAGAATCTAAATGATTAAGTTTATTCTGTGGTGTGCCACTGGCGTGTTTTACGCCCTCTCTGGGGCTTGTGCGTGGTTTGCAGTTCAGTCCCTTATGGTGTATTTCCACGGCGTTCCTCTTTACCTGTTTGGCACGTTCAGCCTGTGTGTGATGTGTCTGGCTTTTATTCTGGCGGCAGACTGGTGCTGGCAGAAATCTAAAAAGGATTTATAAACCTGTGAATAGCCGGGTGGCAATAGCCACCCGGTTTTGTTTTAGATTGTATCTTTCATATCGTGATATGATTTACACTATATCAAGATATGATTTTTACATAATATCTTGATATGAAAAATTTTACAAAAAACAAAAATAGAAAAATTTTTATAAATTAGGTATTGACAAATCTAAAAGAACGGTATATAATATATACAGAAAGAGAGGTTAACAAATGACCGTTAATGAATTTATCAAGCTGTGCTTAAAGAACAAAGTGACCACAAAACACAAATTCGTCTCCTGTCGTGCATCAAGCATTGTTATTTCTGAGCGGCGCAAGGGTCGTGAGTTCATAGTTGACGATGCCCTGATGAAGCACATGACATTCGGCGACTGGTGCAAGCGTGTTATCCGTCTTGATGCCCTAAACGACACTATGATGGTCGAGTCTTGGCCTAACGTTATGAGCCTGAAGGCCGAAGATGTAGCAATCGACAGGTTTCATATTAAACTGTGAGCCACAACCCCTTGACTTTCCGGCGATTCTGTGCTATAATATGAGTAGTCCCAAACTTGAATCGCATCGGATTGTCAAGAAACATTGGGGTTCGATGGGGGCTTGCTCAAAATTTGAGCAAGATATATATACTATATTAGAGTAGAAATTAACGATAATACGTTAAATTTTTCTCAACTTGATTTGAGGTGATTTGTATGGTTATGTAGACTGTACCGAATCAGAGAACGATACGCTATTCTGATTTTGACTATACTAACTTCCCGGTAGATGCTGTTAGGCGACTTCCACCACCAGCTTTGCAGTTCTATATGTATCTGTGGAGCATGAAACCAGCTTGTAAAAATAATATATTAGTTCTTTATTCTTCACACGTTGAAAAAGATATAGGAATATCAAGAAATACATATTCAAAAGCATTTAATATTCTTGTTTCTGGTAGATTCTTAGTTCAAGATAAAGGAAATAATTTTACTTTTTATCCGAGCAGATTTGCAATATCTAACGAAGAAATGCTTGGATATGTAGAAGATTATATTCAATATGACTATTGGAAACAAAAGAATAAGCCATTTGAAAATGAATATTCACAAACATATTATGATGGTGGGTATAGATACCCTGACCCACCTTGGCAAATAGCAGGAAGCCCGGAAGAACTGAATGTAGAAATTGAAGATAATTCATATCAAGATATGGACTACATGAAAGCGTGGGACAAGCCGCAAGAAACGCCTTTTTAATATCAAGATATGAAACAAGTCATAGCAAGATATTATTTCTGGTCATATTGAATCTAAAGAATAATATCCTGATATGAAAATATTATATATTTCTTTTAGATTATTTTCAAAAAGGGTATTGACTTTTCTTAGATGTGGGTGTATAATATAGACACAGACAAGGAAAGGTGGCAAATACATAATGAAGAAAAGTTTAGAACAGAAAATCATCCGTGAGCGCGTTGTGGACACAAACAGATTCCGCTACGCATACCTCGAACGTGCCGATGGCTACGCAATCATCAAGTGCAAGCGGGAGTACATCGGCACTATGAAGGCACTGCATACCGAGAACTGGACTATGGTAAAGGAGGTTAAGGCATGAGCAACTTCTTGTATATCATCGCTACGATGGCTGTGCTTGGTTGTCTGCTGGTTAGCGGTGTGTGGGTTCTGGCTGGTTTGGTCAACCTGTTCACCTGTGGTGTCAACTGGCCGCTGTGGATTCTGGCAATCATCGTGATGTTTGTTTCTGCCTACTTGCTGGGCGATTTGTTAGGAGATTAAGCTATGAGGTACATCGTTATTCTGCCGGAATGCTATCAGGCAAACCGCCCTGCACGTCTGGCAAACCCGGAGTTTAAAGACCACAAAGAGGCCGTAAGAAACGCTATTGCTATCAGCAAGGTCACTGGTATGGGTATCGAGATTCAGCGTTACCCGAAGCCCTACGCAGGCAAAGAGATGGTGATATGATATAAGGTGGGCGCAAGCCCACCTTTTCTTTTTAGATTCATAAATTCATATCAAGATATGATTTACATAAAATCTAAAAAGAGAAAGTTTCATATCAAGATATGAATTATCAATAGTTTACACTTATACAAAGTTCATATCATGCTATGAAAATGCAAACAGAAAAATCTTAAAAAATATTTTAATTCAGCTATTGACATTTTTCTATTTTGGGTGTATAATAGTCTTACAGAACAGGAGGACAGGATGAAAGTTATCGACTTTGTAAATTGGGTTTCCAGAGTTGCGTCAAATGATAGGGTAAGAACCAGAAACAGAAGCGCGTTTGAGTTCGTTGTGAATCCATCCGACCATGCATCGCCTAGCTCCGACACTTGCATCTGCTTTGATGGCGGCATATCGGTTAAAGAACTGATTAGATACGTTACGATTCATAACCTTGAGGCGTATACCATGTATCAGAGTAATCATAGGCGCTTCAATTACGGTGATGTGACTTTTCAGGGCGTGGAGGTTGTTGTACAGTGACTGCAAGAGAACTTTGTAACTATCTTATCGCTGTGGCAAGTGGTGACTATGAGGTAAGGATTGCCGAATGCGGCAGTAATATTATCTTTACTAAGTTTATTGATGGTAGTCGGATGTTTAACCCGAACATTCGTACCACTTACGATGTATACCACCGCAAGACGTGCAGGGATTTAGTTCACTTCATTACAAGAAATAACCTTGAAAATTACGCCGTAGTTTCTCCTGTTAGAACGTGGCGCGTTGTGAATTATATGGACATCTCTATTGACCCCGTTAGGAGAGAGGTGGTTTTTAGGTGACTGCAAAAGAGTTTTTCACGATGATAAAAAGTTTTCCATTAGACTATATGTTTCCATGGGCTGTTCCTAATTCCATCGGATTTCTTTTTTATAAATTTGAAAATCCACAAAGGTACTTTATTTCAAAAGAAAATGCAAAGACTAAATTTGATGTATTGCGTTTTGTCGCTGTGCATAACATAGAAGATTATAATATGATAAGCGCAACCACTGCTTATGCAACAGTGGAAGAGATAAACAGAGATGAATTTACAGTAACAAGATGAGGGTGAAATCCCTCATCTTTGCGTATAGACAGGTTTCATAGCTTGATATGATTTTGAGATATGATTATTATAGATGTTGGTTATATCTTGATATGAAATGAAGCGAGGTTGCAGAGCCAGTAGAATCATATCTTGATATGAACAGACACTTCATAGCTTGATATGATAGCTGTGAGGCGCACCAAAAAAACTTTGAAAAAATTTAAAAAAGGGTATTGACAACAGCCTTCTCTGGGTGTATAATAGAACCAGAAAAGGAGGTAAGTATAAAATGACTTACGAAAAGGTTGTCAATCGGATTAGGGAAAAGCGTGGTGCTTATAGGGCAGTTGTCTGGGAAAGGCCGCTGAAAACAAGAAAAGACGTGAAAGATACTATCGTGAAGCGTACATACGGCACTGGCCTTCGGTTTGGTGTGTGTTATGATAACATGGCAAGCACTCAGAAAGGCCGTGCAGATGGTACTTTACCGGCTGAGAATCAGGGCCTGAAGGGAAGAGAGTGGTTAATCCCCCAGCTTACACTCAGAAGCCTCAAAACCGGAAACACGCTGGTGCGGTTATCTCTGGCACAGTCCAGCACGTTCAACACCGAATACTTCAAGAACGGCGTAAAGGTCGAGAAGGCCGAGATTGAGCCGCTGGTGCTGAAAAGTGAAATCAAATCGCACGAAATGCCGCAGTGCTTCGATATTTCAACGGATTATATCATTGCGATAGTATAAGTTAATCAACCGCCCCTCGTGGGCGGTTTTCTTTTACCATTGGCATTTCATATCACGATATGATTTCACTTGAATCTAAAATAAGAATGTATTTCATATCAAGATATGACCGTACTATCTTTTTAGATTTTGGTGACTTCATATCAAGATATGAATTTACACAAGTCTAAAAGAAAAAAATATAATTTTTCAAATTTAGTATTGACATTTATCAAAAACTGAGTATAATAATAAGTGTAAGGAACACATAAACAAGTTCCTAAATACATAACAAAGAGGTACGAACCATGAACAAGAACAAGCTGAAAATTTCTAAATCCGATATCCTTTCTATGCACTACTTTGGAAAGACTAACAGCGAGATTGCAGAGATTGCTGGTGTAAGTCCCGGTCGTATTTCGCAGATTGTCAACGGTTACTATAAATGTGACCAAAACATTACCATGACCGAAAAGAAACAGGAACAGAAGTCCGCTAAGCGTCCTCGTGGTGCAAACAAGCCTAAATCTAAGGAAAAGAAGCCCGTTACCATTATGACCCCTATTCTTGTTGAGATGCATCGACAGGGCAAGAGTATGGCAAGTATCGCTCGTGACACTGGTTTTGACTATGCGGAAGTTCGCAAGCGTATCAATGCAGAAGAAAGCAAGACTAACAAGGTGATGGCAGAACGTCAGCGGCTTCTTGAAATGGAGCAGGAGCTGGTGCGCTACGATGAGCGTATCAAGCAGATTAAGGTGGCAACGCGGCAGATTGAGCGTGAAATGCGCCGTGGTGTTAAAGATGGGTATATCAGCGAGAAGGAACTTAAAGATATGTTCTCGCATGTTACCTATATGTAAACTTTTGGCGGGCGAAAGCCCGCCTTTTTGTGATGCTACTTTATTCATATCAAGATATGAAAGCAACCATACTTGGTATAACTCTAATTTCATAGCATGATATGAATAAAAGTTTTTTCAAAAAGGGTATTGACAAACACCCGTGAGTATGCTATAATATAATTGTTCCAACAAAATAAATCTAAAAGGAGATACATACAATGAAAATCACGGAAATGAAAGACGACATGATGTTCATTGGTTGGGATGAGTTCAGCGGAGTGGATTCTATGCCGCATTGCTGGGGCGACTTGACCGAAGATGAAAAGAACTGGTATAGGAAGTATGCCGATGATGTTTTCAAGCTGGATTCCAGCGAGAAAAATAACCGTGGTGCAGATGTTCTGATTCCTGTCCCGTATCTGTAAAATTTGGGCGGTGATGAGCCGCCCGTTTCTTTTAGGCGCGTCTTTTCATATCGTGATATGATTTTTTCTGTACAAAAATTACGCAGTACCCTTATAGGAGGGTTATGCACGTTTTTTGTACATATCAAGATATGAGGGAAAATATTTCATATCAAGATATTACAATTTACAAAAACGGAAAAATCTTTATAAATAACAAAATACAAAAATCTAAAAAAATTTGAAAAACACTATTGACAAAATCTAAAATAAAGAGTATAATATAATTACAGAAAGCGAGGTAAAACAAATGGAGTATGTATTCGTTGGCATTTTTGTTCTGATGTTCGTTGGTGCTTGTTTTATTTGCACCACGAACTATTACGCAGTGGTTGCTGGTTTGGGCATGGTTGCTATTGCAATCCTTCTTTCCATTTGGGCAACTGCTGATGTACTTGAAGAACCCACTGACGCACATTTTGAGGAGGTTTGACTTATGTTAACTATCGCTTCTATCATGTTGGCTCTGTCCGTCCTGACCACTTCTCCTGCCCTTTGCAAGCCCTATATTAGCGTTCCTACCGAGTGCGGTATCGTTGAGGAATACCGTGAGTGCGAGGTCGTAGGGAGCTGCTATGATGGCTCTCGTGGCATGTACGTTGTGACCGTCAAGACCGCAGACGGACAGCTTTGGGATATGCTGGACGGTGAGGACTACTGGCGCAAGGGCGACAGGCTGGTGGCGTGTTTTGACCGCTACGAGGACACCGGCGTTGTGGAACTGAACACAGCTTGCACCGAAAAATACTAAGAACTGTGCCGCTGAAAAGCGGCCTTTTCTTTTAGGGAATCTGAATCATATCAAGATATGACTTTTTCAAAATTTCTTTTAGATTTTTGAAATTGGGTATTGACATTTGCCGCAGGGTGTGATATACTATAATCACAGAAAGAAAGGTGGTACATACAATGACTGAACTTGAACTTGCAATCGAACAGAAAATCCTCGCTGATAAGCTGATTCAGCTTACCAAGCAGACCGCACAGTGGAAGGCAATCTTCCTGAATGATGCACGCATCTATGCAGAGAATCCCACATCTAACAACAAGCTGAACATGGATATCTCTGCAAAGCAGTTGCAGTTGAACGAGAGGTGGAAGAACGAGGCGTGGTGCAGATACGTTGCACATCAAACCAAATACGGAGTTCTGCTGAACTAATAGACCAAAAAGCCGGGAGAAATCCCGGTTATTCTTGTAGATGGCGGGCTTCATATCAAGATATTATAATTGCTCTAGTGGGGCATTTTCATATCATGCTATGAACAAGTGAAATCATATCTTGATATGAATTTCTGTCATTTGAGGAAGAAGACCGCTTCATATCTTGATATGAAATCTAAGAAAAGGGTGTAGCAAATTGCACAAAAACTTGTTGCGTTTTTCGTCATTTTGACTATTGAAAACGGTGCGCCGTTGTGGTATCATATAATCACAGGGACGACCTGAATACATAACACGGAGGACAAAACAATGAAGGTGCATGGCAAATTGAGAACGGCTGAACAGTGGGCGCGTATCGAGGACGAGAGAGCAGAACGTGAGGCACAGGCCGAGCGAGAAGCACAGCTTGAAGCCGAGGAAAACGACATGGTTACATATCACGGGTACAGTGTTTCGAGCGAGTTTGCCGAGCAGATGATTCACTATTGATGGAGAGCGTGGAGAAATCCACGCTTTTCTTTTTATGTTTTCTATTTCATATCTTGATATGATTATTTCATTATTTTCTGTTTTGACTTTTTCATATCTTGATATGAATTTTCTAGTTTGTAAATTATAGAGCGTTTCATATCTTGATATGACGCACCACAGGCGCGGTTAGTTTTGACTAACTAACCGGGTAGAAATATGCACAAAAAATTGCCTGTATGTTTGTGCAATATGCGAATTGTTATTTTAACGCGGATATGGTATTATATACTTGCAAGGAGGGAATACAAAAAACAACAAAAGAAATCCCAAAAATCTAAAAATTGGGTATTGACAGAATCCGCTGAATATGCTATAATATAGACAGTGGATGACACAAATACATAACATTGGAGGAAAACATTATGACTACAAAATTCATCGTTACCATCGGCCTGTTTGATAAGGATACCAAAAAGTTGGAGCTTGACCCCGCAAACGCACAGGCACTTCTGAACAATGAAGTGGCACGGCGTTTCAATGGCGCTACTGTGTATAGCGCTGACGGCGTTTATAAGCACAACAACGGCGAGACGGTGCGCGAACCGTCCTTGCGTGTAGAGCTGTGCTATACCACGCGGGAGGACGCTGTGGGGCTTGCAACGTGGGCAAAGATGGCATTCAATCAGGAAAGTGTCATGCTGGAAGCCATTGCCGAGGAGTGCGACTTCATTTAACTGAAGTTCACACAAATAAAGTGGGCGGGGAGCAATCCCCGCTTTACTTTTGTAAAGTGAGTTAGTTAGCGTAAACTAACCTGTGCAACGAAAAATTCATAGCAAGATATGACGTTGTATACATCGCTGCATCTAATCAAATATTTAACAATCTTCTTGCTGTACAATGATGTATACAACAATGTGTTTAACCAAATATTTAACAATCTTTCTGTTGTATACAACGTAAAATCTAATCAAAAATTTAACAAAGTTTTGGTCTACTTCATATCTTGATATGAAATCTTTTACAATTTACAAATTTACAAAATCATATCTTGATATAAAAAAGTAAAAATCAAAAGAAAAAGAAAAATATATTTTTTCAAATTTTTTTGATTTTAGTATTGACATTTGCCTAAAAGCGAGTATAATTATAATCAGAGGGCGGGGTTAAAATAAATAAACTACTTGATAGCAGAAATGCAGAAAGGAATCTAAAATGAAAGAAATAAAAAGAATCACAGTGCAAAGAGCATTGCGCCGAGCTGGTTTCACGCTTGACCATGTAAAAGGTTCACATCACATTTACCGCAGAGGTGAAGGCGAGATGTTAACCGTACCGCTTGCAAGGAGTGTAAACGGTAAACTTTGGCAAGACATTTGTAAACAGCATAATATCCCTTGGGACGTGTGAAATAATTAACAAAGTCCCTCCTCTAACAACCTGATGTGAAGAATCAGGTTGTTTTCTTTTTAACAAAGTTAGTTAGTCATAACTAACTCATGCTACGAAAAATTTTCATATCAAGCTATGACTCCCGACAGTTCTCTTTAGATTTACAAAATCATATCAAGATATAAAAACCAGAATGTGAACAATTCTTGATTCGTGGGACTTTTTGCGCCTGATATGGTATAATAATTGCAGTCCAGAAAGCCCGGACTAGGAGAAACGACCCGGCGACGTTATATGCCACACAGAGACGCTACAACGGGCTTGTTTGCTGTGCGGCAAATCATACTAGACAGCACAGAAAACATTGCACATGGCTTTGCAGGACTACTAGAGCGGATACAAACAAGATTCCAGCACTTCGGCAAGGCTACTATAAGGATTTACAAAATTATTCCAGTAGTTTGGCATACTATACAGCCATATACAAAGTTTTTGTACAGTTCCACGCTTGTAGAATACAAAACAATAAAAAACAAAGCAAATATCCAAAAATCAAAATAGAAAAAATTTTATAAAATAATTTTTATAGAAAATTTTTGATAAATTATATCAAGATATGAATTTGTATTATAGAATTGAGTTATATCAAGCTATGAAAAAATAAATGTATAGAACGCTAGAATTTCATATCAAGATATGATTTTTTACAGATTTTTTGATTTGAGTAATTCATATCGAGATATGAAATCTAAAAGAGAATTGCAATCTGATTGTTTCATATCAAGATATGAACTTGAAGAGGGCGAATGCACTTCACTATACTAAATTATGAACAATTTGTGAACTTTTCAATTTGCTATTGATTTTTGCCTTGCGTTCTGGTAGAATAGAATCACGGAAAGGGCGACAGGCCAAAGCCCAAACCGAATACATAACGACAGAAACCAACAGACAGAAAGAGGTACATAACATGAGCAAGAAATCTTATAAGAACGCCAACAGCCGCTTGAGCAAGGCATGGAGCAAGGTTGAAGCAATCCACGACAGCGAGGGATTTTACATCGGCGAGAAGTACACACCGGCAAAGAAGCCATTAACAGGTCGGCAGATGAACAGAATTCTTTATCAAGAGGGTCTGTACTGGAAACTCCGGTGGTACGGTCGAGGCTGGACTACAAATCAGATGCCGTATTTGTACCCGACACACCGCTACGTCATCCGTGATGACTTTGGATTTATCCGAGTGCAACAGGTGAAGTAAAATCAGACAGGCTCACGCTGAAAAGCGTGGGCCTTTCTTTTAGATTCTGTTATTTCATATCAAGATATGAATTTATTCAAAATTTTCTGTTTTAGAATTTCATATCAAGATATGACAGGAGTTTGTATATTTATAGAGATTTTTCTGTTATAGCAATTATATAAATTTTTTCCGTTTTCATATTTTGATATGAACTAGGACGTTATAGGTTTGTAAATTCAGCTCATATCAAGATATGAAAGTATAGCGCATAGATTGAGAAGTATAGATTTTTGTAGATTTTTAGTTGTAGATGGGACGAGCCTGAAATGTATTTGTGAGTGCGCGTTGCGCACAAGAAGGGATACTAGCTTGTATCCAACGATGGATGCAGCGGTTAGTTCAATCTAACTAACTTCATTGTCCTAAAGCGGTTAGTTATCACTAACTAACTTTATCACACTAAAGCACTGAAGTTAGTTTGTTATAACTAACTGAACAGCCCCACTGGTTAGTTTAGACTAACTAACTCTAGCAGTCCTGCCGCTTGAGTGCTATGTATACAACGTAAGGCACATGATTGCATCCAGCAGATTGTTAATAATTTATCAGTTTAGCAGTTAGTGCAACTAACTGCTAAAGCATAGCGCAGATAAAGAAAATAAAGCTCATCATCATATCAAGATATGAAAAATAAAGCATCAGGCGCACTTTTCTTTATTTTCGTAAAATTTTTTATTCCAGCTTAGTATACTTATTTTTAGCACTCGTGCCTTGAGAGTGTCAGAAAACGGCATACAACTGCACGTTGTAAAGTTAGTTATGCAAATTGTATACTATATAGGCGTTTTGTTGATATTTTCTGTATACATTGCACAAATTGCCTTGTATACTTCATAATTTTAACAGTTTGTTCATAGTTTATTAACAGAAAGTTAATGGTTTATTTACAGTCTGTTCATAATTTGTTCATACCACGTTCATAAACAACTGCTATACTTACGTCAGAAACAAACCAAAGCACCTTGATAATTGAATTAAGAAAAAAATCCCGACGTCCTGACTCGCACGGGGGACGGTAAAAAAGAATAACGCGAGGCGAAGTTTCCGCATGAAACAAAAGGCAAGTGTTCCACATGGAACAAAAACATTTTGATACGGCTTGTATAGGCCGAGAGAGGAAAAACATGGTTAAAGAAACAACAACAAAAACAGTTTTTGGTGAACTGTTGGAAAACAGCAAGCCCCGCACCGGAACGAAATGTGCAATTTGCGGAGAGCAAATAGGCGATTTTGAATTTATCCACACTAGCACGAACCACGAGCCGAGCGTTTACGTTCACAAGGCTTGTATTCGTCAACGGCGATATCACGAGCCATTCGTAACACCTAATGGAGTTGAGCGTCCGCTGTTCGGAAACACGAAGGCAACAAAAGCCGGTGTTTATATGACTCCAGAAATCGAGATTGACCATTATAAATTTAATGAGACAATCGAAAATCTCGGCGGCTTTTTGGCACAGTTTGGTTTGTGGCGCGAGCATGACGGTTCTGTTGGTGACGAATTGAAAAGTTTCACGGCAACAAACCTTCACGGAAACAAGGCGTATTACAAGAGCCTCGAAAAATATGTTGATATGACCGCTGATTGTTGCGGGCATCATATCAACGTTTCTTTTGATGGATACTGTGAGCGCTCGTGGATGATTAGAAATCACGCAAAAGAACTTTTTGGAAAAGTTCAAAAAACCATGCGTGACAATCCGAACTGGACTATAAAGGTTTTTGGCAGAAACTTCACGCACTATGCCGAAGATAATGATGAGTTTAGCAAATATTACTATTCATGGCTAAACCTCGATAAAGATGAGCTTTTCGAGGTGCGCCTTTTTCATTATGTCAACCCCACGCAAATTACTTGGGCGTTCTGTTTGTGCAAGGAATGGGCGTTGATTTTGAAGCGGTACATGTATAGAGAAATCAATGCAGAACGTGCAAGCGTTCTAATCAATAACGAGTTTGTTAAATCTGCCGAGGGCCGCGCAAAGTATCAACGGCCAGAACGCAACAAGGATATTTAATTGATACATAACAAGCGGATACTATTGAAAGACTTTCAACAAGTCCGCGTTTTCACTTTATTTATTTAAGTGAAAAGCAGAAAGAGGTATTATTATGAAAAAGATTTTTGTTGTTTTCGTTGCCCTGTTTGCCCTGTTTACCTTTACTGGTTGCAACGTGGGTGCAGGGGAGTTTGAGCCGACTAACCAACTGGCAAAGAATGGCCGCATTGTGTCCGTGTGCGGCGAACATGTTGGCGTAAACGTCGGCGGGGATGTGTTCGAGTTTGAGGGCACTAACTACCACGTTGGTGAAGAGGTGAAGGTGTTCTTTGATGTGAACGGTGAACCTACTAACCCGTGGGTCTGGTGGGTTATTGACTGCAAGCCGTTGCACTAAACCCACGAAACAGCACACCGCACAACAACAAATAGCAAACGTTCCTATTTACTAGAAAAGGCAAAAACTGGAAAATCTGGTAAATAGGAATTATTATTAAAAACTTTAGTCCTTTACCATGCTGAAGTCTTTAGCGCTTTAGTGTGATAAAGGATTTTTTGTTTTATTTTTTATTGTATACATCGTTGGTCTACCACGTTGCACTGTCACGTTGGATACAATAGTGTTTTGATACGTTGTATACATCGTGAGCATCTAAGCAAGTATGTAACAATCGCTTCACTACGGTAAAGGAATGAAGTTAGTTAGTCGTAACTAACCATCAGGTACAGTTAGTGGTGGCTAACCCATTAACCCACTATGGGGGTGGGTTTACAAACCCAGAGCTGTTGTATACAACGTTGGACACGTAGCCCTTATGTTTTCAGAGAAACCTACTTTCTTATCCGTATAAAAATTAACGATATAAAAAATAGTGACCTTATCAGTCACTATCAGCAGGATATTCATATCTAACAACTACGACACGTCTATTATATTCAATTGCATTGATAACAATACGATTTTTACCACTACAATCATTGTATAAATACACCCAACTATCCTTATCAAATTCTGGACTTGGAATCCTTTCCCAATTATTTAATTCGTTACCAAATGATTTAGGATGTGAACCACCAGCAACAACTGAACCTGTGACGTGGCTTACATATCCATGAACAAACTTGCATCTGTCAGGATTGATACCTTTAAGCCTAATTACATCTTTTAGGTATTCTTTATAACTATCAATAAGTTCACGTTCTTCTTTTTTCTTTTTAGGATTAACGAGCATTAAATACCTCCGTCATTTATGGGTATACGAAACAACAATCAGTTTATCTGGATGCGTGCTAGAGACTGCGTTAAGTATACGCCATCTATCATAATGACCACCACAATAATAGTATACTACACTATCCTTGTCGAAGTCAGGGCTAGGAATCCTTGTCCATTCCTTATTAACACTTCCTTGCCATATCGCATAATTGTTCCCACGCAACGGCTGTCCCTCAATGTTATCCGTGCGTGTTTCATCAAATCTGTAATCGGATGTATCGCCACAAGAAAGTGCGATTAAATGCTCAACATACTCTCTGTATTTTCCAATTAGTTCATTCATTTCTATAATCCTTTACATAATATCTATGAACGTAAAGTTCTTTATCTCCAACCTTGTGGAACATCAAACATATATATCTTTTATCAAATTTAGTCCATAAATATAACATGACATCATGAACCGAACAAGGGATTCGCACAGTGGATGATTGCCGAAGCCCATCGACAATTAACTCGCCGTTATCCTGTTCAATTCTGGAATAACGATAGCAACTTTTAGATGTTTCACGCCAGTATCGTTTATCGAATCCTGCATTATTGTAGTCGTCCCAAAAAGACTCAACTACATCTCTACGTTTATAACCGAGCATTTAGAAACTCCTCATACCACTTGACTAATGGCAGGACGAATATTTTCATGAATAAAGCGCACAAGTCTAACACGTGTTTCTTCGTCCGGCACTGTTAATGGATAATTATAATCTGGTACACAATCCGAAAACTCAATAAGAACAGACCGCATAAGCTCATATCGTGATGTATGACCATACATATTTAGATTTGTCCTATATACGATTTCATATTTATTGTTCCAGAAACCATGTACTTTCCTACAATAAACTATTCTGGATGCACATGGGATTCTAAAGAAATTCTCCTCATTAGCAAAACTCTTCATGTCGTATGCATTATATCGCAAGAATATAGGTGTTCCGTTAATGCCTAAATCAATATCTTTAAGAACAGACCTTACTTCATCCTCAAAAATTTTTGAAAACCCATTTCTGGAAATCCTATCAAGCTCTTTGCAGTCCATAGTTTCTCCTATCTGTGGTAAAATCACCACATTTTCTGCATCTCTGTATTTCTATCTCAAGAAATTCATCTGGATAGTCAATACAGAACACAGTTAAAAAATACTTGTCCTCATATAGCCCTCTTGCGTAGAACACCAATGCGTTCTTATCAAATGGTTGTGACGGTAAACGATGCCAAACACTCATAGTGTCATCAGAAGATACATCGAATAATGGAAAACATGGGCTACCCTGCTCTAGCTCTATATAATCTATACAATTTTCTAGGTGCACAGATTTAGGTACATGAACTTGATACTTAGATATATCTACACTAAGTAGGCGCATAATATAGAACAAGTATCTACAATAACAGCTTAACTTAAAGTGTCTTACAGAATTTGTCATACTTCCTCTTCAGTAATGTTTTGAATATTTGCTTTATTAAATGGAACGCCCATTTCTTGCTCAAATGTAAATTCTACATAATATTCAGTATCACCATCAAAACACTTTATCGTAACATAGTAATACCGATAATCGCCAACATAGATAAATAAATCACATTCTCTACAAGGTACTCTATATGAATAGAGTTGCACATAAGTACAACCGTCATTGACATAAGCTCCACCAGTATTACCGATACAAGCTCCACTGATATTGCCATTATAAAACTTTACATTTTCGGAGGTACACAATGCACGTGAACCAATAAAAAGAAAGTTAGAGTCGGGTAGGTATTCATTTGCAAGTGCAAACGCACGTTTCGCAAAAACGTTGAGGTGTGCACTATTACCACCCCTCATTTTTCCTAAAAGTACAGCAGACATTATTATCTCCTTACGTATCGCTCGCTATGAAGCAGTTCGGTTCCTTCCTCAAAGAAATAAACACGAAAACAATCGCAATTTTCTTTCGCGTCCGTGAATACCCTTGTATTTAGATACAATGATGGAATCCTATAGATTTGGTATGTTGAAGCATAAACCTGAAGCCTCCCATTATTATCGCAAATGAAAGAATGATGACCGGTATAATGGTCTTTACTTTTCCAATATTTCTCGACAAGTCCGAGTTCAGGAGCGGTATGCTCCCAAAAATATCTTCTAATAGCTTTCCACTTTTCGTCTGTCATCATAGACTCCTCACTCCTTCGGACGCACGAGCATTGTATGCGACATCTGTTGTTGTGACTCTAACGTAAGGTGACTCACCATACACATAATCGTAATCACGTCTAAATGTATTACCATAATAGCCATAAGCATCAATAGGTGTATCAAGCGTATTAGGCATGGGTAATGTATATGTAGAGTCACTATTATTGACTGCAACGCTATTCATACCACTATCAACAGTGAATGTATAAAGCTCATTGCCACTTGGATGTGTATACGGCAACTGTGATTTAAGTTTAATAACGCGATAAAAAAATGACGGCCATTCATTTCCATTTGCGTCAAGTGTCGTCTTATATGCAAGACGATAAATTTTATGATGGTTTCTAGGAAGATACTGTTTGATATATGCCTTGCCGATTGTACAAGGTACGCGACAGTAACCTCTTGATTCAAATTCGTGCCGTGAGAGGATTTCGGTAGCGCAAACAACAAATTCCTCATCAGTGCCAATTTCTGCGGCATCTAAGAATTTATTCGCTTCGTCCTTCACTACCTGAGATAATCTGAATGTATCAACTCCTGTATGATTCATTATTGCACCTCACCTTTTATCAATTTCCATATAGATGTAATCAGAACGCTCGATGTCTTTATCGTAAAAATCTAAAGCCAAACACCTAATATTACCACCGACAGAAACAGGTTGGTTTACATATACACGGAAACCGTTATAATCAGGGACTCTATAAGTAGTGTTGTAAGTATCGCCATTATACCCAAGCCGACCGTTTTGATTTTCCATCTCTGTGAAATCAAAAGCATCCTTTACTCCGCCAGTAATCTTAGTCGGGTCAAAATCAATATGATTCGCCGTAATTACACCTAAGATATTATTACGAACGTCTTGCGGGATATCGTCAAAACTCATAAAACCTTTAGACATACATACTCCTTAAATTTCACCAAGCAGAACTCTCGGCCTACCTCTGCTCCAATCTCCAGACAGAAAACGTACTTCATTGTACTCACCAGTATAGTTTTCGTGGAATATAAAAGATACATCTCCACGATGTCTTTCATTGACAAATGTAAGCGCAATATCTTTGTCCGTCTTATAAGGCAGTCTCATGTACTCTTCGTTGTTGTACGGATGATAACATTCTGCGGCAATCGCAATATCTTCTTCGTCTGCATCCACCTGACGAAAAGCAATAACAGTCGCCACGTTATCGTTTGCGTTTACATTGTCGGTCTGTGTCCAAGGACGACACCTAAGTAACCCAAGCTCATTAAGTATACTCATATATTTAACAGCCGTCTGATACATATTGTTATTCTTGAGATACTCAATATCAGACATATCTGCCAATCTTGCGTAAAGTTTCATTCAAATTTCTCCGTATCAAGCGTAATGCCATATCTAATAGCATTGACAACACTTGTAAATAAATCTAAAGAGAAGTAAACGTCTTTCTTTTTATCAACAAATACAATTTCGATGTAGTTCCTATACCGAGATAAATAACACAGCATATCCCCATTGCTAGGGAGTCTACCATTGCAATGCGACAGCGCTCTGCAATAATTGTTATAGCCGTACACTTCTGGATAAGAGATTCGCTCATCAAAAGTTAGTGCCATAAAGTAACGGTCACAACTGTTAATATCCTCCAAGTTATTCATGACCATAAAATTGATAATATCGAGTGCATTTTTGATATACGGCTTTGCTTCAGATTTTTGTAGGACATCTAAAGTTTCGCTGTAAATTAACTCAACAACCATCGTATTGCCTCGTGTCAATTTCTACCAAGTCAGTCTCTAACGCAGAAAACTGAGCGCCGAAGTTAAAAGAGTTAAAAATGTTACTGGTCTTATTGATAAATACGAATTGCGTAGGAATTTTGTTTGGCGCAAACACGCAGTAACAATCCCAAGCCAGTCTTGTAGGAAGTTTACGGCCTATTTCCGTACTATAGGAATAAAAGTAGACACCATTGTTCATATAGCAATCCGGCAAATCAATATGATAATCTAAGTTAATATACATTGTGATACGATTGTCGGGAAACTCAGCAAGACCATTGTCCTCGATGAAGTTGAACCACTTGCATACCTCCAACAGGTTATTTTTTACAAAATCAGCCTTTAACTTAGATTTATAGTCTGCCTTTTTGATAGTAAGTATCATAAGTCCTTGACAATCCTTTCAGATTTTGCTAAACTAGGATTTGCGTGAACTGTAAACGTGTAGACAGGTTCAACATATTCGTCTGCGCCAAATCCCTGTATTTCACCGTCTGTCATACATACAGTCTGCATAACGTCACAATGCTCAGATTCGATTGGATATAAGTCGGTCAGCATATAGATATTGCCCATCGCCTGAAAAGAAAACCCATGCTTCTGATTGCCAAGTCTTACCATATCCACAGGTCTGGTCACAGTATTTTTCATATCTCGTACCTCCATCGTTTTTGTGACCCTATTATATCAAATAAATCACGGTTTGTCAAGGGAATCTAAAGGAAAATTCTTAACTTTTTATGAACTTGGCCAGAACCCTTGACGGCTCAACTTGAATGTGCTAGAATGGCAATAAAACAGGGGGGCTTTGAGGGTGCTTAGGGAAATTTTCCCTAAGATATATAATAGTAATAATCTAAAATAAATAATAATTATTCTTATTTAGATTTTACAGAGATGGGTCGTGGTAAAATTTGATAAGAATCTTGGCAGGACAGGCGGATAGGAGCGTCTGTGGATGATTTTCGGACATAAGTGGAGTAACTTGTTTACTGAAACAAAGACCTCTTACAGACGTTCCTACAAGACTATAAATGTAATATATATTATATCTTAGGCAATTTTTGCCGAAGCAAAATTACCATTAAAAATTTTTCAAAACCCCTTGACAAACAGTATAGTAGTATGGTATAATAAAAAAGAGAATATATAAAACAATTCTTAGACTAAGGAGAAGAAATATGCCAGTTGATTATAAGTATGAAAAGTATGCGGAATTATATCCTAGGCAGTATGAGTTTGTGATGTCGTGTAATTTCGGGCAAGCAAAAGAAGCTCTCGATGACCCATATTGCCCAGTCTGGGCAAGGGATTTGCTTAAACAACGATTTGCTTCTGCACTTGCGATTCAGAAAAAAGAGGACGAAAAGAAAAAGACAGAAAAATTAAAATTTCTTCAGGAGCATCCAAATGCAGATACATGTGTCACGAATATCGCATTGGCACTTTATAATGAGAATAGCAAGAAGATGGCATGTGACAAACTTCCGCTTGAAAAATGTTTTAAATATGCCTTTGAAATTTATGAAAGGAATTTTGTATGAATATCAATTTATGTAGAAACGAGTATGTTGAATTGTTAAATACTATTGCCGGTGGTCTTGCTCATAATCCAGAATTTATTAAAGCCACAATTCAATATAGGGGATATAGCATGATTGGTGAAGAAATAGCAAAAAAGACTAAAAATGCTATTAACGGGATTGTTAATGAAGATTATAATTTTTAATAAAATCAATCTTTCATTAAAATAAGGAGTGTAGCTTCTGACAACGAAAACAGTGGCAAATCAGCGAATTATTGATTACGCTGATTATAATTACGAGAGATTCCCAGTTGAATTAGTTCGTCATTTAGAGCCATGTGAAATTCAATTCTATATGTACTTGTGGAGCATGAGAACAAGAAATATTACAAAACTTGTCCTCTTTTCTGCACATGTCATGGAAGATACTGGTATGTCTTACAAGACATATAATAAAGCGTTTCACAATTTGGTTAGAAACGGCTTTCTGGTTCTTAATGAACTAAATACATATACATTCTGTCCTGACAGATATAAAGTGTCTGATGATGAACTGTTAAAGTTAATCTACGAATACATATTTAAGAATTATCCAGAGAGTAAGCGTAAAAAAATTGATATTGGATTATTCGTAAGATATGAGGACGAACTGGATATTTTTCCAGAATCACATGTTGACGAGAATACTGATTATTTAGTAAATTTTGGTGGACAAGATGAAGATTTACCATTTTAATGGAGAAGTTGAGATGTACGAGATTAACCATGATTTAAAAGAAGTAATTGTAGACACCACAAAAGTCCCTATTGGTAGTATGGAAGATAGGATTATCAAGGGACTCATGAATCGTGGCTATACTATTAGAGAGCGTAGTAAGTGTACTGCTCTTGTTCCGGTTGATGATGCTCAAAAGTCTCAGATGTATAAAAAGTTTGAGGTGTTGTATCAGATGCGGAAAACTGAAACGGGAGAATTTGGTAAGGAGAAATATGTCGCCAGACTCTTTGCGAAGTGTGCTGACGACGTGTGGAACTCTATGGAGTCATCGTTTGTGAAAATTGTTGCTGTATATGGAGTTAGTAAAACACGTTCTGATTATCTAAAGAAGCATAATAAGAAATTTCATGCGATTGGGGTGAATTGAGGATGTACTATTATGATGTATCGTACCGTCTGGAAGATGGAAAACTGAGATGTATGTATGTTATCAGTTGTAACGAATATAAAAACGGTGTTCCTCCTTTTGTCTACGAGAAACAATACCCTGAATCATGGAAAGATGTTCATGCTTGTTTGGCGAGTGAAAGCAGGGTGAACTTTATTAAGTGGAGACAAGGAAGGATGTATCGTTAATTTGTTGCGATTGTTGGAAAAAGGATTGTAAAAATCGCAACCATAGTTTTGCGTATATCGACAGTAGCATACTGGATGTGATAGTGTAGCTGAATCTAAAAGGATATACGACAAAATTCTGTTGTGGCGGTCATGTGTCAAATGCAGATAATTCATTCATGCCGCCATCAATATACATAATGTTTGAGGAGAATGTGAGGCTACCCAGTATTCCTAAAGGCTTCGTGTATCTAAATTATTATAATCAGATACAAGCGACTTGTCTATTTTGGGGAAATATACTTGATGAACAACGGTGGCTTGAAAGAAAAAGGGAGAACCTGAAAGAATGGATTACGAGTCTTTGATTTGTGATTTTGCTGGTTTGTGCAAAAGAAAAGATTTTGAAAAGGCTGCATTCTTCTGTGATGCGCTTGATACGTTTTATGATATAGCGAAGTCTAAATATAAAGATGATGCGGAAGAACATTTTAGACATTTGTTATCTGGCGCAGAGGTGTACTATGATTCTGGCATTGATTTTGCAAAACTGCGAAAGAATTTACGCGGTGTTTTGGATGCTACATCAATGATTATCGTTGAAGATGAGTATGTGTTATACGATGACACACAAGGTAAGCGAGTATATATCGACAGAAGAAGTTTTAATAATGATACAATTTATTCTATTTTTGAGAGGACTAAGGGTGAATTTTGAGTAATTATGATTAAGTCTAAGCGCAGTGGAGATATTCTTGATACAGATATGCCTATTATTGCTGTATCTGTTACGACTACAGGAGAAGATATTCCTAAGATTTTAAGAGCATATAAGGAATGTCTTTCTGAATATAAGTCTATATTAAAGAAATCATCTACTGAAAAAAGCCTTGTGGGTCGATGCATCCCTGTTTTTAATAGAGATGAAAAGTGCTTCGCGCTGTTGTTTGATAAGAACTGTGATAAATCAGCAAGCAGAGAAGCAATTGCACAGCTTGAATATTATAGCAATGTAACCAACTGTTCTGTTGCTTTTAGAGCTTGCGATTTTGACCCATTTTTGATAGAGGAGGTTTTAACTTGCGAAGTAGAGGAATGGATATAAAACCAAGATGCTTTAGGTGTGGAAAGGAAGCCGAAGAGCTTTCAGCTGTGAGCATCAGATGGAATACGTATAAAGGTTCTGGTAGTTGTTTCGCGGCTTTATGTAATAATTGTATTGATGATATTGAACCGCAAGTTAAAGTATTTACAGAAGATATTACAAAGGACGTGAATAAGTAATGATTCAGATTAACAAACAGTATGCGATAAATCCATCGAAGTGGTCTTATGACCTTGTTCATTTTACTACTGATAAAGCTGGTAAGTAGGTAGCAGAAACGCTTGGCTACTACCACGATTTTAATGCGGCGTTAAAAGGTTATATCAAAATCAGAGCTAGGCGTAAGCTATCACAGAAAGATATGTCGGTAGTGGAAGCAATTAAGGAAATTGAATCCATCCGTGATGAGGTGAAATCCATCTTGGGTGGAGGTGAATCCGATGGTTGATAGTATAATAGAGTTTGCCAATATTCATCCGTTGTTAACGGCAATGCCGTTTATAGTAATGGCTGTTGCCTATCTATTTATGTTAAATAATCGTGATACGTTGAGATGCAGAATACTTGCGCTTGATGCAATTCGTGATTATAATATAGATGGGTATGTTTTGGACGGAAGAGATAAATGGAAACGGTTAAACTATGAAAAAGTAATGCAACCGTATTCTTATACTTGGTTTGCATTTGTTAAAAACGCAGAAGCGGTGATAAGACCGCAGTATTTAGATGTACTTGGAATTTATTTTGAAAATGCAAAAAAGTTTAGGAGATTTGATTGATGTTCGACATCGACATTGAATATATTAAATGTACTTTGTTTTGTTCTAATCTTAGAATACAAAGTAAGAAAGCTCTCAAAGAGTGGGCTTTGAATAATTTCAGAAGTAAGGAGACAGATGAACTTCTGAAATTTTTGCTAGACAAAAACGTAACAACTGGTATATCTAGTGCAAGATTAAGCAAACATTTAGCAAAGGAATTAGACCCTCATATTAACATGACGTTGCTAGATGTGTGTAAATATATTATGGACAACCCGGCGAATGATGATACGCTTTGGGTGGTTCAGTCATACGTGGAAAAGGTAAGACTTGCTTTTGAGGACAGACCAACCTTTAACAATGAAATTGCGTTTATACATGACGTGTTCACCAAACAACTGCGACTTGGCGTTGACGCAAAAACTGTCAATAGCGTGTATAGATGCAAGTTAATTCCAGTATTCGATGTCCAACTTGCAAAATCTATTGATAATGTTAAGATTCCACATGGCGAGTGGTTCTCTGTTAGTCAGAAAATTAACGGGAACAGATGTATTTGTTATCGTGGAAAAATGTATAGCAGACAGGGTAAGTTGTGGACTGGACTAGACCACATTATGTCAGATTTAAAGAAATTGGAAGTAGAACTTCCGGTTTGGTGTCTTGATGGTGAACTTGTATATAAAAATAAGGAAGGATTGTCGGATAATGATGCTTTCACGAAAGGCACTGGTATTTTGAATAGTCCAGACTCTGATAAGTCTTGTATCAAGTATGTTATTTTCGACTGGATTTCTAACAGAGATTTTGATAATGGTATTTCTCAGGATTCGTACAAAGCTCGTAAGGATTTGTTGATTGAATTGTCTTACGACATTCATCGTCTCGGTATTGAAAATGTTGAGGTTGTAAGATTTTTCTATGAAGGTACTGATGAAACAAAGATTGATTATTGGCTCGACCGCGCCACGAAAGCTGGTATGGAAGGTGTAATGGTAAATTATGATGTGCCGTATCAGTGCAAGCGCCATTCTGGTATTCTGAAAGCAAAGCGATTCTATACAATGGATTTGCCAATTATTGGTTTTGATGCTGGTGATGGTAGACTTTCTAATACGCTTGGTAAAATTTGGGTGATGTTCGACAATAATGCAGTTGGCGTTGGAAGCGGGCTTAGTGACGAACTTAGGGCTGAAATATGGTCAAATAAGAGGGAATATTTCGGTAAAATTATTGAGGTGAAATATAAAAGTATATCTAAAGATAAGAACACTGGGTTACGTAGCTTGCAATTCCCCGTCTTTGTTAGATTCCGAGATGATAAAAATGAGCCGAGTTATGACTAAGGAGACTAAATATGTCTGATAAACTTGTTATTATTGATATGCAGAACGACTTCCATCCTAGCGATACTGTTGTTCAAAAGGTAGTGGAGAAGATTGAAAAGTACAAATCTAATAAGTTTAAGATTTATATGACAATGGATACGCATAACGCAGACGAATATGACTCATTGCCAGAATCTAAGAAATATCCTATTCATTGTGTTGATGGCACCTCTGGTCATGCGCTTGTTGACAAGGTAGGATTAGCTCTTGCGCTATATAGGCGCGATTGTACTATCATTTACAAAAATTCTTTTGGTTCTACAGAGCTTGTGAATACGTTGCTTCGTGACTGCGTTCCCGGTGACAGAATTGAAATCTGCGGTGTTTGTGCTGACATCTGTGTTATTTCAAATGCTCTCATGATTCGTTCAGCACTTTACAAGAATGAAGTGTTTGTGGATTCTTCGGCAACAGAAGGTACGACTGTGGACGCAGCTAATGCGGCTTTTTCAGTCATGCGTAATTGTAACATTATTGTAAACTAATTCGTGGGCGCATTGCGCCCATTTATTTTTAAAAACAGCTTGACAAATCTTTGATTTTTTGGTATAATATTAGTGTAAAAGACACATATAAAGGAGTTGAAGATACTATATGTGCGTTATTACGAAGATTTTTGAGGTAGTCCTTATGACTGCTGGTGTTATGATGTTTCTTATGGCTGGATATAGAGTTGTAACCTATATCCGTAAGAATAAGAAGGAGAAGTAATTATGTCGGTATACGTAACAGGAGATACACATTCGTATATTGATATTGACAAAATTACTCCAAGTCATTGGCCTGAGTCTAATAATCTAACAGAAAAAGATACACTCATCATCTGTGGTGACTTTGGCTTTGTGTGGGATGATGGATTTAGTGATAGGTGGTGGCAACAGTGGTTCTTGCGTAGGCCATATATTACTTGTTTCTGTGCTGGAAATCACGAATGTCACCCGATGATTGAAAAATATCCTTTGGTTGATTTCCACGGTGATAAAGCGCACAAAATTAACGACCACATCTATTGCTTTGTGCAAGGTGGTATGTATGATTTTGACGGAAAGAAAATTTTTAGTTTTGGAAAAGCGCAAAGTCATGACAAGTGGTATAGAAAAGAAGGCGTTGACTGGTGGCGTGAGGAAATGCCATCAGATGCAGAATATCAGTATGGAATTGATACATTAGAAAAATATAATTATAAATGTGATTATATAATTAGTCATTGCGCTCCAGATTCCGTTATGGATGCTATCGGCAATGGCGAATATAAACATGATAAGTTGACAAATTTTTTGCAAAAAGTTGTTGCTGAAGATGTTAAATTTGACCATTGGTACTTTGGTCATTATCACATGGATTGTGATGTTGATGTAAAAGATGGAAACAAATATACTTGCGTATATCAAAATATTTACAAGGTGGTGTAATAATGAAGGACATTAACAAATTTCAGGATGATTGGTTCTTGGCAAAGAAGTCTCAGAATAAGAGAGTAGCTGATACACTTGGTTTTTTGTATGCGGCTATGCAAAATAAGAGAATTGAGCTTGGTAGAATGTTGACTACAGACGAAATGATTTCTGTAGTAAAAAAGCAGATTAAGCAGATTAACGAAACGCTAGAGTTCGCAATCAAGGGTGATAGGGTAGAAACTGCTGAAAAGTGTCGTGACGAATTGGCAATTTTGTCCGATTATTTGCCTGAAGAGTTGTCTTATGATGACATTATGGCGCGTGTTTCGGTACTTGTTGATTCTAGCATGAATAAGGGACAGGCAATGAAAATTGCTATGGGTGCTTTGCGTTCTATGGCAGATGGTAAGTTGATTGCAAAAGCCGTGAGCGAGGTGCTTGCTGGTGTCTAAAAAGACTACAACAAGTGGTATTGGATTTTTAGGTGTATTGCAGATTGTCTTGATTGTGCTTAAAGCATTTGGTTTGATTGATTGGCCGTGGATACTTGTGCTCTTTCCTCTTTGGATTGAGTTTGCGTTTGCCGCGCTATTATTGGTCTTTTATCTTATTATTTGTATAATTGTGGCAGTCATTAGCGAATTTTTGTGAATGAAAGGAATTATTATGAGAATGGAATTTATCAGTATTGGTGATATTGTTCGTGACAATTCCTGTGCATATTCTTGCATCGACAAGGTTGTTGGTGTTAGATATAATAAGTATGGAACTTTTTACAAGATGTGTTCTAGTGGTTTGTATGTAGCAAGTGACAAGGTAGAGAAGGTGGTTTACCCTGATGACTAAGATGGTTATTGTAGTTAGGCGAGACTTACACATGAGGAAAGGTAAGGCAATCGCACAGGCTTGTCATGGCGCTGTAAATATTATCCTAAAAGCCCTTGACAGGGATGGCTTACCGTGGTATACTGTTGGTGATGGACGGATAGTCGTTGACGGTGATTCAGCACTGTCTGAATGGTTCTCTAATTCGTATACAAAGGTTTGTCTTTATGTTAACAGCGAAGAGGAACTTCTGAATCTAAAGAAGAAAGCAGACGAAGCTGATATCATGACGAGTTTAGTTCGTGATAATGGTACTACAGAGTTCCACGGAGTTAAAACCTACACTTGTCTTGTATTTGAACCGCTGGATTCACGAGTAATTGACCCTATTACTGGTAATCTCCCTCTGTATTGAGAGGTGAATCTAATGGAGTCTTATAAACTTGCACAGATGGTGTAGGTAATAAGAGAGGATGAGGGCATTTGCCCGTTGACGTTCTCTGAAATTATGCAACATCATGGTAGGTGTGTGTTTGTTATCGGTGAGAAGTGTGGCTACGGTACTGTAGACGTAACTAAGATGGCGGTGCTTTTAGATGGTGAATATGTTGATATTCATGGTTGTGGCACTGAATTTTACGTTTACGATATTAGGCCGTATAGCGTGAAATGAATTTTAAAAAATATAAATGTAAAAAATAAAAAAAACAAAATGTAATTGTAAAGTAAAAGTAAAAATGTAACACGTCGCCCTTCATATTATGAAGAATTATAACGATATACATTTTTGAAATTTTGTGGTTAGATTTGACTTGTGCATATCCCATGTCTAAACTGCAAATATGCTAATAATTCACTGGTTGTTCTAATCCCATATTGGTAGTGTAATTATCCTTAAAATTGTATCATACAAAAAATAGCTTGCATTGTGTCATTTATCAATGTTTGCTAGTAAAGGATAATTTGCTATAATAAGAGATAGATTGCAATAAATAATAAATTAGTACGAAAGGATAAATTGTTATGATTATCAATGGTAAGAGAGCTTTGTGCCTTACCGCGTCAGCGGTAAACAAAGTGCGCATCGCAATGTAAGAATAGCTTTATTTGATAAGTAGAAAGGATAGGTTAAATATATGATTATTAACGGTAAACGCGCACTGTGTTACGTAACTAAGATTGATGATATCGAACCGTTACAGGGATATGATAGAGTAGAGTACGCTAGAGTAGGGGGATGGGGAGTCATTGTTTCCAAGGCTGACCAGTTCAAGTCCGGAGATGAGTGTGTTTATTTTGAGGTTGACTCTAAGGTAAATGCAGATGACCCTCGGTTTGCTTTTATGGCAAAGCGTGACTATAAGGTTAAGTGCATTAAGATGTGCAAGGTATACTCTCAGGGCTTGATTATGCCTGTGAGTGCATTTGATGAGTTAAAGGATGCAAATATCGGTGACGATGTTACTGATATTTTGAAGGTTCGTTATTCTGTCGAGGAGGACAACGCCCGTAAGTCGGATGTAGTTGAAAAGAAGCTGACTTTCTTCGAGCGTATCAAGAATTTCTTTACTGGCAAGAAGGTAACTAATCCTCGTAAGTTCCCTACTAAGTTTGAATACGTAAAGAAGTCGGATGAAGAGCGCGTTGAGAATATGCCATTTATTTTGAAGGATAAAGAGCCTTGGATTAAGACCCAGAAGATTGACGGAACTTCTTCTACGTATATCATGGAAAAGAAGCCGTTTGGTCGTTGGGAGTATTATGTATGTTCTCGTAATGTACGTCAGCTTGACCGTAAGCAGTTCACTTGGCATAACAAGGGTGGAAATTCTGAATCCAATGTGTACTGGGATATGAACGACAAGTATCACATTGACGAGTTCTTAAAGCGCTACATTAAGGATAATAACTTGAAGTATGCGGCATTGCAGGGCGAAACCGCTGGCCCTAATCTTCAGGGTAATCCTCACAAGTATGGTGAAGTACGTTTCTTTGGTTACAATTTGATTCGTTCTGACGTTGGGCGTATCAATTCTTTGGATGCAAAGAAGATTTGTAATGCTAATGGAATTGATTGGGTTCCTATCGCAGATGAGCATTATATCTTACCCGATGATATGGAGACTTTAAAACTGGATGCTGATGGTGAGTGTATTGTTGGCACTGGCTTGCGTGAAGGTTGGGTTTATCGTAGTCTTGACGGTCAGCGCTCTTTTAAGAATGTTAGCCGTAAGTATATGATGAAGCATGACGAATAATCTAAAATAAGGAGAAACGCCGATACTGTCTTTAATATGAAGAAAAGTCGGCGTTATTTATTAAATGGCATATTATACCTACGAGCAGTTGGTAAATAAGATAAATAATGGCGAAGTAATTTACTTCGTTAATGCTGAATGCGATATTATAGAATTTTCTTTTGATGGTCATTATAAAATGACAATATCAAATCTAATGAAAGTTATTTTTAACAAAGAATTAACCGAAGAAGAATTTAATGAACGCTTCACATATTATGTGAGACATTTCAAGATTGGCGGTAAAAAATGAATAATGAAAAGTGTATGAATTGCGGAACTACAGTTGATGTTGAAGGTGTTGATATTTTGCCGCTTAAATATGGCAGTAGGTTTGATGGTTGGGGGACGAGAGTTTTTCTCTGTAAGAAATGCTTGAGCGCTAGTCCATTTGCTTCTATTGTTGCGGTAACAAACAAGGAACTTTCTGAGAGCAGTGATGCAACAGACGAAGATTTGCTTGAGTATAAGAATGAAGATGATATGTTTGATTACATCGAGTCCTTATCTCTTGAAAGTCAGGAAAAATTTTTTAACAGTAACGCTTACGGCGAGTTCTATACAAAACTGTCACCGGCTGTATGGTTGATGGCAGAAAGGAGTAGGGTGAATGGCTAATTATCAGAAAATCTTGGAGAGATTAAATCGTAGAAAAGACTATATCGAGCTAAATAGAAAATGCAAGGTCGTATTTGTCGGCCTATTTGGTAGTCAGAATTATGGACTTGATGATAACGATTCTGACATTGATTGTGTTGTTGTTACAATGCCATCACTCGATGATTTAATTAGTGGTAAAACTGATGTAAAGACACTAACTCAATCAGAGTTCTCATCTGATTCTTCCGATGATGGTCAGGTAAAGTTGATGGATATTCGTGATTTTGCAAAACAGTTGGCAAAGGGCAGTTTTGTTAATCTTGAGGCGTTATTCTCTGATTATGTCATTGTGGATGACTCTTTTAGAGATTTTTATAATGTTAGAAATAAAATTTACGATAGATATATCTGGCATTACCAGAACGCTGTATATGGTGCTATTCACCATATCTTAAACTACTACGAGATGAACGCTTGCGCCAACGAAGAAAATAAACAGTCAAAACGTATGTATGAAGCGTTGCGTCTGAAGAATCTTTATAATCAACTTACGGATAAGAGTGACGTAGAGTCAAATTCGCGTCCAGAATTTTATATTGCCAATTTATCTGAAAGATGTTCTATCGGGAATGTAAAGTGCGGTGTTCTTGATAGTGCACAGTTTTTTGATAATGTGAAAGATATTGAAGCGCCTAGCACAAAAGAACCAAAGGTAGCGGAGCCTTTGTGTGGATTTAACATTCAGATTTTGGCAAATCTTACCATTAAGAATAGTATAACTGGTAATTTGTACAGAAATAATTGTGCTGCGAGTTCTGTAAGTTGTGCAAAAACATCATACACAACCGCTTGACAAAGCTAGAAAGTTTTGATATAATAACTACAGAAACGGAGGGATAGAGTGAAGTGTAAGACAGTCGATGATGTATTAAAAGCGATGTCTGTAGACGATGTATTTACGAACAATCCTTCAATTTTGAAAGCAGAGTATCGTGAATATTTAAAGATGTTTCATCCAGATTTTCACAATGGTGAGATGACCTATCAAGAAGTAACCTCAAAAATTGTGATGCTCTATGAAAAGGCCACAGACTTAATCGCTAGAGGTGCATGGGAAGAATCTAACAAGATTCGTTTAAGCAAACCGAACGGTAAAACACTTATCGTATCATATCTAAAAGAATACAGTTTTGAACTTGGAAAGATGTATTTATGTAATAATCATATTGTATATGTCATTCCAAGGCAGCACAAGAAGTATTATGATAACTATATTACTTCAATTAGATTTTCGTGTCCTATAGATATGATGCAGAGTGTTGATTACGCGCTACCGCATATTGTTCAAAATTTTGAGAATAATGATGAGTGTGTGATTATCATTAAACGTGAACATGGTTGTGTTCCTCTTTCTGAGGTATGGAATAATTTTAATGGAAAGATTCCTATTAAGCACACAGCTTGGGTAATTTCACGCTTACTTAATCTTGCTTGCTTCTTGTCGTATAATAATGTGGTTCACAATGGTATTGACATTAACAGTTGTTTTGTTGATATTGAAAAACATGGAATTATGTTATACGGTGGATGGTGGTATACACGCCCTGTTGATGCAAAGATGATTGGTGTTAGCAGCGAAGTGTATGATGTTATGCCGCCGTCTGCGAAGCGCAACAAGAAATCTAAGAAAAGCACTGATATGGAATGTATTAAGATGCTTGGGATTAAGTTACTTGGATGCACTTCAAAAATTTCAGATGCAACAGTTCCAGACCAGATTATGATGTGGTTAAGAACTGGTTCTGGTGAATACCCTCCTACAGAAATGAAAAGATGGGAAATGTCACTTGACGCGGCATTTGGAAAACGCACGTTTACAAAAATGAATCCAGAAATGGGTAAAATTAAAGTTTAATTATAAGGAGAAAAATATGGGATATTCACATTGGGACGCATCTAGCTGGGATAGCTATTCTACTCGTAATGTCACTAATAAGACGAGCGTTTCTGGTGGCGGTTCGTCCAGTTTGTATCAGTCTACGGCCATGCCTGATGACATGAATCCGAAGAATATTACTGTTCGTGAATCTCGTGACAGTAATGATAATCCGAATAGTACGCCTATTATCATTGCGCTGGATGTCACTGGTTCCATGTCGCCTGTTCTGCGTTCTGTTATTACGAACCTTAATACTCTGATGCAGGAGATTTACAATCGTGGTTCCATTACCGACCCGCAGGTGTGCTTTATGGCTGTTGGTGATGCTGACTATGACCTCGCACCGCTTCAGGTAAGTCAGTTTGAGAGCGACATTCGCATCGCAGAGGCTTTGCAGAAGGTGTGGTACGAAGGAAGGGGCGGTGGCAATAGTCAGGAGTCTTATACGCTTCCTTGGTATTTTGCAACCAATTATGTTAGTGCGGACGCAATCGAAAAGCGTCATAAGAAGGGTATTTTGATTACTATGGGTGACGAGCCGTGTCCCGATAAACTTACTCGTAGGCAGATTCAGAAGGTATTTGGAACTACTATCGAAGAGGATAGCATTAGTTCCGAAGAGCTGCTGAATGCAGTTAGTCGTGATTGGGATGTTTTCCATCTGATTATCGAACAGGGTAACTACTATTCTAATCGTTATCGTTATCACGATACAAGCCTCGTCGATGACAGCTTTGGTGAACTTCTGGGCGAACGCGCAATCCATGTGTCAGACTATAACAAGATTGCCGAAATCGTTGTCTCCATTCTGGAAGCACTGGCTGGCAAGGACATTGACGCTATCTGTGATAGCTGGGATGGTTCTACCGGAATCGTTGTCCGTAAGGCTATCGAAGGACTGGCAACAACTGGAAATAACACTGCTACCGCAGTCAATGGCTTGGTCGAGTTCTAAAATCTAACGATTTAGCGTGGAGAAATCCACGCTTTTTATTTTGCAAAACCCCTTGACTTTTCCTAGCGTCTATGATATAATAATGATGTCAAAGATGCTTGACGGGAGGGTTTATATGGACATTAAGATTGTGATTGGCGCACAGTATGGTGACGAGGGGAAAGGTAGAACTGTTGACTACTTTACTCGTGAATGCAAGAACGGCGATATGGCTGTCGTGCTTACAAATGGAGGAGCACAGCGAGGTCATACTGTTGTAAAAGGAGATAAGCGTCACATCTTTCATCATTTCGGTTCTGGAACTATGAACGGCGCTGATACTATTATCAGTGAAATTTTTCAGGTAAATCCTATGGTATTTTCTACGGAGTGGGATGAACTGCGTGAACTTGGTTTTACTCCGAATGTATATGTCGATGAAAACTGTTTTATTGCTACGCCTTGGGACGCTTTAATTAACCAGTGCTGGGAAACTGCGCTTGGAGACGGTCGTTTCGGTTCTTGTGGTCTTGGTGTCTATGAAGCCATTATCCGTAGTAAAGAGCCAGAATACGCAATTACTGTAAAAGAAATTCAGAAAGCGAACGAAGAAAATAACTGGATTCCGATTGCAGAAAAGTTGGATATTATTTGCATGGATTATGTTCCTGCACGTTTACATGAAGCTCTTGATGGTCGTGATATACCGGAACAGTTTATCAACAATTTTGAAAAAGATTACGTGCTGTCTTTCTTGAGCGACTTAGCTTTCTTTATCAAACACGTTACGGTAAAAAAGTTCACTAAAGAAGAACTTAGCGTTAGGTACAAACGGATTGTGCTCGAAAATGCACAAGGGCTTGCAATTTCGCAAAAGTATTACGAGCAGGGCGAGAATACGACTCCGACATATACTGGGCTTAGTTCAGATTTTGATGTTTTAGATGGTTTCGATGTAAAGAGTATGGACGAGTTCGACATTGAGATTTGCTATACTACACGTTGGTATACAACTCGACATGGCGCTGGTATTCTTCCGGGCGAGACTGACGTAAATAATCTAAGCGCAAAAATTATTGATAACACAAACGTACACAACGAATGGCAGGGTAGCATTAGATACGCCATGTTTGATGTTGACAGATTTGTTGGTCGCATTATGCGTGACCTGAGCGTGACACAATTTGTTGAAGGAGACTTTAACTTATCGTTTGCCATCAACGCTGTTGACCAGTGCGATAATAAGAAAATTCATTATATCATGGATGGACGTGAAAGCGTGACTGGTGTAATTGATTTCGCAAACGTTATCTCTGAAAATTTCGCATCGTTACCGAATCTTATTTCTCGTTATCTTGGTGCTGGTGAAGATGCTAGATATACTGCCAACTGTAAGTAAGGAGGTATAAATATGCAGGAGTTTGTTATGTTGGTTGGACTTCCGGCAAGCGGAAAGTCTACCGTAGCGAATGAGTATATGGGAAGGGGGTATCTCATCTTTAGTTCTGATGCGATTCGCAAGGAACTTTTTGGTGATGAAAACGACCAGACTGACAATAATCTGGTATTTAATACTCTGCATAATCGCATTCGCACTGCAATGAAAGATGGTTTTAGTGTTGTATATGATGCAACGAATATCAATGCTAAACGGCGTGAAGGATTCTTACGCGAGATGGCGAAGGTAAACTGTCATAAGCATTGTGTCTTTATGGCTACTCCGTATTCCGTCTGCGTTATGCGCAATCAGAAGCGGGAGCGGAAAGTCCCCATGTCTGCTATGGAGCGTATGCGTAAGGGAATTGATATCCCGTACTACTTCGAGGGGTGGGACGAAATCACTGTTCGGCGTGTTAAGTTGGTAGCTCCGTATGAACCGTTTGACCTTGTTGACAGCCTTCTGAATTACAATCAGGAAAATCCGCATCATGAGTTTACGCTTGGCGCACACATGAAAGAGGCGTGGCGTTACGCAGTAAACGAGGAATACGATATGTATGTTCAGTGGGCTGCTCTTGTCCATGATATTGGTAAACCGGCCACTAAGACGTTTACTAAAATGAATGGAACAACTGACGGAAGTGCACATTATTACAGTCATCAGAATGTTGGTGCGTATGATTCTTTGTTCTTGAACTATCCGAAAGAAATTACAGATAAGGACAAACTGCATATTGCAGTTCTTATCAACTATCACATGATTCCTTATACGTTTGGTAAGGGCAATACCGGAAAGGATAAGATGCGTGAACGTCTTGGCGACGAAATCTATAACGAGGTTATGCAAGTGCATAACTGTGATGTAAACGCACATTAAAGAAATAACCGCCATTTGGCGGTTAAATACATATAAAAGAGGTTGAAATATGGCATTAACTTTCTATGATACCAATGCCTTGCTGAGTCTGCGTGAAAGCGCATTTGTTGAGAAATTTGCGTGTTCTCATAAAACGCTTGAGGAAATTGAGAACATTAAGACATCCGGCAAGAAAGACGATGAAACTAGGTATCGCGCAAGGAAAGCGGCACACGCTTTTCAGGATGGAAACAATTACATCGTTTGCAACTACCCTTATGACAGAATTGTTAAGGAATTGGCCGCAAGAGGGCTTGAGGTAACGCCAGACGCAATTATTACAACAGAAGCATATCTGTTAAATTCTGAAACAGATGATGTCGTTTTTGTTACAGATGATGTAAATTGCTATAACATTGCGAAAAATATCTTTGGTCTAAAGACAGAGACTCTAAATAGTATTAAAGAAGATATTTATGAGGGATATATCAAGATTAGCGGCACAACTGACGAAATCAATGAGCAGATGGATGTTATTGATATGTCGAAGTTGTATGCCAATGAATATATTGTAATTGACGATAAGTCGATTGGCAAAACGAAAGAAATGCGTTTCGATGGAAAGAAGTTTGTTGAATTGAAACTTCCTCCTTCCGGGTTTATCAAGGGCAAGAATAGTTTGCAGAGATGTGCGCTTGATGCCCTAAATAATAAAGATATTGATATCGTTGCAATTTTAGGAACGTATGGGTCTGGCAAATCGTTTTTGTCTATGCAGATGGGCCTTTATGGTGTAAACGAGAAGGGGTATCAGTCGAAGATTCTTGGTGTACGTGAAGCGCGTGGTGAGGGTAGTGCAGTTGGATTCTTACCCGGAGAATTTGAGCAGAAGGTTGGTGACTTCTTTAAGCCTTTGGAGCAACAGCTAAAGGGCGGTGAGTTCGAGTTGCAGAGTCTAAAGCAGCGTGGTGTACTTGATGTTCAGATTCCTTATTATTTAAAAGGAACTACTTACGATAGCACCATTATGGTTGTTGACGAAGCAGAGGATTTAACGGAATCACAGTTGCGTTTGGTTGGCACACGTCTTGGTCAGAACTCGAGAATTTTCTTTTCTGGTGACTATAAGCAGTCTCTAATCAATAAAACTATTAGCAATCCGCTCGTTAAGATGTGTGATGAATTTAAGGGTAGCCCTAATTTTGCTTGCGTATTTCTTGATACCGATGTTCGTAGCGAAGCATCTAAGATGTTTGCTACTTTGTTTAAACAGTAATTGAATTATGTATTTGCCTAATCATTTTGAAGCTATCGACAAGAGCGTTTTGAATGATAAGGCCAGATATAAAGAAGACTTTGGCGATATGTATAGTCTATTGCTGGGTCTTCTTTCTACATCTGGCATCTATCCGAAGCATTCTTTAGATTATAATAAGATAACATTGGAGTTTGACGTAGATAACCGTATGTTGCAGATTATGATTTCTGATTTGTATAGTATGTATACATACATAAATTATAACTCCATAAGTAACGTAGTTACGTTAAATCTAGCTAGTTGGACTACCTATGGTAAAATTTACCAGTTAGCCAACGCTATCTACGAATCCTACTTTAGATTGAAGAAAAATTCAAAAACCCCTTGACTTTTCTGTTAAAGTATGGTATTATATAGATGTTACAAAAAATCTTGAATAAAAGGAGAATCGAGAATGGTTGTTAAAGTTGATGAAGCAAAGAAAGCAAACAGAGTCGCGTATACTGAAACATGGTATCTCGACAACATTTCGTCCGTGAAATTTTATACACTCCCGACTGATGGTGAAGCTAATATGCCCATTATGGAAGTATACAGCCGTAGCGATAACACTATTGATGGAGTTGAGCCACTCAAGTATGTTATGGGTGAGAATCAGCAGAAGGTTACTCTTATGACTGATACTGGGCATATTATAGAAAAATTTGGGTACGAAGCTGTTTCTAATGGTTGGGTTGTTCACGATGGGGGTGGAAGCCCGATTATGAAATCTAAGTAAAAAATATTCTCTAAACCCCTTGACAAAATTACATTTTTATGGTAAAATATTGGTGTTCAAGGAGGTGCGAGAACCATAAGGAAAAACGGCTTTTTGACCGCTTTGATGAATTTTGGAGTTAGTGAAAAAGATGCAACCGATTTTGCTAATAAAGTCATCAATATGGGCGGTAAGGTAAGTTACGAAGGCGCTTATCATACTTGGGAAACCGAAATGATTAAGGCCGGAATCGCATCTACAAAAGATAAGATGGTTGCAAAAGATACAATCAGCAATAAATTATTTGGATAAAAGGAGTATCTAATTATGGCAAATTTTGCAAATGCAGTTCGTGAATCTGCACGAATGACTACTACCGCAAATGGAGCAAAGTGCTACAATACCACTGGTAGCAAGATGCTTGACCTGTTCTCTACCGCTGGTGGTATGCGTACTCGAATCAACGATGTTCGTGATGCGTTCTCTGCGGCATGGAACGAGAATCCTGAGCTGGCAATTAAGCTGGCTTTCTATTGTCGTGACGTGAGAGGTGGACAGGGTGAACGTGACGTTGCACGTGAGATGCTTCGTTGGGTTGCGGAATATCATCCCTCTACCATGCGTAAGAATTTGAAGTTCTTACCTGAGTATGGTCGCTGGGACGATATTTACGTCTTTGTTGGCACTAAGGTCGAGAATGACGTATGGCAGATGGTTCGTGAACAGTTTGCCGAGGACATCAAGAATGTCAATTCTGGCAAGTCCTGTTCTCTGATGGCTAAGTGGCTGAAGTCCGTCAACACCTCTTCTAAGAAGTCTGTTGAACTTGGTCGTTTGACTGCTCGTAAGCTGGGGCTGTCTTATATGCAGTATCAGAAAACTCTGGCTAAACTGCGTAAGTACATTAACGTGACCGAGGTTAATATGTCTGCAAACAAGTGGACTGATATTAACTACGAGGCCGTCCCTTCTAAGGCAATGACCAACTATCGTAGCGCATTCGCTCGTCACGACCACGAAGGATTTACCAACTATATCAACGCTGTTAAGGCTGGAGAAAAGACTATTAAATCTAACACTCTGTATCCTTATGACCTTGTACATCAGTACATGGGTGGCGGTGGAATGGTTTCTTATCGCTCCGGTTACTACAACTGCGGTGGTCTGGCAGACAAGGAAGATACTGTTGTTGAAGCACAGTGGAAGGCATTGCCCAACTACATTGATGGAAACCATAACGTGATGGTTATGGCAGATACATCCGGTTCTATGCGCGGTCAGCCCATTGAGTCTGCGCTTGGCCTTGCAATGTATTTTGCAGAGCGCAATAGCGGCCCTTATAAGAATCTGTTTATGACCTTTAGTACCAATCCTTGTTATGTCACTCTGGATGAACAGAGTATGCTTGGCAATCTGAAGAAGGCCGCAAAAGCTGACTGGATGGGTTCTACCAACCTTGAAGCTGCCTTTGCTAAGATTCTCAAGACTGCGACTGACAACCACCTGACTGATGACGAGCTGCCCAAGGCACTTGTTATCATCTCGGATATGCAGTTCAATAAGTCGTTGATTCAGGGAGACAACTACTTCGACTCTATGAAGAATATGTATGCCGCACATGGTTATACGCTCCCCCATGTCGTGTTCTGGTGCGTAAATGCTTGGGCTGGTTCTACTCACCACAATAACTATAACGACTATGTTACTGCATTTAGCGGTAATGCCGCAAGCACTTTCCGTGATGTTCTCGGAACTATCGGTTATAATGCTTACGAGGCTATGCTGAAGGTTCTGAATGGTGAGCGTTATGCGCAGATTCATGCCTAATGTTTGACTAAACGGTGGCAATGCCGCCACCGTTAATTTTTAATCTAAAGGAGAAAGTATGGTTAATCTTTTAGCATTTGTTCCTATTGTCGCAATTATCGCTGTAATTGCATTGATTGTTATTGTTTTTAAGTCTTGCTATAAGAAAGCACCGCCTAATAAAGCGATGGTCATTACTGGGCCGTCTGGTAGCAAGACTGTTCATGGCAAGGCTTGTTTCGTCATTCCGCTGATTCAGCGTGTTGATTATATGTCCTTGGAGAATATTCAGGTAGACTTTACGTCTCGTGATGAGATTCCCACTAAGGACGCTATCAATATCAATGTTGATGCGGTTGCTAATATGGCTATTGATACCGACCCGGAGCGTATGGCGGTTGCCGCATCCAAGTTTCTTGGGTATTCTATCGCAGACATCCAGACGATTGTTCAGCCTATTTTGGAAGGTAACATCCGCGAAATTATTTCTCAGACTACTCTGAAGGAACTGATTCAGGGAGACAAGAAACAGTTTGCTGAGAAGGTCATGGAGAATGTCGCCCCAAACCTCGCAGACCTCGGTTTGAAGCTGACTACGTTTAACATCCAGAACTTCAAGGATAGAAACGGTGTGATTGAGAATCTGGGCATTGAGAATACTGTCCAGATTTCCAAGGACGCTAAGAAAGCACAGGCACAGGCAAAGGCTGAAATTGCCATTGCAGAAGCAGAAAGCGCACGTGCCGCAAATGAAGCACAGGTTGTAGCCGATGCTGAAATCGCTCAGAAGCAGAACGAACTGGCTATTAAGAAAGCACAGTTGAAGAAGGTAACAGAAGTTGAACAGGCTCGTGCCGATGCCGCTCGTGGAATTGAAGCAGAAGAGCAGCGTAAGGCGCAGGAAATTGCAACTGCAAACGCCAACCTTGCTCGTCAGGAAAAGGAAATTGAACTGAAGGAACGTGAGGTTGCCATTAAGGAAAAGTCTCTGGAGGCAGAGGTTAAAAAGACCGCAGAAGCAAAGCGTTACGCAGACCAGCAGGCCGCAGATGCGCATTTGTATACTGTACAGCGTCAGTCCGAGGCTTCACTGTTCGACCGTCAGAAGAAGGCAGAAGCAGAGAAGGTTGAGGCTACCCAGAGGGCGGAAGCTGAAAAGATTACCTCTGAGGCAAAGCGTATTGCCGCAGAAAACGAAGCCGCTGGTATCAAGGCAAAAGGCGTTGCAGAAGCAGAAGCTATTCGCGCAAAGGCACTGGCAGAAGCAGAAGGTACTCTGAAAAAGGCAGAAGCTATGCGTGAGTACGGCGATGCCGCAACTATGGACATGAAGCTGGCTGTTGCCAAGGCTTATATCGACAAGTTGCCTGATATTGCCGCCGCAGTTGCCGCGCCTATGGCAAATATTGGCAATATCACTATGTATGGCGAGGGTAACACCGCAAAGCTGACTGGTGACGTTACCAAGACCATGAAGCAGATTACTGATGGCTTTACTGATGCTACTGGTTTCAACCCTATGATGCTGTTGTCTGGCGTTCTGGGTGGTAAGCTGGCCGCATCTAACAGCGGTTCTACCGTAAACGTCCATGTTGACGGTGATAATCAGTAATCATTCTCTTTTAGATTCTTGCAGGGTGTATGCCCTGCTTTTATATGGGGTATTAGTCTAACTGGATAAAACATCACTCTCCTAAAGTGAATTTCTCCGTTCGAGTCGGGGATGCCCCACCAAAATTTTTCTTAAAACCACTTGACAAATCGCAAAAAGTATGATAGAATATAGGTGTTCCAAGGGGAACAGAAAGAAGGTATATTACATGAAATGTGACGCTGTAAAAGTACACGAGTCGATTCCTATGACACCGAAGCGTCTTTATGAGTGGGCTGTTGCAAACGGTGTTGAAGATTGTCAGATGTATTTTCCGGCAGACGAGTTTATGACCGATGTTGACTTGACAATGGATTGTATGCACAAAGAATATCGTGGTTTTGGTAAGAACAAGGAAATGGTAGTTAATATCTGTGGGTAATTGTACGATGGTTTTTGTATATGAACTGAAGTACGCTGATAAACGCAAATTAGTTCCAGTCACAGAGAGTCCGAAGACGAGGACAATTGCTACGGTGATTAACAAAGTTACTGGAAACGATGTTAAGCGTTTGTATAATCGCTTGAAGCGAAGTGGCAATATGCCACAGATGGAGCATCTAAAAGATGGGAACTACCGTATTATGTATATGGCACTGCCTAATGGGTTGAAGTTTGACCCATTCTATAAAGGTGGAACATATTACAGAGGAAGGAGCGTATTTGACCGTGATGACACTTGATGATAGAATGAAAACTTATTATGAGGGTGCATATCGTGTTTATCTGACGCGGCGTATGCCAGTCATTATCCGAATCGACTCTCGTGCTGGGCACACCTTCACAAAGAATCTGAAAAAGCCTTTTGATGCAGTTTTCACTGCAACTATGCAGGATACAATGAAGTATCTGTGTGAAAACATTCAGGGCTGTGTAATTGGTTATACGCAGTCTGATGAAATTACTTTGTGCCTTGTTGATTATGACAAGCTGGAAACCGATGCTTGGTTTGGTTATAATCTAAACAAGCTGGTAAGCCTTAGTGCATCAATGGCTACGTTGGCGTTTAATAAGTATTTTGAACGTAATGCCAATAGAACCCTCACTAAGATGGCATTGTCCTCTGGCGTGAATAAGTTTGAAATTGACGCTTACTCTGCTACGTTGGCAAAGTGCAAAGAAAAGGGTTTGTGCTTCGATTCTCGCGCCTTTAATATCCCGAAGGAAGAGGTATGTAACTGCTTCTTATGGAGACAGCTTGACGCTTCTCGAAACAGTATTCAGGCGGTCGGTCAGGCAAACTTCTCGCATACTGTTCTGAATGGCAAGAGTACATTCGAGATTCAGGATATGTTGATGACCGAAAAGGGCATCAACTGGAACGACCTTGCGACTGAATTAAAGCGTGGCTCTTGCTGTGTACGAGATGGTAATGGCTGGTCTATTGACCACGAGATTCCCAAGTTTACTGGCGAAGGCCGTGACTATATTGATAAGCTGGTTTTTGTTGGAGAATAAAATGCCTAAATATAGTTTTGATTTTAGGTACGCATACGGAAGTTGGACATTATGTAATTTGCGTTATGAGCATTATGACATTGATGCCCCTTCTGAAAAGGAAGCATTTAAAATCGCAGAAAAACAGTTCAATAAAACGCATAAATCTGCAATATGTGACCTCTATCGTGATAGTGATGGATGGCATAAACTTCTTTGGTGAGTATGAACATTAACATTCCGTTTTCTTGCGGCGATGTTGTGTACGCTGTAAGACCTAAAAATATGTATAACAAGGAAGCCTATATTTATAAAGGCATTGTTATTTATATTAAAGTCGAGGTTGACCGTGACAATAAAGCTAAAATTATGGCGCACGTTCGTGACCTCGATGAGACTTTAAGCGTACCTAACATCATCTATCAGAACAGTGACAGTATCTACGCCACTCTGGATGAAGCTAGGTCAGCTAATCCAGATGTTCTGATAAAAATTTAAAAAATTTTTCCAAAACCCCTTGACAAATGACGAAAAATTTGATATAATAAGGGTGTCAAGAGGAACGAAAGTTCCTCAAATGTACGTTGGTAGTTTAACGGTAAAACAATGGCCTCCAAAGCCAGAAGATGATGGGTTCAAATCCCTCCCGGCGTGTTTATATGCGCTTATCGTTCAATGGATAGGACAAAACTCTTCTAAAGTTTTTATGTGGGTTCAATTCCTACTAGGCGTACCACAGACGCATACAGCAATCCATAAATTTTAATGGTTTAAAAAGAATGCTTAAAACAATCTTTCACGGTTCGATTCCGTTCTGCGTCTAATTTTTAGTTATTCTTCATCTTTATCTGAACTCGATAGACACGAACAGCAACACTTTCTTTGTTCGCGCCACTAATTGCGAATATAGTTTAGATGGTTAGAACGCCACACCAAAATGTGGAGACGTGGGTTCGAGTCCCACTTATAGTTGTGTCTAATATGCCCGGTTAGTCAAGTTGGCTAAGACGAGTGACTCTCAATCACTAGGCGGCAGTTCAATCCTGCCACCGGGTACTTTATGGTCGAGTAGCTCAGTTGGTTAGAGCAGTAGACTGAAAATCTACGTGTCGCCCGTTCGATTCGGGCCTCGACCACCATTTTAGCTAATTACAAAAACAATATCCTACTGACATAATAATACCCATTTTTTCGGTTTGGTTAACAGCGCATAGCTATAGAAGTCTAGGATTATTGGATAGGCTAATAATGACTGCTGGAAAGACAGCAATTTATATGCGGCAGTAGTTCAACTGGATAGAACAATCGGCTACGAACCGATAGGTTGCGAGTTCGAGTCTTGTCTGTCGTACCAGATAAGTGAGTCTTAAATTACGTTGGACAAAGGGTAGCCTTTTATGGGAGACTGTTACGACAGTAACCCCGATTATCGGTGACAATGCTAACTCATAAGAGTGCGTAAGCCGACATTTATATGTGTATGTATCCGAATTGGCATAGGAGCTGCTTTGAGATGGCAGTGTCGCAAGACATTGTGGGTTCAAGTCCCACCATGCACACCAGAATACAGTATGGTTTCAATGGTAAAACATCACCCAAATAAGAATGTGTCTATATAGACATAAGCCGCAATTATTTTTCTTAAAAGCCAAGGTGAAGATGTCGGTTCGACCCCGACTGCTGTATTTATTATGCGAGATTAACTCAACTGGAAGAGTGCCACTCTTACAAAGTGGAAGGTACAAGTTCGAGTCTTGTATTTCGCACCATACGACAGTTTATAAGCAAAACAAGTTCTGTCGGTGATAAGACAAAAGACTTAATTGGCGGTTGAGTGACCCTAAACTCACCATTATGGCTGTGTAGCTCAATAGGCTAGAGCGCGTAAAACCTATCTATTTTAGATAGTAACAGCTACACATTTTTCCATTATAAGGACGAGGTTTATGGTTCGAGTCCATACGCAGCCACCAGAAAATCTAAAAGAAGGGAAATGAATCCGATGCAGTAGATTGATAATAATAATCCTATGGTTTTCTTTCAAATGTTGGGTGAAGTTGCCGGTGATAACATCATGAGCAAGATTTCCCGACTAAAGATTAGTGAAGAAAATGGAATTGTTACTTTATATCTAAGAGATGAACGTAAACCGTTTAACGATAGTGAACTTAGACAGCTAAGATACATCTTAGAAAGATGGTATGATATAATTTCTTTTAGGCGTGAAGATAGGCTTACTATGTTAGATATGAAGGTAAGAAAATAACCCTCCTTTATTTTTATATATAAAAAGACACATCCAGCAAACTTTTATTAAATTTTGAGTAGCCTTATGGTTCAATTTTTAATGTGTCTTTTAGATTTGCCAGTGTAGTTCAGTTGGTAGAACGCGGGTTTTGTAATCCCGATGCCGAAAGGGTTCTCGCAGGTTCAAGTCCTGTCACTGGCTCCATGCCACTTTAATTCAGTAGATAGAATGATGCGTTCGTACCGCATACGTCGTAGGTTTAATTCCTACAGGTGGCTCCAATCGCACCTATACCGTGGTAGAATAGGTATAGGCAAGTATTTTAACTACCGTGTCCATAGAGTTAATGGACTTGGGAGGTACTGACAAGACAGAAGAGCAAGTACCATGCACGTGGGCGGGTATTCGTGCTTTCATTTGCGTTCGTAGCTCAGTTGGTTAGAGCAATCGCCTTTTAAGCGATGGGTCGGGAGTTCGAGTCTCTTCGGGCGCACCACGCGGTAAGTAGTTTTCGAGTTGCGACTATTGTAGCTGGTATTCGTAAAAAATATAGTAAATGCGTGATATGACAGTATGCCGTGTTTGTGTTAAGGAACAAGCACATTGCGGATAAACCGATGACTGCTGGAAAGACAGCAATTTATGTTTCCATAGCTCAGTTGGTTAGAGCGCAATCCTGATAAGATTGAGGTCGAATGTTCAATTCATTCTGGAAACACCACTTATTTTTGAAGTATTATAAAGATACTTTGAAATCTGATAGAAAATATCGTGTATTCACTAGGTATGAAACCGCTGGATGCAACGATACTCGCGTTATGCCTTTAGTAATCAAGGCATAATATGTGGTAGTACCCAAGAGGTTGAAGGGGCTTGCTTGGAAAGCAAGTAGGCGGCGTATACCGTGCAGGGGTTCAAATCCCTTCTACCACGCCACGACCGTAAAGATGAACAAAATAGAGCATACGGTGTTACAAAACCGTCTCGGAGTGATTGTACCACAGGGAGATTTAACGGAGTATATGCTCGATGTGTGGTTCGCAAAACCTAAATTGCAAATGTGCGTCATGCGCCAGACGGCTAGGCGAGAGACTGCAAATCTCTTTTAGATTGGTTCGACTCCAATATGACGCTCCAGTAAATGAGAATCAAAGCGGACTGGTAAAGGGATGCCTTTAGGAGCAGACCGAACTGTTGTGATAGATGTACACTATCACGCTTTGCGGTGCTCTGATTAGTGGTTTTGATGCCAACAATGGTGTTCGCGCCACCCCATCATTTATCCTCAAGCTGGCTTGAGAAACGATACTCGGAAGGGTATCACGCCCCACCGTGGGAGAAAGCGGTAGTCCGGGTCGGGACTAGAGAATACGACCACGCGATATTTGATGGATGGGAACGAGTGAGTACGATTCGTTCCCAATTTTTATTATTTATGAATAGGAGATGGTTGCATGAAGAAACTGCTAGGAGCTATCATTGCTTTGCTTACAACATTCGCAATAATTTGCGCTGTGGCAGTTCCGTCAAAGGCGGCAGATTTTAGTGACAAGTTTGAATTATACGAATCGTGGAATAACAATCTAAAAGTATATACAAGAGAAGTGAGCGAGGAACTTGATGTTCCGTATTCTGCGTTAGTTGCTATTATCTATCACGAGTCAAGATTTAAGAACGATGTTGGCACAAGCTATATTGGCCTAATGCAAGTTGGATGTACGTCAGATATTTTGAATTTTCTTTCAAATAATGGACTAAAAACATCTAAGAAAGGTTTGTATAACCCAGAGACAAACATTAGAGCTGGTGCATTGATTCTTAGATACGCAATGGATAAAGCCACAAATATGGAAGATGCGTTCTATATTTATACTTGCGGCGAGGGTGCTGTAAAAAAGCGAAAGGCGAACGGTCAGAAGAAAAATAAAGCTACTATTGAAATTACAGAGCTTTATTACGAATATTCTGAATACTTTGCTGAATAGGGTAAATCTGATTATCGACAGTTCCTATTAGATGAACTAAATGGGGTTCAGTCAGAACTCGACGAGACGAACGGTTTGCTTCAGTCTTGTGAAGTGTATCAGTCCGACTATTACAACCAGCAGTTGTTGTTTATAGAGCAAAAGATAGACTTCATAAATTCTGAATTAAAAAATTTAGAATAACCTCTTGACTTCTTGAATCCGGGATGGTATACTACTACTAGGTAGTAATCATCCCGGATTTTTTCTTTAAGAAATTTTCCAAAACCCCTTGACTTTGGCCGGTTTCTATGCTATAATATAGACAGTCGAAAGGCAATAAAACAAAAACAAAAACAAAAGAACTAAAGGAGAAAAAATTATGAAGCTGAAGGTTTATGAGAATCACAATCGCGTTATCGCTCTGGGTCACGAGTTTGGCAAGCGTATCAAGGTGATGGCTGTGTGTCACGCAGAGGATACCTTTGACGCGGACTTCGGTAAGAAGCTGGCAGAGTTCAAGTACAAGATTGCCAAGAAGGATGCTAAGATTGCAGAGCACAAGCGTTATATCAAGGCACTGAAAGCCGCCATTGCCGAATGTGAGCATGAGATTGCGGCACAGGAGGCCGCAATCGTTCTCGTGACCGAGAACCGCGATAAGGTTGTCGCAGATAAGGACGCATTTATTGCGACCAAGTATGTACACAACGAGGGGTAATTACCCCTTATACATAATAGGTGTTTAGATGAGATATTTAGGTGGTAAGAGTAGAATCGCAAAAGATATTTCAGATTATATCAATTCAGTGATAGGAAATCGTGATTTTATCCGGTAACTGCCTTCCGGCCTGAACATCTCGCCACATGGCGATTAGATATGGATGCGCGTCATTAAGAATTTTGCGATTCGCATTGACACGCGACTCAATAGAACAGCTCCCACAAAATAAAGATATAAAATCACGAAGTCAACATACGATTACGTGAAAGCGCACAAAGATGAAGACCCCGGATTGACCGGATATGTTGGTTTTGCGTGTAGTTATTCTGGTAAGTGGTTTGGTGGTCTTGCAAGAAATAAGCGCGGCGAAGATTTTTGTGCTGGTGCAAGTCACAGTATTTATCGTGACCTAAACGGTTTAAAGAATGCAGAGTTCTTGTGTGGTGATTATCGAGATGTATCAATCCCGAATGGTTCGGTCGTGTATTTAGACCCACCATATAAAGGAACTACTGGATATTCTACTGGTGATTTCGACCATGAAGCGTTTTGGGAGTATGTCAGAGAGCTTTCAAAAAGGTGCACTGTCCTTGTAAGCGAAGAGACTGCTCCTAATGATTTTGCTTGTGTTTGGTCTAAGCAGATTGCAAGACAGGTAGATGTGCGGCAAGGTCGAGTCTACAAAACTGAAAAATTATTTTCAAAAACCACTTGACAAATTTCAAAAAATTTGATATAATATAGTTGTTCGATTTATTCTATATACATAAGAGGTAATTTACATGGCATTTAATTTTAATGTACAAGAAGCTGTACGTGAGAAGATTGCTGTCAAGATTGCGCTGATGGGGCCTAGTGGATGCGGCAAGAGTTATTCCGCATTGCGTTTGGCAACTGGTATGATTGACGAAATGCGGAAGCGTGATGTTCTTGAGGGAACTAACGGTAAAATTCTTTTTGCGAATACAGAAGGCCCTCGTGGTCGGTATTATGCCAAGGAGTTTAAGTTCGATATTGTTGACTTGAATCCCCCTTACAATCCTGAGCTGTTTATCGACCTTATCAACTTTGCTGTTCAGCAGAAGTATTCAATTCTTGTGATTGATAGTTCGTCCGCTGAATGGGAAGGACGTGGTGGTTGTCTTGATTTGCAACAGCAGTTTGGTGGAAACTATCAGGCATGGGCGAAGGTTACTCCTCGTCATGATAAGTTCATTGATACCATGGCATATTCGCCCATCCACATTATTAGTACGATGAAGGGTAAAGACCAGTATGAGGTCGATAAGGATGACCGTGGTAAGGTTACTGTCAAGAAGCTCGGTGTTGGCGCAAAACAGCGCGAGGGCTTTGAATACTACTTTACTACGACTTTTATGATTGACCGCGATAGTCACATGGCAAAGTGCGAAAAGGATAATACCCACATTTTTGAAAATGAAGGTATTACTCGATTGGATGAAAGTCATGGTGCTAAGATTATCGACTGGGCAAACGATGGCGCTGACGACAATTCCTACGCAAACAATTATAATCCTGTAAAGGCAGATATTTCTACCGGTAATCCTGCGGCAGTCGGCAAAGCATCTGATTCGGAAGTTGCATCCAGTATTGAATCTATTGCAAGTCTGATTGAAGCCCTCAAGACCAAGGGCGTTGACCGTATGGATATTGCAAAGGCTATTTCTAAGCATCATATCGTAAATGGCAAGCCTGTTGCAAACTATAATACGATTACAGATGGTGATGTAGCAAAGGCTGTTCTTGCAGAATTGGAGAGTTTAGCATAATGAAAAGTGCTTATCTTTCCGGTAGACAGATTGCAAAGATTATTTTGATGGAGGCAGTAAATGGCAACATCAAGTATAGTCGTTATATCTATAGACTTAGCTCTTCTGCTGACGCAACACAGAAAGCTATGGAGGAACTTGCAACGCACAAGTTTACCAATGCTGGTCAGTTGAAGAAATATCTTGAAACGTATGTTATTTTCTAATCTAAAGGAGAATTTGAAATATGCTGAATCATGTTGTTATTATGGGTCGTATGGTTCGTGACCCGGAACTGCGTCAGCTTGATAACGGCACTAGCGTGACTAGCTTTAGTGTCGCAGTTGAACGCAATTATGTTGACAAGACCACCAATGAGCGTCAGGCAGATTTCCTGAATGTCGTTGCTTGGCGGCAGACCGCAGATTTTGTCTGTAAGTATTTCCATCAGGGCGATATGATTGCCATTGAAGGTTCTTTGCAGTCTCGGAAGTACACTGATAAGGACGGTAATAACCGTATCGCAATCGAGATTGTTGCAAGCAACATTTCTTTCTGCGGCGGTAAGAATGGCGGTAATGCAAATACAGCAACTACCAATGATGCTCCGGCAACTATGGTAGCAAATGCACCATCTGAGGACAATGACGAACTGCCGTTCTAATAACTAAAGTATGATTTATGGGGCGAGCGGTTGCGCTCCGCCCCATTTTTATTATAGGGATGATTGACATGGATATGAATAAGAATGTGTAGGTAAATACCTACTCTTTTTCAAAACTAAAAAGTTTCTTTAATTGTAAATATTACTATTATCTTCATTATTTTGATGATATGAAGATGATTCCAGAGTCACACGGTACAAGCGAATTTGGGTCATATATGCACAAGATATTGGAGATGTATGGGAAAGGTGAACTTGATATATATGATATGCTTTCGTATTATGAGAAGCATTATGCAGAGAATGTAACATCTACTTTCACTTTGCAGATGGAAAAGAACTTTTCAAGGGATATGGGGTATAAATATTACAAAGACGGCTATGATTTTCTAAGTAATTTTACAGGTTTTGATTTTAAGATTTTAGAAACTGAAAAACATTTTGAACTACCTTTCAAAGACAAATTTAGATTGCAAGGTCAAATAGACGTTATTGCAGAAAACGATGATGGTCTACTGATTATTGATTATAAATCTAAAGGAAATTGGAAGAGCAAAGCGGAACGCATCGAATACGAGAAGCAGTTATATTCCTATGCTTGGGCAATGAAACAAATGTATGGCGAATATCCGAAAAAGATGGCGTTCTTTATGTTTAGATTAAATAAATGGACATGGGTTGATTTCGACGAGAATAGACTAAACGAAGTCTTAAACTGGATAGAATCAACCGTTGATGAGATAGAGGGCGAATTTGAGTTTAAACCTATCACTCAAGAGAACAATGGAAAGTTCGACTTCTATTGTAACAATTTCTGTGATTTTCGTCATCAATGTCCTTACGGGCAATTAACTAATTAAGGAGAAAGATTTGCATGAGTGAACTTCTGGATAAAATCATTGAAGCAAAAGGAGTTCTTGGTGATAGACAAGCAGAGATTATCGCAGAAGGTTATCCGCTTGAAGAGTGGAATCCAGAGAAAGGCTCTGCAAAATCTATCTTCAATGCTAACGACAATAATCCTTCAATGATGTGGATGAAAAAGGACTATTACTTTAAGGACTTCTCCACTGGTAAGGTATTCGGTATCTTGGACTATTATATGTACAAGTTTGGTGAACCTTACATGAAGGCAGTTAAGCGTTTGTTAGACGAGACAAAAGTAAAATACGACCCATCTCTGTTTAGTTTTACAGCGCCAACTGAACAGAAGGATTATTTCAAGAACTTCAGATACCCTAAAGTTGAAGATGATATTTCCGGTGTTGCGTTGGAATATATGGCGAAGCGCGGTATTTCCGAGGAGACGTGTCGATATGTTGGTCTTGGTTCTGATATGCATGGGAACGTTGCATATCAGTTTAGGGATTTGACCGGACGTGTTGTTACAGTTAAATATCGTCCTAGTCATGCAATTAAGAGTGGCGAACCGAAATATTTCTATCAGAAAAATGCTGATACTTGCCCTATTCTTTATAACATTAACAAGATTGATGTAACACAGCCGCTTTTGTTGACAGAGGGTATGAACGATACTATGGCCTGTATTGAGGCTGGCTTCAAAAACGTCGTAAGTATTCCATCTGGCGCGAATGATGATAACTGGATTAACTTTAACTATGAGTTCTTAGACCAGTTTGAAGATATTATCCTTTGGTTTGATAACGATGATGCTGGCGAAAGTGGTATGAAGAAAGCCATTCCTCGCCTTGGTGAATATCGTATTAAGATTGTCAAACCTACGGAGGATGATGAAGAAGCGGTTTATAATTACTATCACAGCTTTAATGAGAATGTAGATATTCGTAAAACCGATGCGAATAATGTTTTGTTGGCTTGTGGTAGCGCAAGAATCCTCGCGTTGATTAACTCTGCCGAAGAAATTCCTCTGGAAAGCGTTATCGACCTGATGGACGTTGAGGAATTTGATATTGAACAGACTGAATATATTCCGAGTGGTATCAATTCGCTTGATAGGCAGATTTACGGTTTCATTGACGGAACATTGAACATCTGGACTGCCTACTCGGGTGTTGGCAAAACCACTATGATTTCGCAGTGTTGTGTTCTTGAAGCTATTGACCGTGGCGAAAGCGTATTCTGGTTTAATGCCGAATCAACGACAAGCCAGATGTTAAACTGGGTTTTGGCACAGGCGGCTGGCAGACAGCATTCTGTCGAATATACTGGGGCAAATGGTTTTCAGTATTACAAACCTACTCCACAGGCAACACAGGCTATTAAGCAATACTACGCAAAGAAAATCTTTGTTTATGACAACTTACTTTTGTCAAATCCCGACATGGTGTTTGATAAGATGAAGTACATTTACAAAAGATGCGGTACAAAGGTATTTATCCTTGATAACTGGCTGTGCTTGAATTTCCGTGGTATTTCTGATACAGAAGTGACTGGCATTCAGGTTGACTTTATGAATAAGTTGATTCATTTTACAAAACAGAATGGATTGGAAGTTCACCTTGTTTGCCATCCTCGTAAGCAACAGGCTGGTATTCCTCTTTCCGAGTATGAGATTCTTGGCACATCTAACATTGTTAATATGGCTGATAGAATCTACGGGCTTGAGAAGGTTTGGGATAATGATTTGAAGGCACAGGGATACGACAGACAGTTCACAGTTTTTAAGGATAGAACGCTTGGTATTCATGGTGAAAGAATTGGTCTTAGATATGACCGCGTAACTCGCCGCCTGTATGGTGACGGTGACGATAGATTCAAGCAGTATTCTTGGGATAAAGGCTTGATTAGATACAACAGCCCGATTTTTGGTAAGAACGGCTTGCTTGTTGGTGATAGAGTTCTTGATTACGAACAAGCCGCCGCTAATAATACTCCGTATTGATGAGGTGATGTAATGGCAAACTATACAGTCTACCACTTACATACTATGCTGAGTAATGCGGTCACGAACATTGACTCAGTTACTACATATAAGCAGTACATAGAAAAGGCAAAGGCGTGTGGAATGACTGCTATGGCCTTTTCAGAGCATGGTAATATCTTTGAATGGGTTCACAAGAAAGATGCCATTGAGGCCGCTGGCATGAAATATATTCATGCCATGGAAGCATACCTTACCGAGCGTATTCCAGACGAGGGCGAGGAAAAGATTCGTGATAATTACCACTGCGTTTTGATTGCGAGAAACTGGGAGGGCGTTAAGGAACTTAACGTCTTGCAGGGTAAGGCATTTAATCGTGTTGACGGTCATTATTACTATGCACCTCGAATTACGTTCGCTGAACTGTTCTCCACGAGCAATAACATTATTATTACTACTGCCTGTGTCGCATCTGCATTGTGCAGAGGAACTGAAAGTGCGAAGGAGTCTTATCTTAGATTCTTAACAAGGCATAAAGATAGATGCTTCTTGGAAGTTCAGCACCATAATACGCAGAAGCAGTTTGAGTATAATAGATACTTGGCAAATCTATCCAAGGAAACTGGTCTTAGATTGATTGCTGGTACTGATACTCATTGTTTGAACGCAGAGCATGAACTTGGCCGTAGCGCACTACAGCGCGGCAAGGGCGTTTTCTTCGATGATGAAGTCGGTTGGGATTTAACATGGAAAACCTACGATGAACTTGTCGAGGCATACAGAACACAAGATGCTCTCAGTGAAGAGGAATATATGTCTGCAATCAATAACACAAATGTTATGGCAGATATGATTGAAACCTTTGAGCTTGATAGAAGTTTCAAGTACGCAAAGATTTACGATGATGGCGAGAAAGTCCTTCGTGAAAAGTTGTTTGCACCAGAAACTATCGAACCGATTATCAAAGAGGGATTTTCAAGAGAAGAAGTAACTGCGCGTTTGGAGCAGGAAATTGACACTTTTAAGGCTTTGAATGCGACTGACTTTATTCTTCTCGAAGACCATATTGTGCGTTGGGAACATTCGCATGATATGTGGCAAGGCCCTGCACGTGGAAGCGCCGCTAGTTCCTTGGCTTTGTACGCTTTGGGTGTGACAGAAGTAAACCCATTGAAATATGGATTTTATTTCTGGCGATTCATGGATAAATCTAAGTACAGCTTGGCTGACGTTGATATGGATAACTCGGCAAAAGACCGTGATAAATTGAAGTTTTGGATGTTGAACGACCACCTAGACCTTCCGAATGTCAAGACTTGCGAAATTATTACGTTCAACACAATCGCATTAAAGGGTGCAATTCGTGATATCGGACGTGGATTGGATATGCCTCTCGATGAGGTTGATATGATTGCAAAAGCTGTTCATGAAGTAGCAGTCGATGAAGAAAAGATTGTTACTATTGATGATAGCTGGCGTAAGAAATATCCGGAGTTGTTCAAGTATGTTGATATTGTTATTGGTACTATCGTTAGTATCGGTTCTCATCCGTCTGGTGTCGTTGTTTCCGACCATGACATTGAGTCGGAATTTGGTCTGTGCTATCTAAAAGATGACCCCTATCCTGTCTCCTGCATCAATATGAAGGAGCTTGATTCCCTTAATTTTACAAAGCAGGATGCACTTGGCCTTGATAACGTGGGTATCATCAATGAAACCTGTAAGTTAGCTGGCATCGAGAGATTGTCACCTAAGACGATTGACTTTGAGGATGATGCGGTCTGGAATAGTATTAAAGAAGATACATCCTTGATTTTCCAGATGAACTCTAACTACGGTCAGCGTACAGTTGATAAGATGCTGTCACCAGAGGTTTACAACAAGATTAAGAAGCAGATTCCTAATATGACACGTTTGGATTTGCTGACATTCATCAATGCTCTTATTCGTCCTTGTGGCAAGGGAGTTTATGATGATGCGACAAACGGTATCGTATCTAAAACAGGAATTAAAGAGATTGATAATTTGCTTGGCTCTTCTATGGGCTATGCAATTATGCAAGAGCCTCAGATGGCTTTTGTTCAGGAGTTCTGTGGTTACGATTTCTTGAGAGCTGATAAGCTCCGTAAGATTATCGGTAAGAAACTTGGTACACGCGACCAGCTTCCTATTATTAAGGAAGGCTGGGAAAAGAACGCAAAGGTCAAATATCATTTAACTGATGAGCAATCTGACAAGATTATCAATCCGTTCTTACAGTGTATCCTTGATGCTACACGGTATTCGTTCTCACTGGTTCATAGTTTGAGCTATTCTTGTATTAGTTATGAATGTGCATATCTGCGTTATCATTATCCATTACAGTATTTGACCTCTTGCCTTAACGCATGGAACGGTGATGACAACAAGACAGCAGAAGCTATTGAGTACGCAAATAGTCGCAAGGTAAAAATTCTTGCACCTAAGTTCAGACATGCAAAGGCAGAATACTTCTATGACCTTGCTACGAACAGTATTTATAAGGGTACGAGCAGTATCAAGGGATTGAATGCAGGATATTCTGATTTCTTGTATTCTTTGAAGGATAACACTTATAAGACGTTTACAGACCTGTTGTATGATATTCAGGCATCGGGTATGCCTCGTGACCAAGTTGAAACTTTGATTAAACTTGATTACTTTGAAGAGTTCGGTACTTGTAGAGAGTTGGTAACAATCTTTAAGCAGTTCCAGTTCTTTAAGAAGGGCGAAGCGAAAACGATTGCTAAGAGTAAGATTCCAGACGAGATTACAATGAACATTATTAAGCGCAATGCTAACGAAACCGAGAAGCAATTCAATAAGTTAAATTGTCATAATATCTTGAACGAGATTGAACAGTATATTATGACTATGAATCTTGGTGATGTTGACATCAAAACCAAGATTGCTAATCAGCTTGAATATATGGGTTACATCGGTATTAAGACTGACAAATCCGAAGATAGACCTAAGATTGTTATTCTTGAGATGAAGGTCATGAAACAGCGTGAATCTGTTGAGCCTTGGGGCGTTATCATTGATGCGCAGTCCATTGGTTCTGGTAAGCGTAGTTCTTATACAGTTCCTTACAAACTGTATAAGAAATGCAAGTTCAATAAGAATGATGTAATTAAGATTCGTGATTGGTATAAGAACAAGCGTGGTTACTTCTATATTACTGATTATGAATTTGTGGTTATGTAAGGAGATGTTTTATGTGGTTACTTTGTAGCGTATCAGATAATGAGCTTTTTGCTCCAATTGTTTGTAGCTCTAAAGAGATTGCGTTAAGAAAGATGGATTGGAACGTCAATCTTATCCTTAATGATTTAGATAATGACAATGTTGATTATGATACGCATGTTGGTTCTGATGGGTTAAGCTATCAGATTGTATGTGACGACAATATTTGGACTTGGAAGATTTTCCATTTGAAAATGAAGGTGGCGTAAAATGAAGGTAGAAACTTCTTACGATAAGATTGAGACGCTTGATGGGAAAAAGGTGAAACTTGACGTTGACAAAATTCTGTCACGTAAGTTGTCTGTTGCAGATAGATTCAGAAAGTTCTTGCTAAAGAATAGGGATGTTGTGTTTACTGCGGTTGACACAAAGAAGGGTACTAAGTTTACTGGTATTGCTTACGAACTAGCAGAAGACAGTTCTCCTGTCAAGTGGTTATTTTATACCGATGATTTAATTGCTATCGAGGAGTGATTTTTATACATAAGGTTATTGTTATCAATGGTATGCCGAGAAGTGGTAAAGATACCTTTGTGTCGCTTGTAAGTAAATATGCTACAACTACTAATTTTTCAAGCGTTGACTTCGTAAAAGATGTAGCGCGGTTCGCTGGATGGAATGGCGAGAAAGACCCAAGGTCGCGTTTGTTTCTCAGTAAGCTAAAGGAACTGCTTGCTGAATATGACGATATCCCATATAAGAAAATTACAGAAGAGATTCACTGGTTTAAAAACCAGCCAGAACAGGAGCTTCTGTTTATACATATCAGAGAGCCGGGGGAGATTGCACGTATTGTAAGAGACTTCGGTGCAATGACAGTTTTAGTTAAACGTTCCAACAATCAGCAAGTTGTATCTAATGATTCTGATAAATACACGGAGTCTTATAATTACGATTTCGTTTTGAATAATGATAGTGACCTTGATGCTTTAGATGCAAAAGCAAGAGGTTTTGTAAACTATTTAAAAAGAGGCTAAGGAGTATAACGATGGTTAAGTTTGAAAAGATTAGTTATGAGCAGTTTGAAAAAGATTATGTCGCAATTTTCGGTGATGAAATTGAAAAAGGCTGTATCAAGAATATCTATGACAGTTTGAGACTTCCGAGACGTAGCACTACAGGTTCTTGCGGTTATGATTTCTTTAGTCCATTCGAGTTCATTCTTGAAGAGCCTAACGCAGAGCTTATTATTCCAACTGGTATTCGTGCGATTATGGACGATGATAAGTTTTTGATGATTGCACCTCGTAGTGGTCTTGGCACTAGGCACTATATGCGTCTTGCCAATACTATCGGTATCGTAGACAGTGACTATTCTAAGTCTGATAACGAAGGTCATATCTTTATTAAGTATCGTCTTGAAAATCACAACTCTGATAGTGTAAATGTAAAAACTGGAATGGCTATTGCACAGGGTATCTTTATGAATTATCTAAAGACGAATGACGATGATGCGGACGGTGTTCGTAATGGTGGATTCGGTAGCACTGACAAGAAATGAGGTAATTTAATGCTAGAAGAAAAGATAAGGTCTGCTCCACCGAATGTTGAACGTTTATACGCTATGACACCAAAAGATTTTGTTATGCGGTGTTGTGTTCCGTGGCAAGGCGCAGAGGTCGATTTTCCAGAATTTAACAAATATGGATATACAGTGACTGGAATTTATGAGAAGTGGCATTGGTATACTGTCGCTGATGTTACACACAATCCAAATGGTGAACACGATGTTATTGATAATGTGACACCAGAAGAAGCATATAAGATGGTTGCTCTTACAACTGCCTATTGGCAACCTATGCACAATAAGCAGTCTAAAGAATATCAGGAATACGAACGGCTTGACATGATTCGCAGACTGTTTATGCGTCATCCAGAACAGAGGGCTGAATATTTCAAAGAATGCCCAGACGAGAAAGACGTATATTATAAGAGATTCCCGGAGGAAAAGGAACTATATGAAACTGAGTAATTTCTTTTTACATTTAAAGAAAATTCTTGTTCATAAGTATTGGGTATTTTACTTCTGTTGTAAGGCTGGTATTCCTTGGCAGGGAATTACCCATGACCTTAGTAAATTCTCGCCAGTCGAGTTTTGGGAAAGCGTAAAATATTATCAGGGTAATAGAAGCCCTATTGACGCTTGTAAGGAAGAGAATGGTTACTCTATGGCGTGGCAACACCATAAAGGACGCAACCCGCATCATTATGAGTATTGGCAAGATAACTTTGATAAAGGTGGGGAACCGTTAAAGATGCCGTATAAATACGCACTTGAAATGGTGTGTGATTATCTTGGTGCTGGACGCGCCTATATGGGTAAGTCCTTTACCTTAGATAAAGAGTGGCAATGGTGGCTTGGGAAATGTTCTAAACCGATTGCAATGCATCCACAAACCAAGAAGTTTGTGAATAGTATGCTTTGGGAGATTAAAGAAGATAATTCTTATGACGCACTGAAAGACTATTCACGTGCGATTTATGATAGTGCAAATATTGATACGGAGGTGGTTTTTTGATTGATGTCAAATCTTATGTTTAGAAGCGAAAGACGGATATACAAGATTATTTGTCTAAAACAAAGCCGTCGAGGGATACACTCGTAATAATCCAGTTTGGAGACAATCCGGCAAGCAATGCTTATGTAAATGGAAAGATACGTGATTGCGAAGAAGTTGGATTGCGCACGATAATATATAAACTTCCAGTAGATACGGAATATGCAGAAGCGTTGAGAATTTTAATAATGTCGCAAGAAAATTCAAAGGTCGCTGGTGTTATAGTTCAGTTGCCTGTTCCAGAACATCTAAAAGGAATTGCGACACATATTAAACCAGAATTTGACGTTGATGGTTTTTTACCTAATACTAAGTTTGTCCCTGCAACTCCAAAAGGGGTAATTGAGTTATTGGACAACGAACTCAATTATAATTTTGTTGGAAAAGTTTGTACAGTAATTGGCAAAAGTCATATAGTAGGCGAGCCATGTGCAAATTTAATTAAAGGACGTGGGGCAACAGTAATCTGGTGTGATAGCCATACAGTTGATTTAAAAAAATGGTGTTTACAATCAGATTTAATTGTGACAGCCACTGGTAGACCGGGGCTAATTACACCAGATATGATTAGGCCAGAAACCGTAGTGATTGATGTCGGGATTACTCGTGGTGGTGATGGTAAGTTGTGCGGTGATGTTGATAGGTCTTGTTACTCTGATGATGCGCTAATTACACCAGTACCCGGTGGCGTAGGACTTCTTACACGAATTGCATTACTTGAAAATCTAGTATATGAGGTGAAATGATGACAGTAACACAGGAACACATAAATAATCTGCTTGATACAGCAGAAGTAAAAGAAATCGTCGTATTTGATAAGTGTTTGATTTGCGCTTACAAGTTGGAGAACGACTTCGTGATTGTTGAATCAAGCGCATGTGTTGACCCGAAGAATTTTGACTTAGATGTTGGTCGAAAGATTTGCCGTGAACACGTTGAGAGCAAACTCTGGGAACTTGAAGGCTATGTGCTTCAGCAGAAGGCTGCTAAAGCCACCCAGAGACGCTCCCCGGAGGCTGTAAAGAAATCAATCGAGGAATTGTCCCCGGAGGCTAGAGCTGTCTATGAGACGCTATTAGGTCAGCTCAAGGAAAAGTACCCTGTGAATATCTAAAAATTTTCTGAAACCCCTTGACAAATCAAGGGGTTTCTGTTATACTATAGGTAGTAAATTTTAGGAGGCTATTGCCATGACTCATGTAACCGATGCTGAACGCTATCTGGCAGAATTGAAAAGTGCAATGGACTACTACGGCAATGTGCTCGATAAGCAGCCCGGCAGTAACCATGACGTATACGTTAAGTATGATGTTGCACGATGCCAGTATAACGCCGCAAAGAAAATGATGGAACTTATGAAGAGGTAAAATATGATTGTAGAGAAAACCTTTATTGATGCTATCAACTACGCGAAAAAGAGTGGCGTTATGATTCGGCCAGAATACTGGAGCCTTTGGATTCGGTATGTTAAGTCTAAAGGTGGATTTTTCTGGTGTGATAAAAATGGTGGAATCACCCAAGACCGTGGCCTCGATAAGAGCGTAGTGGTCTGTGATAAGATTCTCGATGTTACCAGATGGGAGTTTATGTGTGATGAGCTTGTTGACGATACGGAGGACAGCAATGACAGAAACCGAGTATAATCAGCTCGTTTTAGATTTGGCAAATGAGTCGGAAGATACGCTGTATTTTATGTTCAGAAATTCTATTCGTCAGGTTAAATTTACAAGTCCTTATGAAAACGATTATCGCTACGTTGTCGCGCGACATAACGCAATTTGTGAGGCGTTTAAGAAAAAGACTGGACATAACATTTTGGAGGACTTTTGCTGATGATTAACGTAGGAAATGATTGGCAACCGTTCTTTGACACAGAACAGCAAAAACCATTTTATAAGAATCTAAAAAGATTTCTTACACAGGAATATGCGACAAAGAGGATATATCCACCGATGCAAGACATTTTTAAGGCGTTTGAATTAACGCCTATACATAATACAAAAGTGGTAATAATCGGTCAAGATTGTTACCACGGCGAAGGACAGGCTATGGGATTGTCATTTTCTGTAAGAAATGGTGTATACCCAACACCGCCATCTTTGAAGAATATCCAAAAGGAACTCAATTCAGAGACTGTTGAGCGTAGTGAATGGTCGCAAGATTTGACAAGGTGGGCAGAACAAGGTGTATTGCTGTTAAACACGATTCTTACAGTTAGACAGCACGAACCTCTTTCACATGCAAATCAGGGCTGGGAAATACTGACCGACGACGCAATTAAAGAGTTAGAGAAATACGACCAACCTATCATTTACTTATTATGGGGCAAGAATGCCGGGTCTAAAAAGAATCTAATTACAAATCAAAATCATAAATTCCTAGAATCTGCGCATCCGTCACCGCTAAGTGCAAACCGTGGCTTCTTTGGTAACGGTCACTTCGCAAAAGCGAATAAGTTTTTGATTGAGAATGGCTTAGAGCCAGTAAGGTGGTAATTCTATGAAGTATATGGGAAGCAAGGCAAGAATTGCAAAAGACATTTGCCCGATTATCCAATCGTTTATTGACAAGAGTGGCGCATACGTGTATATCGAAGGATTCGTTGGCGGCGCAAACATAATTGATAAAATCAACTGCGATATACGTCATGGAATTGATAAGAATAAATATCTTATTGCACTTTTGAAGTATGTTGCCAATGGTGGAGAATTACTTGATAAAGTATCTAAAGATACGTATACTGAAGTAAAACAGAATAAAGATAATTACCCGAACTGGCTTGTTGGTAATGTTGGATTTCTTGCATCTTACAACGGTAAGTTCTTTGATGGCGGTTATGCAAACACAGTAATTGAGCATACTAAATATGGTGATAAAGTCCGTGACTATTATCAAGAAGGAAAGAGAAATCTCGAACAGCAAGCACCGAATCTAAAGAATATTATCTTTACGTCAGGTGATTTTCTCGAATTATGGAAGAGCTTCGACGGTCAAAAGGAAGTAGTTTTTTATTTTGATATTCCTTACTTAAATACTACAAAGTATGATGTATCAAAGGGATTTGATTACGATAAATTCTATGATATTTGTAGGGAATTTAGCAAGAATAATATTGTCATTGTTAGCGAACAATGGATGCCAGATGATTTTACTTGTATTTGGGAAAGGAAAGTTGCAAGAACAATCAGCGCGACTGGTCGTGAATATCCTACCGAGAAGCTATTTGTAATTGGTAAGGCTTTGGAATATATTTAATAAAAAACTACTATTATTAAAGGAGTAAAATATGGAAGATTTTGAAAAGAAGATGCTATCTAAGATTGATAGCGGCGAGTCACTTACAAGTAACGAGTTAAGTAAACTTGTATATGATTATGACATCGACACGCAGGAAGGTGACGATGGACGATGGGTTAGAAGTATGTACACAGTTGTTGAACTCGGTGGACGGCACTTCGGCATCAGTTGGTTTAAGGGTCTGACAGAGTATCAGGATAGTGAATTTGATTATCAGCCAGAAGAGGTCGAGAGACACGAAAAGGTAATTACCGTTACAGAGTGGTTGCCTATTAAGAGAGGTAGCTGATTATGGCAGAAAAAGTGAATTTAGGTTCTGTTGAACCCGGAACGTTATTCAAGTTTAAGGGCGAGTATTATCTTCGGATTGTAACGCATCCGTACACTTGTAACTGTATTAAAATGGGTAAGTTTGATGTTTGTGAACTCGCACCCGGACTTTTAGTTGAAAGCAACAAGAATTGGCAACTTAGACCAGAGTTATTTGCTATGCTCTGCTATCCGGGCGATATGCAAGAAATGGTAGATGTTTGGCAGAAACACCTAAAAGAAGTCGAAAATAAAAGTTCGGAGGGTTAATATGGTGAGAGTATTTATTAGCCAGCCGATGCGAGGTAAGACAAGCGAACAGATTCGCACCGAACATAATGAATGGGCAGATAGGTTAGGTAAGCTATCTAACGAGGAGATTGAAGTAATGGATACAATCTTCGATGATTTAGATAATGAAGACCCGGCAACGCCATTAAAGTGTCTTGGAATGTCGCTCTATATGATGGCAGATGCAGATATTGTAGTATTCTTACCCGGATGGTCTGGTGCTCGTGGTTGTAAAATTGAGCACGAGTGTGCTGTGGCTTATAAAAAGAAGATTATTGATTACGATAACTGGGATGATTTGGAGGTATAAATATGGCGACAGAAGTAAATGTTGTTTTAGATTTAAGTGTAAAAGAAGTAAAGTTTGAAGATGTTGTTGTTGGCGGTGTTTTTGAAAAAGACGGTGCATATTATATGAGAATTAAACCGCAATTTGGCGTTAATGCACTAAAAATTTATTCTCCGAAGTCCAAAACAGATGAAGCTACAGATAGCGATGTATTTACTACATTTTTGTTCCCATTTAGCAGCGAAGTTATTCCACATGATTCTACTTTAAATATTGAGGTATAATAATGACTAAGAAAAATAGTAATCCTGTTGCAAATTTTAATATGCCTAGCAAGATGAGTTCCAGTGATATGTTTATGGCTATTTGCGATAAGAATATGGGAGTATCACAGACTGATGCTTGCTTTAAAAAGACTGGGAGATTTAAAACGAATTTTAATGGTGACTTACTGATTGATGGCGAAAAGAAGCATCTTGATGTGAACTTTGAAAGAAAAGTGAAAAATCCCACTACAACAGTTTCTATTACGAAGAACTCTGCCGAAATCGGCAATCCTTATTTGGCAGCTTTACAGGCAACTATATGGGTGGTCTGGGGAATTATTTGTAAATACACAGCCAATGGATATGATACCACTATTGGTGACGCAGACATTGAGTATACAAAACTTGAAAATGGCGAATACGACGTAAAGGCTATTGTTAATTGTGCTCTTGTAAAGGACGGTGTTAGAATCAATGAATGTGGAACTGATAAACGTAGATGAGGCTAAAAATGTTTGGAAAACATGGTCTGAAGTTGCATCGGTCTGTTATGATTCCAAGGTAAAAAATCCAGAGGTTATAGGTAAGCATTGTTTTTTGTCTGGGCATTTTTCTGGGAGTCGTGGCGTGTACTTCATCTTTAAAATTACAGACTGTCCTCGTTTTGTGATTGACCAGCTAGTGAGGCATGAAACAGGCGTTTTCAAAAATGTTCAGAGCTTTAGATATGTGAACAAGAATAATTTTGGTTATCAGATTCCGATTGAAATTAAGGATAATCCAGAATTACTCAATAAATATAATGAACACATGGCTAAAACTGTCGAACTTTATGATGAGATTGACGGGTATGTTAAATCTAAGGGTAGACCTAAAGAACGCGCAAACGAACAGGCGCGATACGTATTGCCAATGAGTACGTATTCCGCTGTTTGCATTGGATTTACACTTGAAGCACTCATTCATTATATGGGATTGCGACTTTGTACGAGAACCGAAGAGGTTCATCGAGAATTAGCATCTAAGATGCGTTACGCTGTATGCGATGCAATCCCAGATATTGGAGGCTATCTCGTTCCTCAGTGCGATAGACTGTTGTACTGCCCGGAATCCAAATGTTGTGGTAGGCATCCAAAGAAAAGCGATGTAGAAAAAATACTTTACTCTACTGAAGTGTAATATTGAAAATTTTACCCGGAAAGCCCTTGACTTTTCCGGGTATTTTTGCTATAATATAGTTACGGAATGGAGGTTAGATTGATATGTTCGGGTTAGTGCCGTTATTACTTATACTATATATTGGAGTCGGTTCAATATACTTTCTCGAATGCTTTCCAGATATTTATACCGAATACGGATTATGGCAATGTGATGGGATAAAAGAGCTTGCTGTCGTTTCTTTTTTTGTTATCTTTTGGTTGCCGTACCTTGTATTATTTAAAATAATAATTGGCTGGACTATTGACGCGACATGTAATATTATCTTGAGTAATCAGGTTGATAATGATGGATTTGAAAAAGAAGATTTTGAATAAAGAGGAAGGTTGACTATAAATATGCAGAACGTTATTAACCGTTTCGATGGCGAGTATTTCTTTTTGAGCAACTTCTATCAGTGTCCGGTAACTTATGATGGAATTGCTTATGGCAGTTCTGAGGCGGCTTTTCAGGCGCAGAAAACTTTGGATATTGAAAAGCGTAAGTATTTTGCAACACTTGCCCCGTCTAAATCTAAGCGCGAAGGTCGCCGTCTTGTCGATTTGCGTTCCGATTGGGACGACGTAAAGGACAAGGTAATGTTTGAGATTGTCATGGCAAAGTTTATCCAGAACCCTCAGTTAGCCGATAAGTTGTTAGCAACTAAAGGTATAACTTTGGTTGAGGGTAACAGTTGGAATGACCGTTATTGGGGTATGGATTACGAATGTACTGTTGGTCGTAATCAGCTTGGCAAAACTCTTATGCTTGTTCGTGAGAATATTTATATGATTCGTATGATGCACGGTAGCGAGAACGAATCTATTTCGTGAGGAGGAAAATATGAGTTATCCAGATTTCAAGGTAATGAGCCGTTATGTGCTAGAAGATTACCTTATGAACCCGGACAATGTTGAAACGCTCGTAGTTTCTATTACTGATGTTGGCGCACCACTTGCTGGTGATGATTGCACTGCAAATAATATCCATTTCCTTAGATTACAGTTTAATGACTGTGAAGTTAGTACGAAGTGGGAAACAGCAATGTCTGATAAACAGGGCGTAGAGGTAGCAAACTTCATTAAGAACTGGATGATGAAAGTATACGTTGAAAAAATCATCGTTCAGTGTGAGGCTGGTTGTAGTCGTTCCGCTGGTGTATGTGCGGCAATCATGAAGTACATCACTGGTGACGATATGCCTATTTTTCGTAGTCCTAAGTATAGTCCTAATATGAACTGCTATCGTATGGTCTATAATGCTCTTTTTAATTCAACCCCTGACGAAGCTGAGTTAAAGAAGAAGGCTAAAATTAGTGACGCAATGTATTTCGCAGATGGCTCTGAGTGGGATTATTTTGGTGGAAAGGTTATAAGAGAATGATTAGTTATGGCTTCTTTTGGATTTACTCAATTTTTGGCTTTCTTCCGGCTGTTATTGCACTTTTCATGTGTAATTTTTCAAAGTCGTATGTAGTCGTAGTTATCATCTGGTTTATTCTATTGCTGATTAAGGTATCGCCTACCGGGTCACAGATTCCTCAGTATAGAGCCTTTTGTAAATATAGATTGCACTGCCCCAATGAACTTCTACCTAAGATGAAGTATGCACAGATTAAACGGTTGTTATCTGTCAAAGAGCTTTGCGCAGATTTTGACTATGTTAGCTGTGATTACGCGGCAGATGAATTTGTGCCTTGTGACTATTATGACTGGTCTTGTAAAGATATGAGACATAGTTTTGTAATTTGTCATATCGCTAGTAAAAACAATAACTATGTCGTTTTAAACCCCGCGACGTATTTTGATTACTTCGCAATGTGCTTGGCTGTTAGTAAGGGTTTGAAAAGTTTGTATGCAACAGAAACGGTTGATGCGCAGTTAAAAAATCTAAAAGACATTAGAGAAGTTGTCCGTGAAGTACAGGACAGAGAAGTAGCAAAGATGCGTGACGTTGCGTCAGAAAATAAAGAAATTGAAAATCGTATCATAAATGATAGAAAGGTTAAGATAAAAGCAAAATGAGTTACAATATTGTTGTCACAAAGGTAAACGAGCTTCTGGAAAAGTTTGTTGGTGGCGAGATTTTCTTTGACCAGCTTGACGATTCTATTAGAGCAAGCAAAGAGATTCTTGCAATGCTTGACCACGATGTTAATATAAGGTATCCGCACGGCAAATATAGATATGTTGTTACCGGTAAAACCGGCTTTGCATATTTCAATTATGGTTTTACTACAGACCTGATTGTTCCGGGCGGTTTACGTAAATCTAATACGAGGTTAGACCTTTCTGAATATGTAAAAGCTGGCGAAAATTACGTTCTTATTGATGATTCCTATTTTATGGGGCGCACAGAGGCCGTTATTCGGAAAGCACTCAATGAGTGTGGTGCTAGTTTAGCTGGAACGATTGTTTTCTATGACGGCTGTATTGAAAAGCGTCCTTGGGTAACTTCTATGTATCGTTATTACGATAACTACGATGTTTTGGGAAATAGATTGGAGAAATAATTATGAAGATTAAGATTGAATTTACTATTGAAAATAGCATGGATGCCGCACAGATTGACGAGAATTTGAAAAAGGCTATTGCCGCTGGTGTTCCTGAGACTACGGTTGCTGGTCAGATTCGTGACGAATTTAAACGGATGTTTTCTAGCATGATGATGGGAAATGATATTAACGGTAAACCTGTTACTGCCGATGTTGTAGGCGTAGATGTGTTTGCAAATTCTGATGATACTTCTGTATTTTCTGAATGGCACAAGGAGGGCTAAATGGGCGAGTGGTATATTGTTCGTGGGGATATGGATGATGGGTGCAAGAAGTATTCTACAAGAGTTATCGTTTGTGCTGATACTGTAAAAGAAGCACAGGTGAAGGCAAAAAATCACTTGGAAACTGATGCGGATTGCTTATTTGCGCCTATCGATGTAAGCCGCCTTGATGAGAATAAGGTATACTGATTATGGAAAATTTTGATATTAGCAAAATCACTATGAGTAAGGTGTATCTTGATGAATATAAGGTAAGTCCATATTCAGAAGAACTTACTTATACGCTCGTCAATGGTGATGGTGATGATAGGGGCGGCAGTAGAGTATTGCGCTTTACCGATAATGGCACATGGTCATTATGTGATAAGGACGGGGCTATCGTCCGTAACCATATCTTTTTAGAGTCTTGGAATGGTGATAGGATTCTTAATGCCATTTTTTACGATGAGCATATCGCCGCAGTAAAGATTCATGATGGTTGGATTCCTCTTAGTGAATGGGGAAATTCGTGTATCTGTTTTAGAATGGGCGTGGAGTGCGCTGGAAACAACTAATAGTTGTAAGACTGGAAATTTCTTCCAGTCTTTTTCTTTAGATTCCCCTTGACTTTTCTTACTTTGTGTGGTATAATATTGGTATAAGAAAGATAGATAGTAGTGGAGGATATTATGGACTGGATAACGATGATTGTATGTATCATTGGGATTGTTTTCGTTGTTGGAATGCTTGTTGCAATTATCACCGATTCTGTAAAATCATCTTGGTACGATGATGCAAGAGACTCGGATTATGCACCCGAAAAGAAAAGGCCAATCAATCATATAGATAAAGAATTGGACGACAAACGTGTTGATTATCTTCTTTGCATGAGAGATATAGGCATCATTAGTAGTGACAATGTTTCCAATTCTATGCATAAAATTGACGAGTATCTTACTTCGTATAAACTTGAGCAATTTAACCGTTTCTATACTGTTTATTGCAGGGAACTTAGTGATATACTAAAAAAGATTAAAGATTGTAAATGTTCCTCTTTATATTATAGCCTTGTGACAGAAACTAGAACAACATACGGCAGTATCTTCTCTAAAATGCTTGCAGATGTAGAAGCGTTTATTAAAAATAATTCAGCTTCTGTCACAGATATTGAAGGCATCAAGAATTTTGCTAAAATCAATGGTGACTTTGATGAGAACTATAAAGCAGAAGCAGTCAGCAAGCCGATTGATGATGCAGACGTGGTTCTTACCCCTACTACTTCAGCAGTAGAAAATACACAGCTTACAAAAGAACTGGAAAAGTGCAGAGCAGAGGCCAAAAAGCATTGTGAAAAAAGATATAATGTTGATGTCGCACAAGCAAAGCTGAAAAGCGATTTGGAACAACTTAACGAAGCGATTTACTATCAAGAACTTGCTGGTCGTAACGGTGCTACGAACGATGATACCTTGAAGTTGATGCGTGAAACTCGTCACGAGATTATTAAATATGTCGCCGACTGGGGGATTGAACACTATAACGACCACGACCTTTATTGTTGGGGAATCCCAATCGACGACTACCTCAAAAATTGGAAAGCTAAACTTGACTATGCGCACAACATGTACTCTGATGAATCGGATGGAATAGTGTATGAAAGTTTATAAAGTTATTGACAAATTACAGAAACTTGCAAAAGATAATCCTGAGCAGGAAATCACAATCGAGACTGGCAAACATCGCTCGTATAAATGTCCACACTGTGGAAAAGAAGCTGCTTGGGTACAAGAGCTTGCAACGTGTAAGCTCAGTGACGCTATCATTTACGAAGGTTTTGACGGAACAATCGTGATTGATACAGAGTGAGGTGGTTTTATGGATTTCTCTGATATTTTCTTTATGGTAGCTATCTTTAGCGTTATAGCGATTGTAGCATTGCTTGAGCTTTATGGTTTGGTAATGTGGGCGATTCCCCGTGGTTTATTTACCACTGCTTTATACACACTTGGATGTTTAGCGGCAGATTCTTTTGTCGCCGGATTTATAACAATAGCATAATAGGAGGTAAGATGATTAAAAAGCGTATCACATTGTCAGATTGGACATATATTGGTAAGTATAACAACTGTGTAGAATGGGGGCGAAAGCTCTGCGACTACTATCTTATCTTAGATGAGGATAAGGCATTATATAGAAAACAGGAAATTAAAACTTGGTTTTATGCGATTATATTCATTCCAGTTTGTTTAATCAATTTTGTTCTCTGTATTATAGATGGCGGCTTAGTTGAGTTTGAACTTCCTTATAAAACTACTGATAAGACGTATCTGGGTATGCAGAAAGATAAAAATACGATAAGTTGTCCTACTCATGGCATATCTTATGAAAGGGCTAAAGAGATTTGGAATAAGTATGACAAGGGGGCAAGATGGAGATTTATAGAGAAGTAATTGATGTTGTTATTAGCATTTTTATTCTTGGCGGACTTTTAGGAATCGGCTATATTGGTTTTCATATTGTCGTTGATATTTTTGAATGGGTATGGCCGTTTTAAGGTAATAATGTATATGGAAACATACGAAAAGATGAAACAGCTTCTTCGGCAGAGAATGGAAGAAATGCTTTTAAACGGCGTTTCTCCATTTGATATCGTAGATGCACTACTCGGCGATATGACTATGGATGTTTGTCATAACCTGTATTCAGCAAAAGATATGAAAGAAATTTCACATCCATACAAACGAGATTATGGTCACTATTTTTTAGATAAAATTTGACTTTTGTGTAATAAAAAACAACGTAGGTATGTTAAATTTTTGAGGAGAAAATTGTTATGGGATGCTTTTCTTGGATGAGAGCAGATAAAACTACAAAACGGAGTAATATCGTAGATGGCGATAGCTACAAAATTCTTATTCCGAAGGAGTTTGGTGGTGGTTTTATTAAAGACCACTATCAGGGATATGGTCGGGTTCTTTGGGACACCAAAGATAATATGGCTGACCTTTACGGTATTCTTGCATATTGGAACAAACGCCCCAATATGATTTACGATGGTGACAAATATCCGTCTACTATGGAAGATATTCTTACCAAAGGTAAAACCGGTCATAACGGCAATCGTTCGCGCGGTATTGACATTGGTTGTCTTAACAGAGATATTGATAAACTTAAATATCCACTGAAACTTGTTTCTGCATCGTATAAAGGAACTTACGAGGATTGTGAAGGACGAAGCTATAGTGACCCGGTACAAGGATGGGTTAAGACTTATTGGTAATAAGGAGCATGTATGAAAAGTCGTGAAGTTAGTTTAAATACTCCTGTTTGGTGTACTGCTTTTGAGTTGTCGCGGAACTGTAGTTCAATTATTAGAAATCTGCCACCTCTTTTGGGACATTTTGAAGGAGAAACTCGTAGTGGTCGTAAGGACAACTTTGTTTCAGAAAACAGTACACGCAATCTTGCGTGTTGGTCGTTTGGTGGTTATGAGTATTTCTTGACTTACGAAGAAGCGGCAGAGTATTATAACAAGCGTCTTGCAAAAGCACAGAAAGACATTGCACACGAAATGGCTACGACCATCAATAAGCTGGAAAAGATGGGCGAACGGATTAACGGTATGTATGTAATTAACAATATGGACGGTGCTGTATGAGAATTTTAGTGCATGGTATCAAAAGAAAGTGTGTAACATTTACTTGTCGTAATTGTGGATGTATTTAAAAATGGAGGTTGGTTAATATGAAGAGTAAGTCCAAAACAGATTTGGTCTATGTAATTGATAATATGCCAGCTTTAAACACGCTCGACAGAAGTTATGCAATTTATCATCTAAAACATTTGCACAAAGTTACTGTTATGCGGCATGGTATTGTGTTGGAACATTGGTATTATTATATTCCAAAGAATACCCATCACTATTATGGGTATGATATTCCTAAAATGAATACTGGAACTATTGTTGGTTATTTCTTAGATAGAAATAGTCGTTGGACGCGCGGTAGGATGCCAGCTACAAAAGAAGTGAAATATCTAAAGAATTATAGAACGGAGTAATTATGCAATACGATATTAACACAGTTCCTCTTAACACGGATATTTGGTGTGTCGGGTTCAAATTTGGCAGAAACAAAATTTCAGTAAACAGGCCACCTGTTCTTGGTAAAGTAAACAATCGCAATTGGAACGCTCGCTTTGTTCCGAATGATAAAAAGGGGAGTTTTTCTGCTAGTAATTATCTGTATTATGATAATTACGATGAGGCTGTAACAAACTATAACTGGCTTATTAACGAATATGTGCGGAGATTTAGTGGGTTTATCGAAGATGTAAGTGCGCACTTTATTAAAAACAAAGATGGTGAGGTAATTTTTGGATGAATACACCTATTATCAGTCCTTGGTTTTTCTATTTCGCTGGGATTGCAGATGCACTCGGAATTAGTTTAATTATTTTTGGATGTATAGCGATTCTTATTTCAACCATTATCCTATGCGTTTCACTTGATGACAACGAAACAAGTTTTGTAAAAAAATCTATTAAAGGTATCATCATTGGTGTCGTTATTATTATCCTCGGTATTTTCTGTCCATCAGAAGACACTTGTTATAAGATGGCACTTGCTAAATTTGCAACTCCGCAAAATATTCAAGCAATTACTAAGTATGCTGGCGATACCACATCAAACATCAACGATAGTGTGAGTGATATTATTAAGGACATTATGGATTATAGTGTTGACCGTATCTATGATATTCGTAATAATCAGAAGGTCGGTGATGATGAAAAGTAATGAAAATTTATACAAGCTATTATGCAAATTTAAGAAAGATTCCAGATGATATTGTAAGAATTTCTATTGCTGGTAAAGCACCAGCATGGTATACAGGTTTACAATATAAAAAGATTGCACCCAAAATTGGATTCTTCTTAGAATGGAAGAGAAACAAAGACAACAACTATTATATCGAACATTATGATTCAGAAGTTCTCTCAACGCTTGTCGCGCAGAACGTATACGATGACCTAAAGCGATTAAGCAACAATACAGACTGTGTTCTGCTATGTTATGAAAGACCGGAAGATTTTTGTCACAGACACCTTGTCGCAGATTGGTTGTCGAGAGAATTGGACATTGACGTAAATGAATGGAGCAATAAATGAGTTATGAATTTCTCATACACAATGTAATTCCGTTTTGTATTGGAGTATATATTGGTAACAAACTGCTTGATGCTGAGTTCATAGACGCTATATTTGGCGGTTGCGTACTTCTAGTCGTTGTTGCGCTTGTAGGAAAGGGAGTTATCTAATGAATATTTATACTATTTTGTGTGTTATTCTTGCATCGTACAGTGGTTACTTTGTCTACCACAAGAAGTATGATGGTGTAGCAATTTCTTGGATTCTTATTGCTTTAATTCTTGGATTACAGGGTGTCGGAGTAATCTAAATGAGATTATATAAATGTAATGCTATATGTTACCATAACGATGATGGCTGGCTCGGCAGAGAAGTGGACATAGCCGAATATGCTACTTTATCTGATTTAGAGCTATTTATAAAGAGATATAGCGATAGCATTATAGAAGTCATCTTATACACTGGGCGTGACTGGGAAGTAACGAGTATTACTGTCCGCTGTGTTACCAGACGAAACGAGATAATAGCCATCAGCCTAAAGCATCACGACTATTTAACGAGGCATGACGTTGCAAGAGAGATGTTTGGAGTTGATATATTTAGAAAATACCTATTCAAACGTCTAAAGAAGAATGAACGAGAAATTACTTGCCCTTTCGGTGGATAATGAGGTGTTAGTATTTAATGAAATATAACTTCACTATAAAGAGATATAAGTTAGATTTTGATGCTTTGCATCAGAGTTCTAAAATATGCATTGTGAATCATTATACATGGACTTTCAAAGAGTTCAGCAACTTCGTTAAATCAGAACAGTTGTCTATGTGTAACACATATTGCTACTTCCATCCACTACACAAAACACCATATCACAGCTATAAAATTGGCTTCACAAAGAAAATTGATGACAGATGCTATCTTGTGTACAATATGACTATTAACAAAATGGTTGACGGTAAGTTAGCAGATTTTAACTGGAAAAACTTTGAGAACAAGCTATCTAATACACAGTTTTTCAAAAAGTACAGAGCCAAACGCCTGAATAATAAAAAAGAAGTAATTTCTCATGCTGTTGTTGGCATTTAAGAGGTAAATATGGTTTACAAATTTGAAAGAGAAATTCCCAAGAATAATCCAGTATTTGCTTGTGGAATCAAAGGGTCGCCAGAAGGCGGCTATACATTGTTTGGCCCGACTTTAGGCTATTACAAACGTGATGGTATAACACCGATATTTATTTATCGTGGTGAAGATGAACATTACACGGCGGTTACAGCATGGGGATTCTGTTATGCTGATTGCTCAGATGACGCTGAATATGAATGTAAATTACAGAGCAGGATAACATTAAAGCTAGAACGTAGCAAACAGGAACGAAGAGAACTAAATATTAAATCTCTTGAAAATATTGTCGATAAACTTGCGGTTAGTAAAAACTAACTGTTGTATACAACACTATGGTAAATTTTACCATAGTGTTTTTTCGTAAAGGGCTTGACAAATCGCAGTATTTTTGGTATAATATAAGCACAAAGAAATGAAAGTGGCTTGGCTTTGTTTAATAAGGAGGATTTTGATATGCGATTTGGGCTTGGAGATATTGTTGCAATCATTGTAGCTGTACTGAAGGTGCTTGGTTTAATCACTATTTCGTGGTGGGCCATCATCGGATGGTGGTTTATTTATTTCGTAGTAAGTCTCATTTTTTCTTTAATCGTATATGCGTGGATGGAATAAGGAGATTACAATGAAAGTTTGGGATTTAGCGACACGTGATGTTCAGCCGCTTATCAACCGATATGTCGCGCAAGAAACTCATAACGGAAGAACTTTCGATGGACGAAGTGTAATTGAACAGCTTTGTTACAATATTGCCGCTGTTGAATCAATAAAGATTAAAAACGGTCAAACTATTAAAGAGACGAATGACAATATCCGTTGTTATCTTGGCAATATTATCAACAAGGCGTATTGCGAAGAGATTGCGAGTCGCATTTATCTTGCGACGAAGATATATATGGAGGAGTAAATGAGTTTTAGAACACAGCAGTTACCTAATACTATCCCTGTTGAAGGGTTTACAACTAAGAAGTTAAATAGTCCCAGATATATAATTCCTGCATCAGTTCAGAATCGTTGTTTAGCACAGATTGAAAAGGATAAGCGATTTAATACCGCTATGTCTTTATTGGAGTCTTTATCTAATGCAGGATATGAGGCTTACCTTGTTGGTGGTTGTGTCAGGGATATGCTTCGGATGAAAACGCCAAAAGATTATGACATCACTACATCTGCAACACCGGAGCAGACCAAAGCAGTATTTAATGACAAGCAGATTATCGAAACTGGCATCAAGCATGGCACTGTGACCGTAATGATGGATAACGTTGGCTATGAGATTACGACATTCCGTATTGATGGCGATTATTCTGATGGTCGGCATCCTGACAGTGTAAAGTTTGCTAAAACCATTGAGGAAGATTTAAGCAGACGTGATTTTACTATCAACGCTATGGCGTATAATAAAGAGCGTGGCTTCGTTGACCCTTACAACGGTTTCTGGTGTCTCAATGCAGAGAAGATTGTATGTGTTGGTAATCCTGTTCTTAGATTTCAAGAGGATGGCTTACGGATTCTCCGCGCTATGCGATTTGCTTGTGTCTTTGGTTACAATATTGACGAAGACACGGATTATGGTATGCGTGTCTGCAAGAAGAAACTGGAATGTGTATCTAAAGAAAGAATCCGCGCTGAACTTGATAAGATGATTTCAACATATAAGTTCGGTGATATTATGATGAAGTTTAGCGATATTCTTGTAGAAATTATCCCAGAACTTAATAATCTAACAGGAAATGTCTCTTATACAGAAGAGCCTAGCCGTTTTGACCTCTACACTGATGTTGCACACGCCTTCCTTGATGGCGAAAATCACCGTGATAGGATTACATCTTACGCGCTCCTGTTTCGTGACCTCACAATGTTTGAAAGCGAAATTCGCAAGCATCTAACATTAGGGGAAATTGCAACTGCGGCGAGTGCGGTTGCGTATAACGTTATGAAAGATTTGAAGTTCGATAATGAAACCTCAAAATCTGTGTGTCGGATTATTAAACAATCTTTTGAGTTAGTACCTAAAAGCAAATATGAAATGCGTATTCTCGTTAGCAAGATTGGAAAAGAAGATACAGAGCGTATGCTTGATGTAATGTTGGCGCATGGTGGAATCCCAGCTTGTTATTGTGACTCTTGGGAAAAGTGCTATGATGCCATGAGTATCTTCTATGAAATCAAAGATGAGGATGTGTTTACTGTAAAAGACCTAGATATTAACGGAAATGACCTTATGGAAATTGGATTTGTTGGTATTAGTATTCGCAAAGCGATGAACCACCTTCTGAATCTGTATTTCTTAGATTCAATCGAGAATAAACATGACACCCTGTATGCAAAAGCATCTGAGTTATTTAATTTAAGTGGTGGCAGTATTTTATGAATAACATCGTAAGAGGAGTTCTTTGTTATACGGTTCCAACGGACAGTGTAATTATCGAAGATTACTTCGATAATGAAGTATACAATACTAAAACAGGTTTCAGGGAAGGTTGGCTTCCATACTGTGAGTATGATAATAGACCTCTCGAACACGGCAATATGTACACAATCATTGACAAAAGGGTGATTCATGTTTGTACCACAGATGCTGATGGTGATTTATCTAAATATGGATTCAAGGAGCGTGAGTCTGCTTTTGGCCCAACACCCAACGAGCGTATTTGGGTAAATATGGAGGTATAATTGTGCCTAGAAACTTCTTTGAATATGAAGTAAGCGGTACTATATTCGGAGATTATTGTATCCGCGAAGTAACACTGAATGACACACCGATGGAGATGAAAGATATAGCGAAATTGTTAGATAACGATAGAACTAACATCACTAACATAGATTATGAAGGCGCAGACTTTGTGACAAGAAAATATCTAACAATTTCGTATGATAAGGTAATTAAAACTGATACTGGCGGCATTGAAGTTGGTGATTTTATATTATCCGTCGCTAATCCTAATAATATCTCTCTAAATACGATGATTCATCAAATGAGCCATCATGATGTGTTCATGAGATACTTTATGGAAAGATTGAAGCGTAATATGCCGGAAGTCATTATACACAACAATTTAGAGCCTTACTAACGGAGGTAATGATGTCACTTCCTGACGTTTTTAATAAATTTGATTTTTCTGTTGGAGAGGATGATGGATATACATTCTGCGAACAGAAAAAGTTTACTTCAAAATTTGATGATGTATACAAGATAATCGACCAAGAAAATGGTGATATTGTAACGATAGTATATGATTTTTCTATTTTATTGGGTACGACATTGTATATTTCATATCTCACAACCAAGAGAAATGAATCTGGAGCCACTTATGTTATAAGCAAAAGAATAGTCGCATATAATACACATTATATTCCAAAAAATGCTCTTATTCATGATATGTATGTGCATAAGCGATTCCTTGAATATTTTAAAACGTGTCTAAGATATAATGAACCAGAAATTGCAAATATAAGTGAAAGAAACAGATGATATTAAATGAGGCTATTCAAATCTTTGAGAACTTGGGCCTCATAGAAGAGTACCCTATTATAAGAGCGAAGGAGAGCTAATGGGATATTACGTATACAGATACATTCATCCACTTCATCCGTGGCTGTATGTTGGAAAATGCAATTCTAATCTAAGAGATAGAATCAATAAACACGAATCTGACCCAAGTGACAATATTAGCAGAGAACATCTAAAAGAACTAAAAGAGTCTACTATTTACTTCGTTGAACTAGATTCTGAAGCTGAATCTGCACTTATCGAACGATATTTAATCAATGAGCATTCGCCTATGCTGAATGTACGATACGAAAGTCTTACTGTTCTTCAGCGATATCAGGCCAAAGAATTGATTAAGCGACACAATCAATATCATCCCGGATGGACTAAATTTGACCGCGCTAAGATTTATGAAAAGAGAATCACTCTTAGTAAGCAGTTCATTAAGAAATCTCGATACAGTTTTAGCACAGTTGAACAGCGAGCTTTTATGTATATTCTTATGAAAGCAAATGAGTTCCGATACAACGGTGATGCTGGTATGTTGACTGTACACTTCTCTTTAGATGACTATTTTGCGCATGTGATTACTTCACGTGGTCAATCTAGTAGAAGCGCAACTAATGCATTACTGGAGCTTGCTTGCAAGCGTATTCCTATTATGACAAGCGTTGGGAAGGAATATGAATTGCGTGGTGTTATTGATAAACCTGTGATTGGCGCTGACAGGATTGTTGGTGTTCAGTTAAACCCTCTGTTTGCAAGCTATTGTAATATGACCAGCCAGATTGACTATAACGCGAATACTGTTATGCACTTTACACATAAGTATTCTGCTAGATTATATGAGATTATGCTGGCATATAAACCAGAAGGTGAACAAAAGTGGACTTATACTGCTTATGACGGCAATGAACTTGCTAAGATGATGGCTACAACTAACCGAAATTCTAACAAGTCTATCAATGATGCTATTGAGGAAATCAATAATATTTCTGATATTAACATTGAGCTTCAGCAGAATATTATTCCGGCAACATTTGTATGCACTATGAAGAATCGGTTTGTTTTAGATAACTCGGAGGTTAAGTGAGAATGGGTATTAGTTTTAACGACTTGTGCATCGATTTACAGGAGATGGCGGCTGATTATGGCGACACTCTGCCGCTTGAGGATTGGCCTGTTGTGTTTAATTTAGGCGGCACACGATATCATCTGAGCCGTTGGAGTGGCCGTGTACACTTTGACAAGGATGCAAAGGAAGTCGTTGTTAATATTGATGATTAACAAATTGTTCACAAATAATCCCTTGCTTTTCTGTTTTAAATATGGTATAATATAAGTGTTCCAGGGGAACGGAAAGAGGTAGTTTAAATGGGTAATTGGTATAGCGTTTCTGGTACTGTGTATAAAACTCATAGCGATGAATCTATGACAAGTTGTTACAGGAATATTCTTGTATTTGATGACAGTGAGCAAGAAGCCATGGATAGAGCGCGATATACAACACAGAATGTGGTAAAAGAGAATTTTGTGTCTTATTATGCAAAACTATTGGGTAATAATGAACGATATGTCGTAAGCAATCATATCCAGTATATTAAGGGGTGAATGACTTGGTAAGTTGGTATATTGTAAATGGAATCCTAGATGATGGCGTAACGAAATGTCCGAAACAGGTTGTCTTAATTGCCACAACCAAAAAACAAGCAATGGAGGATGCTAAAGACAGTTTTACTGGGCACGATGAACATTACGAAGCGCAGAGTGCGTCATTCCTCGATGTGGCACATATTTATAAAGGAAGAATCGAATAATGGGTGAATGGTATATTGTGTACGGTGATATGATTCAGTTTTATATGATTAAACCCAGCACATCCACTCCGACATCTATATGTGTTTTTGCATCTAATGAAGATGAGGCAATGGAAAAATCCAAGCCGCTTGTTGGTACGAAAACATTTGTCCCTAGAGTTGTTAAAAAATTAGATAAATCTAGGAGGTATGCGGTTCGTGTTGTTTATTAAGCAATATATAATCTTGTTCTTTTTAATTGCGGTAGTTGTTTACTACATTATCGAGAATAAGTTTTGAATAGATAAATCTAAAACAAAATTAAAGGAGACTGTATGAAGAAAATTATTTCTGGTATTGTTGCCGCAGTTATCGCACTGATTATTGTAATCACTTGCGTTGTGCGCGTTCCCGTTGGCTACGTTGGTGTTGTTTACTCTGCAAACGGCGCAGAACAGACCACTCTTTCTCAGGGCTGGCACTTTACAAGCCCCATGAAACACGTTGCCAACTTCCCCATCAGTCAACAGCAGATTGTGTTCTCCAATGACCCGGAGGACTATGGTGTAAAAGAACACGCGGATTGGCATATTGACGCTCCTGCTAGTGGTGGCATGGTTGGCATCAATCTGACTGTCAACTATAATTTCCTGCCTGACCGTGTTGTTGAACTGTATACTAAGTTTGGTGGAATTGATGGAGAGAGTCTGGTCGCAAGTAAAATTCAGAATAGCATTATCAGCTATGTTAAGGACGTTACTCCAAGATTTACTGTGATGGATATTTATTCTGACAAGAAGTCCGAAGTAAACAGTGCCATTACTGAATATCTGAACGAAAAGCTGACATCCGAGTATGGTATCAATGTTTCCAGTGCGCTTGTTATTGATGTTGATTTGGATGATGCTCTAAAGGACAAGATTCGCGCAAAAGAACAGGCCAAGCAGGACGCAGAAATTGCTGAACTGAATAAGCAGACTGCACTCGCACAGGCCGAAACCGACAAGGTTAAGGCACAGGCCGAAGCCGACATTAAGGTTATTGAAGCACAGGCAGAAGCAGAATCTAACCGAATTATTTCTGAATCTATCACTGATAATCTGATTAAGATGAAGGAAGCTGAAGCACGTCTGAAGCATGGTTGGATTACTGTCACTGGTGCAGACACTGTTGTGACTAACTCTGGTAACTAATATGAAGCAAGAGCGTGTCGGTGTTCTGATTGGCAGTTACAAACTCAATTGTTTCTATTTCGATGCTTGTTATGAGGATTACAAAGATTTAATTAACAAGACAAAAGAAGAATGCAAACGTAGGTATAAAAGGTGTTGTCTGCTTTGTATTCTTCTTGAGGATGAGACATATCTACAGAAATATAGAAACAGATGGGAACGTATTGATAATAGGCTCCCAAATGAAATTATAACAGAAGTTCAGTAAGCGCAAAAAAGATAGGGATAGTAACTAAAATGTTACTATCCCTATTATATTATGCCTTTTTATTAGCAGTTATTTGTTTAATTATTGCCACAATCTTATCGTAGCCTAGCTGTGAACCCATAATGACACAGATACCTTCAAAGATAATCCACATGATATTCTGTGGAGTAAATGCGATATTTGCCATTACAAAGTACGCACAAGTACCAACTACACCAACAAGTCCACCAGTGCCAAGGGCAACAGCGGATGTGTTATAGTTAATCTTTAGACCAGTAAGAATCTTCTTTAGGAACTCAACAACGATTGTAGTCAAAGTACCAAAAGCAAGAAGCAAAGTACAAAACAGTTCAATAGTCATATTTATCTCTCCTTAGATTATCTAACAAACATTGCTTTCCAAGTATTCATACCTACAATTCCATCGGCAGTTAGATTATGTGCTCTCTGGAACTTTTTTACCTCATCTTCAGTGTTCTTTCCAAATTGACCATCAATAGGTATACCAAGTCTCTTTTGAACGAATTTTACAGCACTTGCTTTACCAACATTTGTTCCGCGTTTGATAATTGGCATTAGGTCAACTCTATAATATTCGTATACGCCAGCTCTTGCACAAAGCCAAAATGTTTCTCTTGGTCTGGTATCAACATGGATAAAGTTTGTGTTACCGTAGTAGTACACTCCAACACCATTCGTGATAGTTTGTGCGTAATATGCCAATTCAACAGCGGAAACACCAGCAATCTGGATATCTGCCGCCATACCTTTTACATGATAGGAACCAGCAGAACCACCGACCCTGCGGTTATGCTCTGGGGTACGATATGCAGAATTTATTATAACTGGTTTGCCAAAATGTTCACGAATTTTTTGTAGAACTTCAACGAGAGCAGTGTCGATAAGAACAGAATCAGAACCATCTTTGCAAGCGAACTCTTTTACAGTAAAATTCGTAGATAATTTGATATTACCGTGTTCCTTTAGACTGTATGTTTTAACAGCCATTATACCATCCCTTTCTTAGATAAATAATATTTAGGTTTTTCTTCGTGGAACAAGAAGTATCTTAAATAATCGTCAACGATAATAGCAACGATACATAAGAAAAACCACAGAATAGTAAACGGTAAGCAAATCTAACCAAGAATATTAAATGGTAGATTTGAATAATCCCAAATGTGAAGACCCAGAAATAGATTTAGTATAATTCCTGCGATAAACTCACAACACGTTACAACAAGTGCACCAATTATAGACTGTTTCCAAATTTCCATTTTCCAAGGTAGATAATTATTTAATCCACCGATGACAACAAAACAAAAACCACCAAGAATACCCATTGTCCAATGAGTATGTCCGCGACAAAGCATTTCTATTCCGCAATATGCAAAACCACCAATTAAAAACAAGATTATAATTTTAAGTGATTCTTTTGCAAGATTTCTCATACAATCACCTTATTCATATTTAATCTCAATATTGTCAACTTCATTTTTAGATTTGCATTCTTTAATTTTTATTTCAATATCTTGTTGTTTAGACACTATTGGTTTTACATATTTAACAATAGCGAGAGACAGCGCCGCAAGATTTTCGTAAGTCCACGCCCTACATCTATCTCCTGTTGTATTCCATGTAAGTTCCATAGGTTCCCCGATTGTAGATGAAATCTGATAGGCGGCAAGGTTGCTTGTCAATAGCGCTTGTTTTTCTTCTGTAACAGAATAATATTCTCCATCAATCCATTGGAGTGGATGAGACGCAAGATATTCTTTAAGGTCAGTTTTGGATTTTGCAATTTTAGTATTTTTAATTTCGTTTAGTCTTGCTTCTAGCTCTTCTGCTGTATATAAGATGTATTTTTGAATTGGTATTTCTTCATCCCAAGCTTCTTTTGCTTCTACCGCTTCAACGTCAATAATTTTTTTTACATCTTTGCCTCCATTTGGATATTCAGCAATGGTTTCGTAGTGATATTTTTCTTTCACTTCGTCAACTTTATCATGGTGAATTGTTTCAATATCATCTATAAGATACCCAAGTTCAAAATCTGGGCTTAAAATTTCATTACCGGTCTCGTCAATGATTTTCATAAGTCAAAACCTCCTTTCTCAGACCATGCGCCGCCAGATGTGCACATAGTAGGCGGCGGGCTGCACGGTATCGCTTGCACCGTAAATAGCATTGGACTTGGACGCATCCAAATGGTACTTAATCACATAAGCATCGCTGCTGTTTCCGCCCGTATATGCTAAAGGGTCGCTGGCAGTGAATGCGCCGGATGCATTCTTGTCATAAGGACGTATATTCGCAGTAAAAGAACCTGTGATGTTGGGCAGACCCGCCTGAACAGTAGTGCCTGCTGCGTGGCTGCCGGCACCCATCAGCACCCGGTTCTGCGCAATCTCCTGCCATATGCCGCCAAACAGGGCGGCGGGGCTGGTGGAGTTGGTGCTCTGGTAGATGCTGCCGACAGGGTATGCAGACAGGCCGCTGGCCGCAATGTCCTGCCACGTCCCATCCCCGCGCAAAAATTTACCCTGTGCACCGGCTGGGGGTGCAGGCACAAGGCCCGCTTTGCCAGCCGCGCTGGAAGTGGCGGCGGTCATGTTGGAGTAAGTGTGGTCAGTAAACACCGCATCTGCGGGCACGGTCTTTTTCAGTTCGTAGGTACACGCAACGGGTTTGCCGCCAGAAAAATACACCGGCTTGGTAGCACTGCCCGCCGTTGCGGTATCGAGTTTGACGGCACTGTTGGCCGAGCCGCCCGCAGAAGCGGAACCGGCATAATTGTGGGTGTGGCTGTTATTTGCCGGGGTAAAGCCCAGCGCGGCGATTACATCGCCCTTTACTAAACTAATCAAGCCTTTATTATCAACTGTAATATTATCTCCAATCTGTACAATACCGGCATTAGTTCTTGTAGCATAATTGGTGTCTGTAACAACGCTTGTTTTAGAATAAGGAGTAATAGCTTGGTCAGCAGAAGGGGCGTTTGTGGAGTATTTTAATACATATCCCCAATTGTCTTTTTTAGCTATAGATACATTGATAATAGAATTAAAGAATGTAGAATCCGTGTTTATCCATAGTTCTGCATTACTCTGACCGTTTCCACCCGATGTTGGGATTAAATAGAAAAATTCTTTTTTTGTTGAATTATTTTCGATATCTACATCAGAAGATTTTAGTTTATCATCATACATAATATAAGAGAAAATATAGGCTGTAGATAAATCGCTATCATTTGTCTGTGCTAAGTCATGGATGAACAATGTAATATTCTTACTATAAGCGACAGAGTTATTCTCTGTTGAAACAATTGTAGGACAGTTAATCTCAATTTTTATTAAATCACCATCTGATGTGTTAGAAATGCTTCCTACATGAAACCATGTTTGTCCGGTTACAGTAGACGCAGGGATGGTTTCTGTTAATATATATCCTTTTGGAGCAGCGCCGTCAATTGTGCTCGTCTCATTATTGCCCTTTGTGATGATGATTTTATCCCCTGTTGGACGCAAATCTTTGATGTACGTCGCATCTATTTGTTGACCAATAGAGTCATTTGTTGCGCTGTCTGCGCTAGTCGCAGTGTCAGCGTTACCAGTTAGATTACCAACAAACTTAGCATCACCGCTCATAGTAATGTCGCCAGTCATTGTACCGCCACTAAGTTTCAACGTGCCAACTAATGCGTTTGCTACATTAGTCTCGCTTGTTTTAGCATTAGTTTCACTAATCTTCGCCTTATCTTCAGATGCCTTTGCTGCATTTTGACTTACAAGAGCAGCGGCGGCAGATGCTGCGGCATCATTAGCAGATTGCTGTGAATTATCCGCATAGTTACTTGCATTCTGTACTGAAGTAGCCGCGTTTGTTTCTGATTGCTTTGCCGCCTTTTCTGATGCCAATGCTTTTGTTTCACTGGTTTTAGCAGCATTTTGAGAATTTAAAGAAGCTTGTGCCGAATTTGCAGAATCACTTGCAGAACTAGCCGAATCATCAGCGCTTGCCTTAGATGCGTTTTCTGAGGCTTTTGCATTTTGTTCCGAAATCTTAGCATTAGCTTCTGATGTAGCAGATGCAGTCTGTGAAGCCTTTGCTTTATTTGCGCTCTCCGCTGCATTAGTCTCCGATGTAGCGGCATTCTGCTCGGACTGTTTAGCTTTAGCTTCAGAAGCGGCTGCGTTACTAGCTGATACGGCTGCTGCATTTTTATATGCGTTTGCTTTAGCTTCAGATTTCTTAGCAGCATCGGCAGCATTCATAGCATCATTGCTATAGCTACCAATTATTTTTTGGAATGTTGCAATAGCATCTGTCCAAACATCTGGATTTTGTGATGCAGAACCGACATCGAGCAATCCTTTTTCGATATTCAAAACCTATGGTTTTGTATGTAAAATATACTGGCCCTCTTCTGCCGCATCAGTAATGTGCCCATCATATACAGAAATATCATAAGTCAAAGTACCACTCGCGGCAGTTGCCTTTTGACTTAAATACCAAGGAAATATAATATATCTTTTGTCTCCATCAGTCTTAATTTCGCGAGTGTCAGAAAAGAAAGTATCAAATTGACCAAGAGCATTAACATACCGAATAGCTAAGATTTTATCTGTAATATCAACATCATCAATAACAGCCGGAATCTTAAACTTCAGAATACGCGAGTCGTTATCGTCAACGACAGCGATATTTTCTGTTGCGCATGGTACAATATCTCTGTTTCTAATTTCAAAAATATATGAACTCAAATATTTCACCATCCTTTAAAAATATACTTGGTATCCTCTAAATGAGAATACCAAGCGGATAATTTATCATGTAGAATAAATTATCTATCAAGTTAGTTATTTTCTGGAATTTGCATTCCTGCTTCAACCATGAATGATGCTGGTAATGTATGCCAAGCATACGATGATTGCGTATCATCAGTTATAGTTATATCATAAATGACTTGACCGCTTGTGCTAGTAACATCAGCGCCCATTACCCATTCTGTGTAAATGTATGTATTATCGTCACCCGAACGGATTTCACGTTCAGTTAAAACCTACTGACTAAATTTTTTAGCAGCATTCACACATCTAACAGATATGATTGAGTCGTTAACGTTGTACCCATCAATATACATTGGAATCTTGAATACGATTCGTCTTGAATTGATGTCAGTAGCAACGGCAATTTGTGACGAAATACTTGGCATGATTGTCCGTCCTTGAATAGCAAAGACGTATTTATCGTCAATATTCATACTACACCTCAATTCAGTTCCATGAGATTGGATAATATATTATGGAACCATATCTATCATATTTTTACTAAATAACAACCAAACCATCTATTACACCACCGACAAAATATGTAAAGAATTGTTCTTTCGTAATGTAAGCATTTCTGTCAAGACCAACTATACGAATCTCTTGTAAGTCATACGGTGCAACCTTGTTCCCCGATGTTCTATCAAGAATACCTATGGTGTTGACAGGTATGTTATATATTGTATCGTACATATAATCACTCCATTAGAAAAGAACACCAGATGTAGATACATCAACACTACCAGATAGAATGCCTTGGTCATTAACGACAAGACCCTATGTAGTAATACTGCTACCTTCAGTGTTAGAAATTGCAAACTGTAGTGCGCCAGCTTTAACTACAACGTGAGTATTTACACGAAGTGTCTTGGACTTATTTAGATTTCCCCAGATGTAGGCAGTACCATCAACTGCTACCTTTGATAAAAAGAAACCTACAATTGTTTGGTCTGAACCACTTATAATATTTGGGAAGGTAATGTCGTTTTTATTCGTTACATAACTAAGAACGACATTACTATCAACTACCTAAAAATAATCAGCGGTATTAGGTATTCTAACACGCGAATAACCACCACCCGTTACTTCACGCCCAGAGATTGTTCCTTCTAAATCAGATGTAGGTATCTTATCTTTAAGAATACCAATATACCAATAAGTCGGCACTTGCGATGTGGTTGCCTGTCCAAACATATATTTATTAACAAGTGATGCCATATTGTTGTTTATCATTATATACCACCGACCTTTCTTCTAAAGATTATTTCGCCCCAAGAGCGAATGTAATCGTTCCCCTCGTAAGTCAATATCGGCTGTTGTATATATTTTCCATCATGAAGATTCTCCGTATTAGAGGACAACAGCGTAATATATACAATACCCGTATTTGAATCTATCTTAATCTAGTTTGGATTATCTGTTCCGTTGATTGTAAGTACAATATCTTCAAACTGGTCGTAGGTACAAAGATTCCAACTTATTTGGCTTACATTTGGCAGAATTATACCGCCATCGGTATCTGTAAATTGATAAGCCAACACGAAGGTGTCGCCCTATATAAATTCTCTAGTCGGAAGTTTAATTAAAAACTTATCATTCGTCATAATGCAACCCTCCCTTTAAGATTCTCTGTGAACATACTGATATAATTCAGATACTGTATTGTATAATTCTCTTAGACTAATAGTTTTCTGCAATGGTGCATGAACAGTAATTGTGTCATTGTCAACAAAGGTTATAGTCGGCTCACCTTCTGTATCATCGTTATATACAAAAGAAATATCAACAATATCTATCGGATAATACTATGCCTCTTGTTGTGCAATATAAGCAAAGTTATAACTATCGCTACTCCAGTGTCCATCTTTGTATACAAAGTTATATACACCAGCATCATTTCTTGTTATAATAGTAATAAATGAATCCCAATCAACTTTTATATCTACGTTGCTCTATTTGTTTGTAATAGAGCAAGATACTGCAACTTTGCTCTTATCTGTTGATATAGGTGCATTAAGTTCGGTATCAAATGCTGTAATATCACCAGTTGACTTTGAATACCCAGACTCTGTAATCGTATGAACCGTTTGTCTGGTTTTATCATTTTGACCAGCGCCTACACTAAATATCTCGTCATCCTTAGATTCAGCGTTGTATCTACCAACTACGGCTTGTGAATCATTTTTAGCTTTCACACCATGTCCTGCGACAAATGTATATAAATTTTCGGCAATATTGTCACGACCGAAAGCAGCACTATCACTTGCCACTTGATTATTATTCATTGTAATATATCCAGTGCCAGTTGGGTTCTGTGCAGTCATATATCCACCAACGACATCTCTAATTATAACGACCTTATCTGCACTCGTTCCATTCCAGACATAATGAACAGATGTGTCGCCAGTAATGTACAAGCATACACCCACACCGAGTAGCGAGGTATTATCAGTATCATCTAGCCAAGTTAGCAGTTCTGATTCTGAATTGAAGTAATAGCCTATATTACGAGACTTAACTTCTTTTAAATCAGACTGTAATTGTACTATTTTTGGTTTAATATCTGCTATATCTTGCTTATTATAATTTATATTTTGTTCATTTGTTTGGACACGAGAGCTTAGGTCGTTATTAGATACTTTTAAGGCATCTATATCTGATTTATTTGCCGATACATTTTTATTGGTATCTTCGATTGATGATTTTACTGTGTTAATATCGCTACTTACAGATGTCCTTAATTCATCAATCGCGCTCTCGGTAGTAGTAAGTTCACCACGCAGTTCGTTGTATTTTTCATCAATCTCTTGATGTATGCTTCTCTCTGTTTGTTGAATTGTGTGATTGATTTGTGCGGTATTGTTTACCACATAGTTACGAACACCATCGCTGCTTACTGGATTTGGGCTAAATGCCGTAACAACTTGGTCTATAATAATATCTTTTGTGTATAACTTACCAGAATCATCCACACCAACATCTTGTGTCATATCTGAAGTTTTAGTTACAGGTTTAACGCATCCGGCAGACGATGCAGTAGCAATAGTTGGTGTTATAGTAACCTCGTTACTACCATCATATCTTTGTCCAAATATAATCAAAGTATGTGGATTTTTCATCGAGCTAGGCAAGTTTGCCAACTGCTCGTAATTTATCTTATGTAATTCTCCGTTATTGTCTAATACTGCAACAACGGTAATATTAGAATAGTCAGCTATAATAACTCACCTCCAATTTAACTCTGTGGTAATGTTCCGAACCTTATACCAAATATACGATATGGTATATTTGTATCGTTTTTTGTATCAAAACGTGGATATACTTTTGCCGTCCACTCCGCCAGTGGTGGAGCATCAACATGGAATGAACCAAAACCAAGATTCTGGCTAGAATAAAAATATAAGTGGTCTGTATAATGTACGACCTATCTAGCAGAATAGCTATCGTAATCCGTGCTCCATGTTCCCCAAAACCAACCAGTTTGTGTTGAACCGCTATTAAAACTTTTTGACACCATTGTGGTCGCAGTTCCTCTTAAAACGATACAGCTTGCAGCACCATTAGTGCAAAATATAAATGCGGCAGTGTAATCTGCGAACGACACACCGGGGACTTGTGAATATACACTTTGCTCACCAAAACTAGACGTTGGGTTAGGGTTTCTCCACAATTCCTTACACATAATATCTTCACGTAAATTGCTGGCATAAATCGAATTTGCTTTTATATAATTACCAGTTATTGTTCCCGGAACTAATATTTCATTTGCTTTTATTCCGCTAGAAACAATATTTACAGCAGATATACAATTAGCAGCGAGTTGGTCTGCCATGATTTTGTTTGCGGACAAATCTCTAATAACCATATCACCATTACGGTCGATAGCACTATTCCATCGTATATAGTCACCATCCACAGTTTTGCCATCCAAGATACTGGTTTCACTTATATTTCCGGGCGTACTAAATGTAGCTGTCGCAAACCCGCCAGTGGAAGCGTAATAGTATGTAAATGATGTAGACATATCATATCCATCATGGAAACAATATCTAAACCCAGTATCTTTATCTCCTAAAACAGTAGTATATAAACCGAGTCCTCCCGCTATTACAGAACTAACTTTTTGCACATGATTAGATATTTGTTCTTCTATTGGAATTTTTTCTATAGCTTCATATATCTCGGTTTTAGCATCAGAAAGTTTTCTATCTATAGCAGCGTCTAATTCGTTGTATTGTTTAGTAAGTTTATCATTGAACTCTTTTGCTGTATCTTCAGCATTTTTGATTATATCGCTGGTAACGCCATTTATATTTTCTATAGCATCATTTGTAGATGCCATTGCGCTAGAATTATTTCTACCAGTATTACTTTCACTGCTTGAACTTGTTGTAGATGTACCAATTAAAGAGCGTTGTACCCTCTGTACTGTTGAAGTATTATCGGAGAATATTTTACCTAATGTATATTCACTTGTACCAAGATTAAATTTATTTCCAAAGGTAAAACTTAGGCTATCTGGATTGTCATACTCAAAAGATACCTCTTGCACAAATGGATTTAAAATTTGGTCATCTACATACATGACATTTATCATAGAACCAAGTGTCAGCCCGTCCCCATCAAATCCCAACTCTTCTGTCCATTCTTTATACTCCGGCAAGAATAAAAAGTTGTTTGATGTAATATTGAAACTAAAAGCGGGTTGACTACACTCGTCAAGAATTTCATAACCTTGCTGTGCAAGCTGTGTGGCAACCGTCAAGGTATCAATAAGTTCTATCTTCTCAGAATAGATATTAAGCATAATATAGTCTCCAGATTTTGGAGTGTACTTATATTTTCCGTTATATGTATTCTGTGTAATACCTATCTGTGTAGGAAATTGACCATAAACCTGATTTATGACGCTGCCACTATCATTATCGCTAATAGTCCAGTAAGAACCATCAAAGGACATATAAAAGTGACCCTTAATTGATTGTTTATCATTTTTATAACTTGCCCACTTTGGATAATCTACAATCCAGTTTCTGAATACAGACTCATCAAAAGTGATTGGGATGGCCTCGTAGTCTTTAGTGTCACCAGCACATAAATATTGAATCAAATGACCGTCTGTGGCACAACGATACTCCTCGATAGTCATAGTTCCTTGATTCGTTGTTACGTATTTCGTAGTATCAGTCACAGACTCGATATCAATATCATCGGTTGCAGTAAAACTATCGTCGGAATATTCGCTTTGAATCAAAAATGGTTGTAATACATCTTGCTCTGTTTTTGAAAACCAATTTTTATAAGCATAAATTTCAATGTATTTATTGAGTTTATCTTGAATATAATTTAACTTTTCATCAAGAACATCTAAACAATAGTTCTGTGGTATAGTAGATTTTACACCATCATCATTTGGACGTTTCTGACAAATACTACCAACCGTTGACTTATCATAAGTTTTAGATATCCAGAACAACGGGTCTTCGACAATGAACTCAGATGTACGACCACTTACAAGGTTTGTAAGTGTCTCTGGTGTTAGATTATAAACGTAGTCTCCACCAGATTTGTACACATCCATGTTATTTTGTGCTACTTTTTGGTATTTCTTCATCTGGTCTTTGGTTATATGTGTTTGATACGCCATAGCGCCTAGATTTATTAAACCTTGAAATGCAGTAGAAATACCAACATTTATTGTAGTTGTAGCAGCAGCCCCAATTACTGTAGCACCCAAAGTAGAAATACCAAGCGTGCTTCCCAATGCCGCAGCATCACCAGCAAGCAGAGCACTAATTGCTGTACCGCCAGCTGCTAGTGAACCACCAACAGATACACCAGCCAATGCAATAGCGCCAACTGCAATAACAGCAAGACCAATACCAAACAAAATAGTACCCCAAACGCTCTTCTTCTGTTTATTTACGTCATCTTGGTACGTACTAATAGCTTCAGTACAGTAGTTATATATGTACTCAGCATACGTATGATATGTATTCATTAAAACATACTGTGAATTTAAGTACGTGTATCTCTTTAATAACCATCCGTAAGAGCCTTCTGTATTTGCATCTATGATAATTTGTCTAATTTTCTGCTCCCACAATTTAACATGTTCTGTAAAAGTCATATTCACGGTAACTGGTTTACCATTAGAACCATATATTACATTGCCATTACTATCATATTTTACAGATGAGACTAAAAAATCATCACCAACCCACTCTTCTTTTAGATAATAGTCAAAGTTATAAATATTATCTGTACCAGTCGGATTGACCTTAGAGAGTGATAGCTTATCAGAACCCTTGACAGCCAGAACTGTTGAAATTTCATCGGACAGCTCTTTTAAGTTGGCCTGTTTCATTAGATTATCCATGGATAAGGTAATATCAGTTGGTCTAATCAAATCGTCCTTCTTATGAACACTCACAATATAATTCTCAATATCGTAAGTGAATACACACTCATAAGAAGTAGAAACATAGTTCTGCAAGAATCCATATAGACCATCACCGCTGTCATCAAAAGAGCGATACTTCGTCATCAAAGACTCGTCAATAGAATTATAGTCAAAAGTCCAGTCTTTAAAATCTGCGCCAGCGAATAGTCTATACATCAGAGTATCGTTTGGATAATCTTTATCGTAAAATTTATAAGACTTTGCGAATACAGTGGTTCCACCATCGACCATTGTTGCTAAATACAAGTTTACTGGCTTATAGTTTAACATATATTCAGCAGAATACAGTGTAACATCTTTGTAGGGAATCATTCCCTCGAATACTTCTGACACTTCTTGAATAACAAAATATCCAATACCGTCAAAGTGAATCAGACGCATCTTTCTAACCAAATTATATTCAGGGAAATCAACATCATTCATAGTCTTATAAACTCTGAATGAAGATTCAGATACATCATTACATCTAAGAGTAAATTTTAGCTCTTTTACATTTGTCATAATGCAGATTTCGCGCTTATTTGGATTGCACAACTCCATCTGCGGATATTCATACAGATTATTGAAATCAAAATTAGTCTTGATAGAAACCACCTCCTATGCGTTTTACGTTTTGATACTTTATTTTTAGATTACTAATTCCAGTAGATTTTACTTTAATGTAAACAATACCATGTGGAATTTTTAGCAGCTATTTATTAAATGATTGAGTCCTATACATTTTAGTCAATAGATTCCCATTTGAATCTCTGCAAGTAAAAATACCTGTAGAATTATCTAAAGAAACCAATTCTGACGGATTGAAGTCTTTTGCCCAACTTGGAACAGTATAATCAACCTCAATACCATTCTTTTGAGTATGGGATAGTTTCGCGTTAGGAGCACCAATCATAAACGTCTTATCATAGGTCAAATCTTCATTATATATCTCTATAATGAGATTAGAACCAGTTGTGGCGACAAATTCTAGCACTGGTTTCATTGGTTCAGTTTCTTCAGAAACATTTATCCATTTAGTAGTTGAACCAGATAGCTGGACAGTTCTAACCTGTCCCCATGCCCAAGGTGCATCACATGTAACTGTCGCAGTCACACCACGATAACCACCAGCATAAATAAGGTCATTATTTAATGTAATATAGCAATTCCAGTAATACTGGTCAAAAAGGTCTGAACAGACCTGTAATTTACGAAAACCAAGTGGTGATGCAAGCCAACTTTTAACAGCAGTCAACGTGTGAATATCAACAGGATTATCAAAAACTATCTCAATTCCAAATGTCAACGGTTGGTCAACCTATACATCTAAAACAGACTGTTTAGCACTTCTTAACGGCTTAATTGTCGTAAATGTTCTACCATCACCAGATGTTCTCTTGTTTGGGTCTTCTTCAATAAATACGATAGAGCACCCATAAAACTCAGAAGGAACATCATTAAAAATAAACGGAAGTCCCATTACAGCCATATTTTCACCACCTTTAATATAAATATATAAAGCGTATTATTACGCATTGTTTTCAACTTAATAAATAAATAACATTGGCCCACGCCCACTAGCATTTTAATTTAATTCCGATACCCTCGATATAAATATCTACGCTACGATTACCAATGTCGCCTAATCAACTATTGCTGACTAGGCATTCACGTGTTAGTTACGAACAATTACAGTTGCAATCACAAGCCGGGAGCGGATTGTAAGTGTGTGCTGCGGTTGTACCAGCAGTGCTATCAACAGCGAGAGAAGCAATGCGGTTCGGATAGAAGGTTGCGTTAGTGTAAGTGACAATCAAATTGTCATTAGCCTTACGAGTTTCAACTTCACGCTGTACAGCGCAATCTAGGGTTGCGTAACGGTTCTCCATACGCTCCTGCAAGATTTGGAAACTATCTTTGTTTGCTTGATTCTGAACTGCTTGTGCGCCAAGCTGTTGATTGATAGAAGCGAATAGAGCCGTATTACGGTCATTCTGCTCATTCATCTCTTTCTTAATTTGCTCGTAGACACCGATGATTTCTTCACGGGTGTTCTCCTTTGCACGGGCAAGTGCAAGTTCAGAATCCTTCTGTGCGATAATGAGGTCTTTTTCTACGATAGCGCGGTCATTTTCACGAGCCATATTCAACTCATAGCGATTAACGCAGTGGTCTTCGTTGATGCAGTTATCATTGGTGCGTCCACCAACAACACCAGACAATGCACCAAGTCCACCGATAGCATTCAAAGCACCAAGAGAAGTGCCGATGATGCCAGTAGCCAAACCAGCGTTAGCAACGCCCTTAGAAGCATAATTAGTCATTTCCATAACTCATTTCTCCTTACATAGATTACCAAATATCGTGTACGTTCGTATAATAAAACGCCTAAAGTCATCACGTGCTAACTAAGGCGTTTATTGCAATATTTAATTATATCTATTCCTAACATTTCTATAGCCACCGACTTTGATATATCTGTACAATGTACTATAGACTTGATTTGCAGACTCTTTCTTAATGTTTGCAAGTTCATTACGAAGTTCTGTAGTGTCAATCCCACTAATATCCAAGTCGCCCATATCAATGTTAAGCTCAGAGTTGTTTGTAGTCTTTATATTAGATGTATTAGGTGCTGTTACAGTAGGACGAATAGAAGAACTATCCATATTCTGTACAGCATCATTGGCATAATCAGGGATAACGGCCTCTCCTACCTTTAATATTCTAGCAGTTTCGTCTTGGCCTAAACCAAGCATCTTGTCTAACCAGCTATTGCTCTTCTTAACCTCGTCTGTACCGTCATGCAACTTACCAATCATGCCTATACCAGCTTTAATAAGTTTTGGTAGATATTTACTAATCGCTTTTGTTGCAAAGTTTTGCACAAACTTATCTGTGTCGCCACCGGTTAAGAAAGTAAGTAGATTTCCAAATCCAGAACCAGAAGAACCACTAGATGCAGCATTTGCAACACCAGATAATGCACCAGCAGCCTGTTCACCAGATGTAGCAACATCAGTAAGCGGCTATACAGTTGCGTCTGCTTGTTCACCACTTATTTCAATCTGGCTACCAGCATCAGTTGATGTGTCACCCAAGCCTTCTACTTCAGGGGTCGTTTCATCAACTTGGTCTGTCAAATTAACTAAAGCGTCTTTAGTACCAGTAGCAGCTTCCGTAGTCTGACTTAAAGCATCAACAAATCCTTGATATGTTGCGGGAAGCGCAGAAGTGTCTACACCAGCTTGTTGTAGTAATCCTTTGATTAAACCATAGGCGTAATCAGTTCCGGTATCACCAACACCTTGCTCACCAGAATCAGAAGTATTTGAAGCAGCCTTATAGTTTATTTCAAGTTGAGACAATGCGTCTTTAACCTGACTTATGGCTTGCTCAAATTGAGTTACTTGCTGGTCAACTTTGTCCATATCAATCTTGATTTGGTCTATCTAATTATCTAAACCGTCAATAGTCTGTTCATCCAACTTAATTGAAGCATTAAGTTGTGTATCTTGACTTCCGAGGTACTGTCTAACAGCATCTATATCAGCAGAACCAGCGACCTCTTTATATCTTTCAACAGCAGCGATTGCCTCATTCCAAGGTTCAGTAACAGTCTTGTTGATACTATCACCATACTTGTTGTTGTAATCAATTAGACGATTATATAGCTCTTCTTGCGCACCTTCGCTAGTATCATTGAATTGTGCAACTGCGGCCTGATACAAATTACCCTCAGATTCAAGTTCATCTGAAATATAGGTAATATAATCAGCAATGGCATCCTGTGAAGCGTCAAGTATATCACCAATGGCATCAAAAATATTGTCAACTTTATCCTTAGTTTTATCTAAAGCGTCAGTTGCAGCATCGTATGCTTGGTCTTTCATCTCATCTTCAAGGTCTTGTTGCTTTTCATTCAGACTTGCTGTAAGTTCAAGACGTTTGGCTTGTGCATCAGCAGAATCATCGTACTGAATTTCAGCGAGTTGTGCTTGAATCTCCGCGATAGATTTCGCACCATCTTCAAGTTTCTTCTGATTATCAGCAGCTTCTTTTTCTGCTTTCAGTTTATCTTTAGCATCATCAACAAGGTCATCATAGGTATCTTTAACATCATCTAAAGCGTCTTTGAAGTCTCCGATATAATCTTTTACTTCTCCGAGTTTAGTCTTTAGATTCTCATAATCTTGCTTAGTCATTTTCTTGATAAGTTCAATTATGTCATCAATACCATCTTCAGCATCCTCAATTATATCAAGTTGCTGTTCCTTAATTTGTTTTTGTAATTCAATCTGTGACTTATCTAATTCAAGCACAGACTTCTGTTGCTCCAAACCCTTCTTCTGCTGTTCTAGTTTAGATTTCTCTAATTCTAGTTGCTTTTGAACTACTTCAATCTCAGATTTCTTTAGTTCATAAGCTTCCTTTTCGGGGTCTTTCTTAGAACCAGAGCCACCGCCTTTTTTTTTACTAGAAGGAGTATAAGTTAAACCTTGACCTCTTAATTTTTCTAGTGCTTCAATTTGTCCGGACAAGTCATCAGAAGTAGCTTGTGCCTGTTTACCCTGTTTTTCCAGCTCGTACTGTGTTCTCTGATAACCCTTATACCGATTCAAGTCATTCGGGTCTACATCTTCCCCGGCATCAATCCTCTTTTGAATAAGTTTACCGAGTGCAGTCATTTCTTCCTGCATTGCTTTAATTCTGGTTTTTGTATTGTTAATCACAGCATCGGTTTGTGCCTTTTGCTCTTTGGCAGTTTCTATAGCTGTATCATAATACTGTGCAGACAAATCCTGAAGTGAATCAATATTTATTCTAATTTTACCATCTTGTATCTCAATGGCTTTTGTCAGAGATGGTTCTTGCTCAATCAGTTTTTGGACTGTGGCGACTGTAAGTTCGCCTTTTTCCTTCATCTCACTATATGCTTTATTAAGAATTTCCTGTTTCTCTGAAGCTGATTGAACAGTGTCAAGGTACTGTTTTAATGCTTCATCTTGAGAAATAAGAGCGGCTGTAGCTTGTGTACTCCAATCGGCCACTTGATTATCGCCAAAACCATATTCTTTATCAAATATCTTTTCGGCATCTTCTGAAACATCAGAGAACATTTGATGGAATTTATTGGAAATCTCTTGCGTTAGATTGTCGATATTCAAGTCATTGACATCAATGTTCATTGCCTTTGCCCAGTTTTCTTTCATCGTAGTATCAGAAAGAATCTTTTGAGCAAAGCTCTTAGCGTAGTTTTCTGCCGTTTTTTGACCAGCATCATCACCCGAAGTGATTATTTCCTTTAGCTTATCTTCAATACCAGCAGTATCTATAATTTTTTCAAGACTGATAGTTTCGTAGTTGGATGGGTCAAGAACAAGTTCAATTTCCTCGCGCAACTGCTGCAATCTCTTATATTGTTTAGAGCTAGTATCGCCAAGTTCTGCGAGCGTTTGGATTTGCTCAAGAATACTTAATTTTCTGTCATTCAGAGCAGCAGTCTGCTCATTCATTTGACGATTATAACTCTCATCAGTTACGGTCAAATCTTGCTTAGATTTATTAAGATAATTTATATTAGCTACAAGCTGATTTATACTTGCCGACTCTGTATCATAGAGTCTACTAGACATACCAGTTAAACTAGAACCCCACTCATCAGCACTTTTGTCGTTACCATACTGAGTATCGACCATATTTTGTTGTGCTTTTTTGAGTGCCTTATTTTTCGACGTAGCTATGTCTTCTTGAGTCTTTTTAATCTCAGTCAATGTGTCTAACTGTTCTTGTAGCGCATCTTTCTGTGCCTTGTCTGCAAGCGTTAAAGTACCCTTTGCGTTAATAGCTTTAATTTGCGAAGCTAAATCGGATAGTTTTGAATTGGTCCCCTCAATATCTTGGTTAGCTGCGTCCAACTCTGCTTGTGCTTTATCAATAGCATCTTGTGCAGACTTTACCGCTCTCGCCGTTTGTTCAGCATAAGAATTATACTTCAACCAAGCGGCTGCGCCAGCCATAACTGCAAGTGTAACAGCAGCTACACCAGCGGCTACAAGTGTCAATGGACTCAGTGATGCAACAGCGGCGGGAAGAATACTATATAATGCGGTTACAAAACCGTTTACTCCACCACCAGCGTTGACAAACATTATCTTGAATATTTCTAGCTTCTGTTTTGCACCCTCAAATACTTTAATAAGCGTTGTAATTGTATTCGCTAGTTTAACCGAGCCAACACTCATCGTTTCAGTTTCAACCGTAACGCCATTCATAGTAGCTTTAACGATAGCCATTGCGTCTTTTAGCTTAATGAAACCGTCAAAGAGACCAGCCAAACCATCAGCACCAGCTATGCGTTTAATTGCACTTATAGCTGCACCAACTAAAATATTTATACTTTTTACAGTTATAAATCCCTTTAGCACAGAGGACAAAATCGGAATTTTATTAAGAAGTATATTCAAGATTTCGAGTAGTTTGGTACCCAAATCAACAACTGTTCCGATGAGTGAATCTAAATTAAGGTCATTGACTAATTCAGTCCAAGTTGTTTTGAAGCTATTTATTTTAGCCGTTAGAGATTCTGTGTAAATAGACATACGTTCAGTAGCAGAGCCATTGGCGTTTTCTGCTATTGTAGTAGCTTCAAGAACCTCTTTATAATCGTTCATCGTTGCGCGGAAGATATTGGCTTGGTTTGTACCAGCAATAGCCGTAGCAATCTGTGACTGCTGATTACGATTCCATGTATCCCATTTAGCAGCAACTTCGTCCAGAATGTCAGAGGATGCCTTAATAATACCGTTGTCGTCTCTTAATGCGATACCAACGGTTTTTAATGCCTTTTCAACATCGTTCAAAGATTTACCAGTATCACTAACATCTTTGCCAGCACTAATCTTGTTAATTCTCTGAATAACAGAGTTCCATGCACGACCAATAGTTTCAGCGGCTTGCTGGGTTTGGTCAGCAGTAACAGTGATAATTGCTTCCATTCTTTCCAATGGAACACCAGCGGCAGATGCAGAAGATGCCACACGGCTCAATGCGTTAGCAATGTCGCCAGAACTTGTAGCATACTTCAAATCAAGTGTTGTCAACTGGTCAACAATTTTCATTGCATCAGATGCTTCCATCTTATAACCGTTCAAGGAAGCGGTTAATGCTGTAGTTGCATCAGAAGCATCCATAGCGCCAATTACAGACAAAGTAGTTGACGCTTTAACAAGTTCGCTTGTTTCTTCAACAGTATTGCCCTGCCTGAGCCACTCTGTAGCTGATTCTGCAACAGCGCTTGTAGTTGTACCAAGTTGCTTTGCAATGTCTGAATATTCGGACATTAGCGCCTTGGTATCATCGGAACTCCCCTGAGTAACAAGTCGAATTTGTGTCATAGAGTCATTTAGTGAAACAGTTTCACTAATAACACTCTGAACTACTCGTTGCAAACTTTGTAAGCTAACAGTATACGTAATAGTATCTGCAATCAAACTTTGTAACGAGTTGTCTTGTAAAGTAACGTTCAATTCTTTTTGTGCTTGAATTGAATCGCGTGTTACTTGGTTTTTGTCTCTATTGTATTGTGTATTCTTATAAACAGCTTCACCGTTGCTTAAAATACCTTGCTCCAAATTCTTGTAGCTTGTTTTCAAAGCATCTAATTGCTGCTGTTCAGCTCTCATGTCAACGCCAGTGGCGTTCTCTTTTATTAGCTTATTTATCCTGTCCAACTGGTCACGGTACGCTTTGTATGCTTGAACTGTCTGTTCAATCATCTGCGTATCATTTCGTTGGTCTTGCTTTTGAGCATTAAACTCTTGTAGCTGGCGAGTAATCTTATTATACTCAGTGCAAAGTTCTTGCACAGCAGTTATATTACCCTGATAATGTGCGCCAGTGCTATCTACTGTAGCACCAAGATTTGTCATAGCATTGATTACTACGTCAACTTGTGCCTTCATATTCTTGAGGTCATCTGCAAGCATTTGACCTTTAGTACCATCAGTTGACATTGCTTGCTTATAAGTATTAGCAAAGTCGTTTAGTACCTTTTTAGATTGACTCAAGTTTTGTGCTAATGCAATAGCATCCTGACCACTTTGTGTAAGTGTTCTAGTCCAACTAGCGGTGTTTGCATCTATCTGTGAAATCTGCGTGTTAATTGTATCCCACAAATTTACTTGCACATGTTCAGAGTTTGCTTGCTGTTGTATATATGCAAGCTGTTCTCTATACATTCCATCAAGAGCTTCGTTCTTTGTAAGTTTTGCCTGTAACGATGCCTGTTCTTTAGAATCGCCATTTACAAGCGCGGTTGCCATCTGATGTTCAAGGTCAACACGTTGCTCATAAAGTTTTACAATATCGCTCTGAAGTTCTTTAGCCCTTTCAAAAGCGGTATTCATACCATTTATAGTGGTTGTAATATCGGTTGTTTCAAAGTGGCTAAATACATCATGCGTCACACCATTTAAGTCTGTTACAGTATTCGTAACAGCTTGAACGCCTTGATTAAGCGACAATATTTGTCCATTAGCTTTCGGTATATCTACTGAGATATTCTCTATAAAACCAGTAAGGGCATCCTTGGTAATTTTCATGCTACCGCCGATAGACTGTATAAATTCATCCATCTGCTTTAATGTAGCATTGTTTAAATTGACGGGTACAGTTATGCCATTTTTATTGAGTGTCTGTTGTAAGTCAGATACAACAGCTTGTGTTTCTGTAGTAAAATTATCGGCATCAACTCTAATACCTATATTAAACATTACATCATTTACTGCCAATTATACCACCTCCTGTTTTAATTTACATGATTCCAACTCTTTGGGTCGAATCCTTCTTTTTTTAATTCTTCCTCTATTCTGCCAGTCACATAACCAGTAAGCCAGTTAGATATATAATTATCCATCTGCTCATCACGATTAAGACCTAAAAAATCAGGCGCGACTGTGTTGGTTTTGTAGCTTGGAAATTCTCCATACATCATATAGTTATACAGTCCTTGCGTAAACTGTCTACCATTTTCAATATGTGATGGGAATTTCTTTGAACCTTTATGACCGAAAGTCAAAAGACTAGAATCAAACTTTATTCTCACTTGTCGATTACTTTTATCGTAATCATAAGTAATAGCCCCCATAAAACCGCCATTCATGCCAAGACGTTCATAGTTATCGCCCTCGCTCCAAGAGTCATAATAATGTTGCCTAATATAGTCTTGCACTTGTTTAACGGTTTCCTCTGCTATCTTTATAATAAGTTTATCTAGCCTTTCTTCGGCACTATCCAACTTCTGATTTATAGCTTTTATAAACTGTTTAGCGGCGTATGTATTTCTCAATTTTATCTGAGTGCTTGAAGACATCCAAATCACCATTATTCTTTCGTGTTTTCTGTCTTAGCCTTCATTTCTTCTTTTGCCTTTTCACGCGCAGCGACTTTTAAAGTATCTGCAACTTCAGTAGTAAGTGGGTCATTTAATCTAGCAACGGATTCAATTAGTCCTAGCTTACGCATATCCATCTTATTCAATTCCTTGCGAATCTCCTGAATATTAGTAATGTCAAGACGCTTACCAATTTCAGTTATAAACTCGTTCAGAATCTCAAGGTCACGAATACCAGTAAGTTTCTCACACTTAGCAACAAAGTCTCTGTAGTCATCACCAGCGTAGCACATGACATAATTACTAAAACCAGTTGACATAAGCAAGTCATAGTTCTCGATAGTCATTTTATCAGTAGGTGCTACAATATCGACATAAGCCAAAAGAATATAGAAAGTACTAATAATATCATATTGTAAGTTGACATACTCAAGACTAAAATCATCTATATCTTCAGCAGATACAAGCTCTCTATACTGTTTCTTAATTAAAGACGCAATACTATACTTCTTGGATAGAGAAATATAAGAAGTAACCTTAACATTCTCTGAAAGCCACTGTATTAAATCTTGACTAGTAATTAGATTTAATTTTCTTTGTGTCAACTTATCTAACAAATCGTTAAAATTCATACTCAAACCCCTTATCTCCTTCCAAAGCTGTTAGTAGAACCACCAACGTCAGCGAGCGTTCCTACCTTGATGTCAGACTTAATTCCATCTTCGTCAAAATAGTCTGCAAGCATATCGGATTCATCTAAGTCAGAATAAACACTAACCATCGACAATCCGCTGCCATTCTTAGATTCCCAGCCCATCAGTGTAACAATTATACCGTCTGGTAATTTAGATTCCTTCATCATAGTAACATATCTATGTCTTGCCGCATGGCTATAGAATGGCATACCAAGAATCTCACTAATAGTCACACACCAGTTGTTTACCATTGCAACAGATGCTTGTTTATACTCGCCATTTGCGCTACGAGAAACAAAAAGCCACTCGCTCTCAATATTATTTTCTTCTCTATACTTCATCCATAAATCAAAATATGGTTTAAACATAGAAACAAATGTATACTTTTTCAACATTTTGCCTTTGCTAGTTCTACCTTTTGTTTTTATCTTTTCAGGTGTCTCATACAGACAGCCAAATTTAATATACTCATCCTTGAAGTAATCAGTTTTAAATCTAAGCAATTCTTGCTTTCTTGACCCGGATGCGACAGCCAATGCAAGATAACAAGCAATCTGATATTTTTCTGCTTTTACCAACTTGTTTAAGCAATCGTCAATCTGTTCTTGCGTCAAAACTGTCTTCTCACGAACTGGCTGCTTCTCCGAAATCTCGATTTTTGTAACTATATTTCTGAAATCCTCGTATTCGTCGTCGAGGATATTTTCAATATAGTTAGACATAGAACTTAATGCGGACTTAACTGTTGCCGTTCTATTTGAAGACCATCCCATAGTCTCTACAGCATAACTAAAAAATCTGACAAGTTCGCGTTTCTTTAAATCAACAAAAAATTTATCATTATTATACAGATAGTTCCAACAGAAAAACAATCTAATCATCTGATAGTATTGTTCAATAGTCTGGGGTGACTTATCTGCACTTCTTTTATACGCCACAAAATCATCTAGCAATCCCTTGTTATCTGGATTTAACTTTGCCCATATCTCTGGCGTATATAAGTTATTATATACTGTTCCTCTACCCATTTTAATACCTCACTATTATATTATTTAGCATTCCACTAATATCATATTTATAATTAACACGCATCAAAGTTTTGTTAATTAAGATTGCATTATGGCTTAAAGCATCCTTTTCACTGATGCTCTTTTTTGTAGTATTAGATACAAAATTCATAAAGTCATTTATGCTAATCCAATATGTATTAGATTCCCTAAAATCGAGAACAAAACCAGCAATGACATTTTCAAAAGATTGCGCTCTCTCAAGGCTCTTAATCTGATGATATTTAATATCTTTGCCGTCCTCTAATTTATCAGACTGAATACTAAAACCTGTACCTTTAGTTGATTTCAATTCAATAGGCAGGAAGAAACCTTTATACAGCATAAAGCAATCAAATGGATTGCTTGTAGCAAAAGAAGAACGCGAACTCCTTGTAAAATTATTTGCAGAGTCTTTTATTCTCATAAAATAAACTTCTTTTGGAACAGAATTAGCAAAATTCTGCTCAAATTTCTTTCCGGGGTTCATTCTTTCACCACCTTTTATAATGGTACAAATCGAAACTTATACCATTATAAAAGGTGACGCAAAGCGTCACCTAGATATTACTTCTGCGTAATATCGCCAAGTTTATTGACAGGTGCAACTTCCCAAGAGCCATCAGCACTTACGCGCAAATACTTACCAGCATCAGCAGACGTTACTGTTGGAAGAACTTTGCCAGTACCCTCTAATTGAGTGATTCTAGCTTCGGTATCATCCTTCCAAGCATCAACATCATCAACAGTAGTTTTTAACTGTGTAACAGTATTATTCGTAGTATCTGTTTTTGACTTCAGCGAAGAAATCTCTTTATCAGTAGAAGTAAACTTATCACCAACTGTCTTTGAATCAGCGAAACCATCAGAAATCTTTAGTGTCTTATCAGTTACTAATTTGCTAATAATTTCCTTAATCTTGACTGTGATAGTTTTATTCTGGACTGGATTTTCAGAGGTTTCGGATAACGTGGCATCAACAACATGACCACCATAATCCTTTACAACCTTGTCGGTATATTTCTTGGCAAGAATGTAAGTGATAATATCCATATTTATACCTCATGCCATGCGTTATCTATACCTAACTGACAAATAAACTTAAAATCGGGAGTGTATGCTATAGAACCGACAGCACACGGTGCATTAGCATCACTATTTTCAAATTTCCCAACGTCAGTAGACGTTGGAAGTTTTTCCATATCCGCAGACGAACCTATCATAATTTCCTTAACGTCAGGAACTACGCAGTTGCCACGGATTTTCATAGTAATAGCATCCATAAAAATCACCTTATAACTTTAGGATAAAGTCACGAAAACTTGTGGTTTCTACGAACTTATATCCCATATTCAATGTATCAATCTTCATATCATTGTAGGATTCTGGGCAAGTATAAACCAAATTGATTATATCTTCTTTGGTTATGTTAAAAACGTTCATCATTCTGTATACTAAATCCCTTATATATCCTATATTCTCCTTGAGAATGTTCTCTCCTTCAGACCAGATAAAGAATTGATAATAAAAATATGAGAAAACAAGCGTCCCCATACATTGTCCTCTATAATACAGATAACTTTCTGGATATATCTTAACCCCATCAAACATCGGTTCAGTTGATGAGTAAATATATTGATATAGATATTTCTCTATATATGTATGACCTTCTACCGGTATATTACTCAAAGATTTATCTCTTCGCACCCAGTTATAAAATGGTTCATCAAAAGTAGCATAAGTAATTCCATGTCCAGTCAAATGTGCCAAGATGCTACAATTAAAATATACATCCTCATGTGAAATCAAATCTTCTTTAAATTCAATACGATTATCATATAAGAAGTCATACCTATATAGATTTCCGTGCAACCATGCGAGAGAACTTAAAGTCTGTACTTTGGGATACTGGCCTTTGTAATATAGGTCGCACATATTATTGCATTTTGTATCTCTCGTTTCGTAGATATTAGAAAATACTACTTCTGGGTAATTATTATCAATTATGAATCTCTTTATCTTAGGTAAAGCATCAGCTTCAAAGAAGTCATCATCGTCAGCAAACAAAACATACTTTGTATCTTTAGATATATGCTTCATCCCATCGTATCTAGTATTACCCGGACACTTGGTTTTATGCTTATCAGTTTTGCAATAAACTAAATTAAGATAAACATTGTACTTATTATATACCCTATATACACCATCTGATTCACTGTCATCACAGATTATTACCTGTAAATCTGATTCGTTTTGACGTACAATAGAGTAAAGTAGCTTACCTATCTGGTCTGCATTAAAAGCTGGAATTATTAAAGTAAAGAACATAGCGTCACCAATTACAAATCTTTCTGACAAACATCGCCATCAGCATCAAGACAAAGATTCATCTTCTTAAATGGGCCTAGCTCATTATCTATAGTTTGCATGTTCTTACTCATATTATCAATATACTCAGAAGTTAGACGTGCTGTGTCTGTACTTGAATCATATTGATACAAATTCAAAGTAGTAGTTTGCTCCAAGATTACATCCCTCCATATCTATTTAGATATTTATTAAGCCTAATGCTTTCATGATTGTTACCCAATATCCACCATACTTCCAAAGAGTATCTATATATTTTGTTGCTTGGTTTAACCTATATTCAAAAGACTGCTTCTCTTTGGCTTCATTCTTAGAGTCTATGAAATAGACGCTCCATTTCTTGATAGTCGCCCATCTCTGTACTTGCCACAGCGTAATGATTCTCGTCAAGAACCTTTAGCAAGTATCTGGCGTGCGATTCCTCATCGTTAGCAATTCTAATTAGAACTTCTGCATCATAATCGCTGTTATGCTTCTTTGCAAATTCCGAATACCCGAGATACTTCTTAGCATCATGTATCTCATCGACGAAGCACTCATGTAGCATATCAAGAAATTCTGCTTCAGTCATTGTTTCTTGCGTAGTAACCGTAGTTTCTGTTGCCATGAAAAATCATCCCTTCACGTTAGACATAATATCATCGTACAAATTATCTATATCGCTCTTATGGAACTTCAATTCACCTAAAATAGGGACGGTGATAACAAAACCATTATTGCTAATACTATCCTTAACAACTTCCCTCAAAATATCGATGTCAACATTACCTGTGTCATCAAAAATTTTGAGCATCTTTACAATACTATTTTCTCTATATGATGCAACTATATCTTGCGAACGGTTAATTGCAAGAGCAATAGCAGCACCAACCACAACCTTCTGCCAACCATCAACATTCTTTAAAATTTCACGGTCTGCAAATTTTGCCACGCCTTTTCCAATACATTCAACACTAACCACTAAAAATCACCTTCCGTCCAAATCATCAAAATCCGCAGAAACATTGGGATTTATTGATATTGAAATCTTCAATAAAAAATTGCTTTTATCGTTAGTCGGCTTTAAAAAAATGTAACATATCTATCACACTTCGCATTTCTTCTTCCGACAATGTAAACTCACTAAAATCATTAACTGTTCTAGTAATTCCATCATCACAATCAAATCTATTTAATTGCAAATCATAACCAGATATATTAACATTTTTACCATCTTTTAATTTAGCCGACATAGAAGTAGACCCCTCATTAATGACTTGGGGCATTACAATATCATCTTTATTGTTTTTCATAAGTTTGTAGTAACATTCACGTGAACAACAAATTGTTTTCCACGAGCCAGCGCGTTCGCACGATAGGCATACATAGTATTTTTTACCACAATAATTACATTTTCTATTTTGATACGGCATAAATTATAAAAACAGTCGGGGCAATGCCCCGACATAATCTAAAACAAAAATTACCTATACGAATCAGGCTTCCTCATCAGTATAGATGATAAAGTCATACATCTTGTTGCTCGTACAGCTACGGACGAACTCCATGGTCAAGTTCTGAGTAACAGGGTCGCCATCAGCAGACAGGTCGAAATTCCAGTCACCATCAATCTGTGCCTGACCTTCGATGACACATGGGAAAATGTCGCCAGAGCAAACATCACGTGCTACGCCATAAGCAGAGACAAGAACAGTTGCTGGCAGTGCATCAGCAGACATAGTAATCTTCTGTGCTGTGTCAGTAGTCTTATAGGTGTAAGCACAAGCAATACGGTCGCCAGCAGCAAGTGCACTCTTGGCAAAAGTCAAAGTGCCATCAGCATACTTAAAAGTTCCTTCACCAGCAGTAGCGGATTGAGTAAAAGTCTTGCCATAAGTACCGTCAGAGTTTACAAGATACACGAAACCAATTTCGTTGCCTGCCGCTCCAACAGGGGTATGATGTAGCTTTACACCAGCAACAGATACGTCTCCGCCGCCAACGTCTATAACATCATAAGCAGTAATCTCATGTGAATCAATGTCAATCTCAGTACCGTTCTGGATTGCCATAACCTCGGTGTTAAAAGTTGCGCTCTCAACACTCAGAGTAGACCTACGGGAGTGACCGAAACCAGTACCAATGTAAACATTTCCAGCTCCGCCAGTAGGATACACCATTTCCACGGTGTTCTCAAGTGAAGAAGTCTTGCAGTCGGTCAAATATGCAAGAATCTTTTTGGTAGAAGGCTGACGCAACAGAATCTCAAAGCACTGTTGCATAGCAAATTTCTTAGGTGTTGCTTTACTAGCCATTAAAAACACTCCATTTCTTTTAATTTATAATTGCCGCCCAATTTACCTTATCCCAGTTAATTGGGTTCTTCTTTGTATCAATACAGCCACTATATAAAGCGCGCATTGTACCGTTGTATTCATCGACTTTCGATAGTCGTCTATATAAGTCGTATATCATATATATAGGATAATCCCATATCTCTTTATACGGCTGTCCTCTAGCGATTAAAGCAGAAACTAAACTGCCTAAATCAATATTAGATTTCCTATTGTTTTTCTCTCTACTCTCTCTACGCCTATATTCCTGTTCAAGGAGCATCTTCTTACCACGTTTAGTCGGACATTTCTTCCAGTAATAATCTGGATGATAGTCGTTTATCTGTCTAAGATATTCAACCATTTGCAAGTAGAATGATTCTGTGAACTGAAAATTATCTTTATTAAAAATAAGCATATTGCCATCTCTATTTAAAGAACGTAGAGTTATTTGCTCATTATCGCCAGTGCCAACTGTCATAACCATATATTCACAATCAAGTGATAGAAAATAATTTAAAGCATCTCTATAGTCTGAATTTATCAATACACAATTAGAATCTATGCGGTAAACGTCATTATCAACCACATATACATCACTGCCACGCGCACTAATCAGTGCTTTCTGTATAAAAAACAACCATTCACTCTTAATGTCAGTGTATAGTTTTTTGCTATTATGCCACATTACGTCGGCTATATCATCAGACGTTATCATCATAATATATGTATAATTCTCATACTTATCTAAATCACAGACATCGGCAAGTGTAGGATGTTTGACATAAACTTTATCAGTTAATTTTAGCGGTCTACCGCGTATTAAATCGACATGTTTCATACTGGGTCATACACCAATCCATTGCGAAGTTTATCTGTAATCGGCTGTGTATTGCATTCTATCGTGCTATTAACCTTAAAGTTATAGAGCATCTGGACTCCATAGAACTCGCTTTCATAAATTCTAGTCTGGAATCCGCGCAAATATGGCGTTCCTTCTATTGGCAAATCGGTCATCTGGTTATTCAACATTGTATCAATTTCTGCCATAATATCATAGACTCTATAACTATCATTATAGAACCATACGTCAATATGACAAATAATATCAATATTTAAAACAACATTCCGATAGCCTTTATTATCTTCAACTTCATAGCCACCGTTAAAGTACGCACAAACGTATGCTTCTTTTTTAGTCTTAGCATCAGGCATCTTTGGCATTGGATATATATGCGTCATAAGTAAATTATTAAGGTTTTTTGGTAATGGTTTATCACAATTAGGTTCATAGTTATATAGGAGTCTTGCTAAATTCTGGTTTCTTAAAAATCTGCCGCCAATAATGCCGTTAAGCAACGGGCTTAGTTCTTTGTAGTGCGCCATTATAACAATCCCCCTAACATTATATCAAACTTCTTCTCGGTATTTCCATCACTACATACTACCGTTACTGGATATTTAGACTGCTTCATATTCTTAATCTCAAAAGTCTTATCGTCAGTCTTTTTATATTTATAATAATATGATGGATTCTCGGATTCAATGCTAATTACGACATCATTATTCGAGATAACTTGATATTCAACAGTGCAATTTAGTTTGATACTTCTTATATCTGGCACAAGCGTAATATCATCAATAACATCTTCACCAACCGTGACATTCACATACTTTATACAAGACTGATTATTCTTCATCTGAACTATAATTTGTGCGCTTCCGATAGCATTTAATACATAATTGCCATTGTCATCAATACTTACTATAGAACTATCTGTAGTAGTAAATAACAGCGGTTCGTCAACAACAGTATCGTTCTCTGTGATTTGAACAACTAATTTATTAAAATATCCAACTATATTTATAATTTCATCATCGCAACTAATATCATATTTATTATCCAAATAATCCGCTATCTGCAAATCAAAATTATCATTTACTTGTTTATTGTCATAATTCACATAGAACTGCGCAACGGTAACAGAGTTTTCGTCGAATGTTTTATTACGCTCATATTTAGCTCTATATCTTATTTTGTATACATCTTTTCCAAGAATAAAGCGCTTTCCAACATCCCAATCTTTAGTCCACTGATTAACCTGACAGATTAAATTTAATCTACCATTAGGAACTTCCATCATATCTTCTTGACTGGTTTGTGTCTCGTTGAGTTTATAATCCATATAACATGGTTCCCTGTGAATATTACCATACTTGTCTTGAGTATTAAGGGTATTATTACATCTATATACATATACGCTTGATGACGTAACTTTTAAATTTTTTGTTGCAAATACTATCCAAATATTATCGTCAAATCTATATCGAGTGCCAGCAACAGGTCTATGCGTATAATCGTAGAAGATAATCTTCCTAAAATTATCACCATTTCTTTGACCTGTCTTAACATCAATAATAGTAGTTACTCTCGCACGGATTGGTTGAAATTCAAGAGAGCCAAATGTTATCTCTTCCTCAATATCATCCCATACAGTAGATGTATCATCAAACTGCATACCTTGCAATTCCGCTGATGCTTGATACCACTCATCTTTAGGTTTACCATTCACTTTTAGAAATGAATCATAATAGTTCATTTTTCATCAGTGCCTTTCTTAACAAGTGATATACAATGAAATACGATAGATTTAACTTCTTTATGATTTAGCCGTTCTTCCTTACGAAGACCATCTAGGATAGCAACAATAGATACAAAAGTACAAATATCAAAAATATCCTTAACTCCACGAAATTCTATAATCAGTCTATCTAAATAAGAGTGGAATGGTGACATATCACCAGATTCTTCACACTCCTCAAAAATTCCAAGAATTGCAAATAGCTTGTTAATACTTCGTTTGTTATAGTAGGCAATATCATCTTCACTAAGTTTTATCTCATACACCATAATCACCTACCGCCCATTTATCAAAAGGTGTATTACGAAGGCCATATTCCACCATATCTTGACTGGCTTTCTCTCTGACCCTATCGCAATATTCACTCTTTTGCTTTAAATTTGACTCCTCGGAAAATGTTTTAAAGTCATTATCCTGAAGGTGCAAGCTAATTTGTCTTATATCATTGATAACCCAATCTAACCAAGTACACACCATCAATTCAGAGAGAATATTTTTTTCTGCCAAATCTAACTTACATGGAAATTCATCTGTAGTATCATCAATATCCATAATCCTCTTGGTACAATTAGCAAATTTAGGTATACTTCTTAACAAAAATGTTTTAAGCATATCCTGCGCAATGTCAATATTATTATTAAATAGATTCCTTAGATTATAGTCTTGTATCTGGCTCAAGAATAGATGGTATATCTCATCAAAACTTGTATTCAATAACACCACCCCATTACTTTGTCATATTATCTGCAATCTCTTTCATTTCTCTTGCTCTCTTTGTTATATCAATTTCGCAAGCCTTACTAATAACTTCTATCTTATTTCTATCTACCGGCTCATCATTATAGATTTTGGTAGCGTATACTAGGCTAATTACATCTTTCTGATAATCGGAAATCTTTGGAATCATAGTTCTCAATTCGTCATCAGAATATGACTCAAGCGATTCTATTTCATCGTAAGATAGCATATTTTCATAATATCTTGAAAGACCTAAATACTTTACAGAAGCATCATCCATAATATAGAACGTACCCTCTTCTGCAAACAATCTGTTGTTATTAACAATACTCATTAGCTCTGAATATAGGACAGGTTTAATATCACCATATTTATCAAAGTTAATTACCACAGAACCATTTACATTTAAGCAAAGCTCACCCTTAGTCAATGACTGTAATCTAATCATTGCATCTGGTCTTGGCTGACGTAGATTATCATAGTTCTTCTTTGAGATTACTACCTCTTGTTTTTGAGGTGTAGCAGGAGCAGATGCTTCTGCCTTTGGTGCTGTCAGATTAGCAAGCATTTCTAGCAATCTAGCGTTAATCTCATTCTGCTGTTTCTGTGAATCTCTCAATTCTTTTCTAAGTTCATCAATCTCAGACATAAAAACAACTCCTTTGTTCCAAGCCACATACGTGACACATAAAAAGTCCGGGATTTCTCCCGGACGTATAAATCTAAACGATTACTGTAGGTCAATGACACCAGCAACAGCGTTGGTAGCGATACCAATACCGTAAGACTTAAAGATAGTGGTGCTTGCCTCCATATCAGCAGCATCCTCGAAGTCACGGTTGATGCTACGAGAACTGCCCTCGTAGCACAGCTTGACAATCTTGCCGTAAGCAGGAGAAACAACATAGATACGCTTGTCGTTCAGAACGAGCTTCTTGTTCTTCCAGTCTGCAACCTGCTTCATCTCAAGAGCATCATAGCCCATGAAGTTGCGCAGGAATCCAACGCGCACAAAGTCAGACTCGATGTCATAACGGTAGTTAGCATTAGAAGGCAGAGCCTTATTCAGAGCCAACTTAGTACCAATGAAGATGGGGTCTGCGCCATTGTTGAAAGCGGAAACGGTCTGTGCAACACGGACAGCAGAATCAGCGTTCCAACCAGTCAGGTGCAGTGCATCAGCGGTAGGAGTAGTAGGAATAGCCTTCATAGCGGTATCAAAGGCAACGTAGACTTCCTTGGTAATCTGTGCCTCAAGGGACAGAATAGCCTTCATGACGAACTTAGCCAAGGACTCCTTGCCACAAAGAACCTTGTAGAAGTTGACAGAAACGGTAAGCGCACGGTTCTCAGGGATGATAGTGGTCTGACCAACGAACTGCTTCTGGAACTCGGTGGTTCTCTGGTCGTGACCAACCTTAGAAACATAGAACAGGTCGTTAGGCTCAACAGTAAATGCAAAGCTGTCACCGTAAGCGCCAACACGCTGCTCAGTATAAATACCGATAGACTTGTCCAAAACTTCAGGGACAATCATATCAATCAGGGAATTAACAACTGCAAAAGCAGCCCAACGAAGGTTAGGGTTGTTAGCAATCATTTCGGGAGAAGCCATGCCATTAGCAAAGCTCAGGCCAGACATACGAGTAATCTCGTCCATCATTAGCTTGTTAATCTTGGTTTCCTTCTCTGCGAAAGAAACAGTGTTGTCGTAAATGTAACCCTTGCGCTTTGCAACTTCGGTCATGTAGTGACCCATATAGTCGCGGAACGCGGTCTTTACGGTATCTTCATTAGAAGAAAAGCAAATGCTCTTATTCATTATTATATTCCACCTTTCTTAAAATTAGTTAGCTACGACTTCGTAGATGTAAGTCTTAACAGGAGTCTTAACTAGCTTTGCAGAACCAATATGCAGAATAGAGGTTCCAACTTGGTGCATAGCGAAACCACTGCCAGCAGCATCAGCAACCTTCAGCTTGTAAGCAACATCAGCAACAAGATACTTGTCAGTATCGTCACCAAGAGTCATTTCAATCATATCTCCGACCTGTGGCTTAAAGCAATCGCCAACAAGACCCTTAACGTTAGTAAACATACGTGGGTCTTCAACGATGCCCTTCATCTGTAGAGCATAATCACCTTCGCCAACAGTGGTGATAGTAACCTCGGAACTCTTAGCCATCCACACGCCAAGTGAAGCAGCGGTAGGCTTTGCAACCTTCCAAACCTCATCCTCACCATCAGTAGTGGAACGCTCAGTCAGAGTAAAAATAGAACCATTTTCCAAATCTTCAGTTGCCACAAAAGTGCGGTTCAGTGCATCAATATTATGTGCAGCAACACGTCTCTTAATAACTACGTTCATTATTAAATCCACCTTTCAAATAATTAAATAGAATCCCAAATACTATTGGTTTTCTTTGGTTCAGCAAATGGCAGACCAATTTGCTGCACACTGCTATTGTTTTCAAATTTCTCAAATGCTTGTGCCTTAACATAATTAGACCAAGCATCAGCAGAACTAAATTCAGAGAACTTAGCCTTTAGAGCATCCTTCTCCTCATCGGACATATTGCAACCACGTGCCGCAATCTCCGACATAACCTTATTCATAGTAGCCATATCAGCTTCTTGCTTAATACGCTGCTCCGTAGCGAACTTGAACTGCTTCAAGTCCTCGTAATCAGACATAGCTTCAATCTGTGACATATAAGCCTTATTCTGTGCTTCTAGCTCGTTAATCTTATCGGACATAGTAGCAATCTGACTCATAGCTGCTTCTACAGACATCTTCTCAGACTTGTCATCTTCTGGCTTTTCATCCTCTTCAGATTCATCGTCCTTATTTTCACCATTGTCGCCATTATCTGATTTATCGTCAGTTTCATCATCGTCATCAGACTTATTATCGTCTGACATATTCTCAGGAGGCAACTGTGACATATTCTCATCGCCATCTGCATTATCGGAACCAGCGTTTTCATCATCGGCCATGTTGCCATTGCAAGCACAACCATCAGTGCCAACAGCAGACATATTCTCGCCATCTTCAGGCTTATTTGTATCGTCGGCGCAATTTACCTGACCTTCCTGTGCCATCTTGTTTTCATCAGCCATATTTTCACCTGTTTCTTCTATTGTAGTATCGGCAAACTTCAGACCGTTTAAATAATCAGTCTTATCTTGAGCAAATTCGACTTGAATCCTAGCATCCTTAACTGCTGGCTTTACAAAATCACCAAGCACAGTTATTCCGTCAAGGACAAATTCATCAACGCGAACCTTACCGTCTATTTCTTCGCCTTTGGTAATAGTTATTTCAACACTAACAGCTTTCTTTCCTTCGCTATTTTTAAATACTCTAACAGCATCCTTTGCGTACTTTTTCCAAATTAGAGCCTTAATAACCAAGAAGGTTCTACCGTCAGTGTGCTTTTCAAAAACTATCGGATTACTATATGTAGGGGATGTTTCTTTAATGAATCCTATCGGTGTTTCATCGGCTTCATGCGACATAAAATCGTCAGTAAATCCATTGTATCTACACACAAGTGGAATATCATAAACTGAATTTGCACAATCAATTAGCACTTTAGTTTCAATCGGATGCGTGTGCGCATTTTCTCCATCTGCAAAAGCATGAATAATGCCCTTAGCGAATCTAGCATCCTTTACATCTTCAAACTCGAAACCATCAACTGCAAATTCTAGTGAAACCTTTTTGTCCATTAACTAAAACACCTCCTTTACTTATTGAGATACTCCTGTAGTTTTTCATCTAAAAGATAATAATACCAATCGTCATCAATACCTATCGGAGTAAATCCAGCTTTTAACAACTCTTGATTTTCTTTAGATTTACATTTATATAAATCAATACCGCTAAAGTCCTTTATATTGCTTATTAGCATTACGCAATCACTCCAACGGTCTTGAGAGCATCAATTAGCTCATTATAATCTGCAACAAGCTGCTTAATAGTAGTTGCATTGCTCTTCTCGACGACCGGAAGTGCTTTTGCTTCAACAGGAGCTTCGACAACATCAGTAGCCTCAACTTCCGGTTCAGCGCCATCATGTTCTCCGTCCATTACAGCAAGCACACGAGCAAGAAACTCGCCCAACTGTGCATCACGAGTTGTCATTGTAATTTCATTCATCCTGCGCAACTTGTCAGCATCAAAAATTGAAAAATCGACCATATAATTCACTCCTTTAATCCTTCAAATCATTAGATTCACGTGACCAAGACGCTTCTGTGTTATCGTTATCTGCTGTTGGGTCACTAGACTTACTTGGTCTACCAACCTTACCAGTTCCACCACTAGAAGCCTGAGTATTAAGATTGACAAGTGACATAAGTTTCTTGTCAATGCCTAATGTTTTGCTCATCTGCATGTGGCGTGTTAATTCAAACGGGTTCATATCTAATGCTCTTGCAGCGAGTTGGACATCAACAACACCAATTTGAGCATAATCTTTGAATAACTGCGATACACGTGCTTGGTCATCAGGCGTATACACATCATCAAATCTAATCTTAAATTTAAATTTTTTAGTCTGTAAGTTAATATAGTATTCAACAAAATCAGCAAACATACTGTAGCAAGAATTTATAAATGCCATGTCAACAGCAGATGCTAACTTTGACTGATGAGAATTTAGTTTCTCTGTAGTATAGAGCATCTGTGATGAAGCAACTGATTGCTGTGACATATTCTTAGTATAGTCTACTTCTATATTATCAGAGCTTTCATCAAAATCAACTGTTTGAATACTATCCATAGGCAATGCCACAAGACCTATTTGCTTATTCAAACCTTTTCTCGCAACTCCCATGAACTTTCCAAGCATATCCGGTGTAATATTTACTTGGTTAGCAACCTGACCGCTCTTCGTGTCCTTATTGAAACCAATAATACCGACCAACAGCTTCGAAGCAGCAATAAAATATTTATCATTTTGCAGACCTCTAATCACAGGGCCATAAGAAAAATTAGGGAACATTGGTGAAAAATATGGAACTATTGTTGCAAGTTCTGGTGAAATTTTCCAAGCCCAGAAACCATCCATAGGTGAAGTTTGATGCCAATACATATAACTTGAGTTTCTGTTTGGAATTTTCTTTGCTGGGTTGTACTCTGCGGTATTAGCATCAAATACATCTCTGTACATCTTTCTAAATACCTTCGGGTACATTGCAATATCAACGCCATAGTTTCCAATAAACCACTGCATATTAAAATCAAACAACAGTCCGTGCGAATGTCGCCCAGTGATTTTACAGAATTGTGGAGGCAACTCTTGGATAGTGTACTTCGTATCGCCTTTTCTCAAAACACCATAGAAGACTCCTTGGCGGATAAGCTGTCTAAACACCTTTTGAAACTCTTCTTTGCAGTTAAACTTAGAAAAGAACTCGTCAACAACCCTTAAATCAGCCTTAAACTGCTTTGAGTTAAAGTCAGAATCCTTCTCTATGTTCATACAATCAAAGCTAGGATGAAAAGCGGCCATATCTGGGAAGTATCTAGCAAGACGCTTGTAGTACATATTGTTGTTTTCGACGAACGTAGCATAATTCCTCAGAATATCTTCGCTTTCTTTTGGATTAGCCAAAGCCTTTTCAAGACCATTTACCGTAGCTTCAACAGGGTTCATATTAACGTTCTGCATCTGCTGGTTAATCACGTCAGGTGAAAAATAAGAGCCATTATTATAATAACTTTCTCTGTAAGAATTAGAAAATTCAAGAAAGTTAAAAGCGTTTAGCGTTTGATTTACCTGTTCAGGCGTTAAAGTTTCATTTTCTGCCAATTAGTTCACCTCCTATTACGTGAAGAACATATAATCAAATATGTTTGCATCATTATTTGTGTTTAATTCATCTTCCAATTTCTTGGCATAATCTAAAGCATACACCATACTCATTACGCGGTCTTTTCTGCGGCCAGATTTTTCCTCAACGCTCGTTCTTCCTTGTACTGATATTTGTTTTAGATTTATTGCTTCGTTAATAAACGCCGATGTTTGAGCATAAGATTGCAAACACCTACCACGTAAATCTTGATTATCTTCCTTGTAGAATTGGAATGTTTGATTCAAATAGTCAAGTCCATCTTGTGTATCAACAAGAATTGCTATCTTATTTGTGCTAAAAATATCACGTGAATGTATCAACATTCTACTCTTATTATTTATACCGCTACTAGGTGCTGCATAAATAACTGGAACCGCATTGTCATCAATGGTACGCTGACGCTTATCCAAATCTTCTGGATTCAACACTGTCCACGCTGGATATATTTCGCCACGGTTGTAATCTTCTGTTTCTTTAGTTGCAACATCGAAACATCCAATACCAGAGCCACAAGAGTCAAGTACATAATAGTCACAATCAAATTCATAGAAAAGCTGTTTAGCTCTTAAAACTTGTTGCATTGTGTTGATACCATTCATTGATTCTGCATAAGAGAATATGCGTTTATACCCATCGCCATCACGCACTAATCTAAGAATCCATATTGCAGTATTGTCGTTCTTGTTTGAAGATACAGCTGCAAAGTCCATAGAAAGAATGCGAATTTCTCCGGGCAATTTTTCAACATAATATTTCCATTTTGATTTATCATTTTTGTATTCAAGATATTCAAAATCGTTCATAGGAACAAATGTTCTGCACTCAGTTCTCTTTTCCGCAAGAACATTATATTTATAGAAACTATCGCCGCCGCCACGTTCAGGCTGACAACAATACTCGGCTAACAACATCTCAACAGAGTCTTGATTTTCCTTAAACGATTGCTCAACGATTGCTCTCGAAATATATCTATTTTTTACACCCAAATTATAAGGCAACGCTACTGTTATATATTGTTTATCACCGTTGGTCATACTATCTATATATTGTAAGAAGTATGCGTAAGACCATTCATCTGCACCACGAATAGAAGATAGATATAGCTGTCTATTCGGCTCTTCTGGCAACGCTTGCCTTTCTTTTGATGTCAGGTCAACATAATCAGGTGCGCGAGGTGAAGAAAGCATAGGAACAAAGACTCGGCTGATGACCTCCTTCTCGGTACGAACGAACTCGTCAACGATAAGGATTTGGCAACGTGCACCTAACGAATTTTCACTGTAGGGCAGTGTAATAATTGCAGAGCCGTTATTAAAGTCAATACGACTTTCATTCAATCCAGTCTTAACATCCTTAATCTCTTGAATAAGATTGATTCTGCCACGTGACAGGTCTTGCACCTTTTTCACAAAACGTGTAGATTGTCCACGAGTAGGTGCGACAACAACTACAGTCGTTCCCGGATATAGAATACAGTAACTCGTAGCAAAAATTAGAGCCAACGTAGATTTAGCCAATCCACGACTTGCAACGTATACAAATGATGGATATTTAAACATCATATATATAAGTATCTTCTGGAAGTCATACAATCTTAGCCCTAGATAGTCAGTAATAAATCTATGAGGATTATCTCGCCAGTAACCCAGCCACTCCTCAAAGTTCTCCATGTATCGTTTAGTCTTTGACTTCGATGCTTTCTTCCTGCGTTTTATCGTTATTGTGCGATTGCGCATCAGAATCACCGCCTTGTCTACCAAAGTCTAAACCATACTGGTGTCTTAGATTATCTATAATATCTATCGTATATTTATCATATACTTTATCGAATACTTCGGTAAATTCGTTTTCTTTACCGATTGCTCTTGATGTACCACCCAAGAATCCAATCAAAATTTCACCAATATTATCTACATCGTTCAATTCCTTATCTGGTTCTCTAACAGGTCTGTGAAACTCTATGTCGCGGGCGGTCATTCCAACTCCTTGTGATGCCGCTTCATTATTCTGTAAATCAGCAAGGCCACTATCCTTAATTAGATTTCTTAAAGCGGCTAATTTCTTTTCTACTGGAACACCGTTTTCACGGTCATGTCGAATCTCATTCATCTGTAAGCATACTTGTTTTACCATTATATCAACAAACTTATCGACAATACCGTTTAATTGCTCTTCCCAGTCCATATATTCAGATTCAAGGTATGCCAAATCGTCGTCATCAAAACGACCCCACTTTTGAACAAGCTCATCTGCATCCATTTCAATTATATCGAAATCTTGCGTATTGGTAGAGCCTCTGTTTATTTTACGTTTTACCTTAATAACATCATCATAAGAAGAAAGACCATCAATTTGGTCTTCGCCAACGCTATCGTCAAAAGTGCTACCCCAACCATTTTGTTCTGCAAATGCCATACTCTTCATGTATGCACTAAGAATATTATCCAAACCTTGAATCTTAGCGTCTGGGTTTGTAACGTTCTGTAATGCACCAGTATATGCAGAATGAATATACGGCAAGTCTATCTTTCTTAATGTATAATATAGTGCAAGATTGTAATTTTCCGCATACTTTCTTAGATAATTCTGAAATATTTTTTGAATGCAATCCTTGCAGTAAGGCACTTTACCGAAAAACCTTCGGTTATCGTCACGTGCCTGATAAAAATTCTTTTGGTTGTCACATCCACAACCGATGCAAATAATTTTTGGCTTCGCATCTTCGATAGTCACCGTGACATTTTTCCGTGGTCTTCCACGCGCCATAATGATACCTCCTTTTATTCTAGGGTAACATCATACACGCACTCAAGACCATTATCACCAATTACGGAAACAGCCTGTTCAGGCTTACTGCGTAATCTATTGTCCATACAATAACTATCAGAACCACTAATACATCCACTTTGAATTACCTTAGTATCATAAACAGTCATATACTGATTTGTATGTAGATGACCCATGTAAACAATATCGGGTTTAGCACCCGTCATCATAGTTAGCTTTTGAACAACATTACTAATACTATCCCTATCACCATGAACGGCGTACACTAACATATTCTTACACACGAAAGATGCAACGCTCTCGTCAATGGTATTATCGTACACAGTAACATTACCGCAATTCTGTAGTTTAGCCTTTACATAGAACGGAATGAATTTATCTAAATCTTCACCCTTCTGATTTAATGCCTTTTCCGGCTGCAATCTTGAATGATTTCCAGATACGCTATACACAGAAACGGTTTTAAAATGTGATGATAATGTATAGATATAATTGCTAATAAGTTCTGCTACATCCATGGTCTGTTTAATCACATTTTCATTATTCTCCAATCTAAGAGAAGTATGAATCAATCCAGAGATTTGGTCGCCAAGCAAAACTACATTAACATTTTCTGTATTGTGCCGCCTTGCAATTTCAAGAACCTTACCAAGATAGCGACTAAGCCTATCACTAGCAACATCTCTATTATATGTATTGTACATATTATTTATATTAACACCAAAATGCAAGTCTGAAATAGGAACTATCATATCAGTTATGCTTGTATTTGATGAATCAAATCTAAAACAAGTAAAGCCTGTTGGCTCATAGCCTTCGATACAACGCTTAATCATATCAGAGAATGATTCACGTCTTGCATTTTCTCTGTATAAGCGAGATACTTCATTACGTTCGTCACGCATCTGTATCTTAGCCTTTTCAAGAAGTCTGCGCTGTTCCTTTATTTCTTCAAGCAATTCAGATTCACTGCAAGTAGTAGAATCTTTGATTGCGACTATTTTGCTCATTTCTTGATATTGCTTTCTATACTTAGATTCAGTATATTCTTGACCTAGTTGTTCATTTAAAAGGTCTGCAACATCCTGCCAAGTACCTATCTGGTCTTTATATCCACAGATTCTATACTCGTATTCTAGGATACCTTCTTCTTTGCGTCTTTTGTAATCAAAATCTAACATATAACCCCCTTTAATCCGTTACGGTCAAACCTTTTCTTTGTCCGTTGGTAGTTTTTGCATTTCTTCCACCAAGCCGGGAACTACACCATTACCACCTAATGCGTAGTAGTCTGTAGTCAAATGCTCTAGGTTTTCACGCTCATGTATGGGTATATACCCATACTCTTCACTCGTATATTTATTATACATTTGTATAATATCATTTCTAAGTGTGCTACGAGTAGCATCAGTAAGTTGCGACAAAGAGTTATTTTGAACTTCTTGCAAATCTAACAGTTTATTTACTGTATCCTGCATTGATTTCATATCCTCTTCTTGCTTCTTTTGCTCTTGTTCAAGCTGCTCATATTTTGCATCATCTTTATAAACCTGTTCGGTTTGCTTATCCTTATTGGAAAAGTATCTTGTAAAAATGAATGTAGCAAAAGAAAAGGAGCCAGTAATAAGAGCTACTATAACAGCAGTATCTATAATAACACCCCATTTATTACTCTATTCCCTTTCTTTTCCATATATAACAAAAAGACCATGCTTTCGCATGGTCTAAAACTAAACTTATTTACTTAATAAACGACAGGATTGTGTCAAGGAAGGGGTCGCCGCCAGTATATACAGGAATGTCGCTGTCAGTAATTGTCCTGTGATACTTACCATACTTCTTGCAGAAGTCAGCCAACATATTGTTATATTCCTTAGTGACGCGAATCTTTTCCTTTAGCTTCTCGTCAATAGCCTTCGCAGCCGCTTCACGCTCTTTACGCAGCTTCTCCTGCTTAGTAGCTTCTGCGGTTGCCGCACTTTCGGCCTTCACAAGCTCGGCCTCGCTGTCGAACAGTTTCTTCAGTTTTTCAGAGTAATACTTCATAAATAATTGTCCTCCTATTGACAATAAATTTTGTGCCGTTCTAATCTTTGGCACTTTGGCGCACACAACAGGACTCGAACCTGTGTGCGGTTTCCCGCCTAGAAGTTTAGCAAACTTCCCTCTTCACCAACTTGAGTATGTGTGCAAACTTAATCTACCATCTTTTTAATATAAGAATCATAAAGTGGACTTGCCGTTGCCACTTCTTCATATTCGGTTCGCCCATCTTTATATCTAACAAGAAAGGCTTTTGTTTTTACCGGCTTGGTTGTAATCGCATAGTAGTTCCTAACGGATTTTCCATTATAACTACTTGCTACATGAGTAAAGGAGCTTTTTGTTCCGTATACCTCACCCATATCGCTTACACTCGCAACCATATTTGTTTTAGACTGCGCTTTAGATGGCGCACACAGGATAAAGAGAAATACAACTGCAAAAATAAATCCAATTACGTATTCCATACTTGCCTTCCTATCTTTTAAAAAGGTTAAATAAATGGCGACTGCTAGAGGATTTGAACCTCTGGACGTTTCACCGTCTACAGTTTTCAGGACTGTCGCAATAAACCAGACTCTGCCAAGCAGCCATAATGGTGGGCATACTGGGACTCTAACCCAGAAGCATTTAAGCACTTGTTCCTAAGACAAGCGTGTTTGACAATTTCACCATACGCCCATATAAAAGACACAATTGCATAAACCTCAAAATATTATGTGATGTTGAATATAATGTTGCTGTTTGTGTCTTTGCACGAAAGGAGTCTACGACAATAGACTGGTGGAGAATATGGGAATCAAACCCATCTGATTTCCTGTGTGCAAAACAGGTAGTCACCTCTTGCAACTCCATTCCCCATAAAAATAAGACGATTGTTCTCTAACACTATTTGTAATTACCCGATGCTAGATTCGGATACCACAATATCTAAGACAAAGTGGACTAAAATTAAACTTGCAAAGTAACTTTTTTCTTCTTTATAAATTTGATTTTGTAAAGGTTCGCAGTAATCGTCTTTGTTGGCGGCTATGGTGGGACTCGAACCCACTACCTATGCCGTGACAGGGCATCGCTCTAGCCTATTGAGCTACATAGTCAAATGGTCGAAAATGTCAGAATCGGACTGCCTCCCTCGCTCCCAAAGCGAGTGTGTTACCACTACACCACATTCTCGATAAATTAGATACGTTTTTCCTTTAATGCTCTATCCCGTTGAGCTACGTAAGATTTATCTTACGGTTGGACTCGAACCAACGACCTTGAATTTTTCAGATTCCCAAAGTATATGTGTTGCTGTACGTATCTGAATGGCTGAGGGTGCAAGAATCGAACTTACATCAAGGGAGTCAAAGTCCCCTGTCCTGCCATTGAACGAACCCTCATTATAGCCCTTGCAGGCTATCCCTTGTTTCGTTTTATTTATACTGGTGCGAAAATTAAGGCTAATAAAGAAACCAGTAGTGGAGGTTCCAGCCCGACTCGAACGGGCGACATAAGGATTAACAGTCCTTCGTTCTAACCAACTGAACTATGAAACCATATTGCGGGCATGGGAATCGAACCCATCTAGTACGAGCTTATGAGGCTCGTTAGTGCGCCAGCTCTTATTGCCCGCATTATATAGGGTGGTTTCCCACCCTTAGAGGAAATTTGGTCTAATTAGTTTACAGCACTCTTCAATGCGCTGGAAACCTTAACAGTGACCTTGTTCTTAGCAGGAATGGTCATTGCCTCGCCAGTGGAGGGATTGCGGCCATCATGTGCAGGAACATTCTTCAGGGCCAGATTCAGGTCAGTAACCTTAAAGGACTCGCCAGCGTTCAGTGCGTCAACAATAGTCTTTTCCAGCGCCTCAAGATAAGCCTTGGCATCCTTCTGAGTGATACCAGCGTTAGTTGCGAAACTCTTCATAATCTTAGTAGAAGTCATAATTTTTACCCCTTTTGTTCTATGTACTTTATTTGTTTTTGTAAGGCTTCTCGTCCTTACGCCTATATTATATCATATCAGCGGCCCTTTGTCAAGGGCTTTTGAAAAATATTTTTGAAATTTCTTAGGAAAGTGTGGCTGTCATACCACATTTTGCCACTGCCACCTGTGCGTCTGTCTGCATCTTGGCAACACGCATATTGTTATCAAAGGTAACGCCACGGTCTTCGCACTCGGAGATATACGCCAGAGCCTGTGCTGGCTCAACACCAACCATACCAAGGGCCGCAATCTTTCCGCATAGCTTAGAAAACTCTGCAACGCCAGCGTCAAAACTCTCAATATCAAGTGCTTCAATAGCCGAATCTACCATAGCTTCTGCTACATCACACTCATATCCTTCGTCCGATTCGCAACAATCACAAACATGCTTCAAATCTTCTGCATTAGATTTATCACATTTGCAATGCTTGCAAGTCTTATCCTTTTCTTCCATTTATAATACCTCGTCACAAATTTTCAAAGCAAGCGCTTCTTCTGCGGTGAATCGCTTATCTAGCTTCTTGTTATTGATTTCATCTAGGTCAGCCTGTGTCAATTTGGTATACTTCAGAACAATATCATCAACACGCTTGCGAAGGATACGCATATCGTTTATCTCCTCTTCCATGAACGCCAGTTTCCCATAATTCATGGATGACATATCATGGTGTAAATATGTTGCATACCTGAAGCTCTTCCTAATACTACCAACAATACTAATCAAGAATCCCATGCTGAAAGCATATCCCATATTGGTAGTAATAATAGTATACCCGTCATCTTTCATATTCTCAATAAGAGAAATAAGTGAAAGACCATCATATACTGTGCCGCCACAGGAGTTGATTAGAATTTCGATAGGTTCTTTTGTGCCGAGTTTCTTGTCAGCTTCTCTGATGCGCATAAGGGTGTAGATACATCTAAACATACTAGCATCATCTACATCGTCATACACCATCAGCTTTCTGTTCTAAAAAGCTAACTGAGAAATCATTCTGTCTTTATCGAGCAACTTCATCGGGAAATCCGAATCTGCGTCATTTCTGACATTGCTTGTAGAACCAAAATATCTTTCTCTCATCAATCCTCCGCCTCCCTATTCAAGAAGTTGAGAATCGCCCGTTCCTCAACAACGTAATACTTCTTTCGCTTGCTACATTTCTTCTTGTTCACAATGCGATAATTCTTGTCGTACTTTGATGCACGAATCAAGCCAGCATTACGAAGCTCATCGAACTCGCTTCTGTTTACTAGAATCAATAAACTATCCCCTTTTACTTCAATTAGTGAAATGAATCACTTTATTTCATATAATAACGACATTTCTCAATATCGTTTTATATCAATGTTTTACTGCGTTTTAACGCCGTTCCGTTTTTCGGAACTTTTCTTGCGCGTATTGCGTTGTTCAAAATCAACACGTCTAGCACAAGTTTTACAATACAGCTTTGGTCTGCCATGTGTGGGCTGTTTGACAATGCACCAACATCTAGCGCATCTTGTGAACTTTCCATTGCTGATTAGCTTGTCATAATAATAGCACAGATTGATGAAATTGTCAAGTGGTATCTGAGATTTGTCATCAATTTGTAACAATTCTAGGCTAATTTCGACATAATGCACGTTATGAAACTGTTTTAGCGACACGAGATTAGTGGTTCTGACAAACTCTGCTATTTTCTTGACGCTAGATACGCCAGCAATTTTAAGCGCATCGTTAAGTTTCACAGTGTACAGGTCATCAGGACTATGATAATATAGATAGATGCAAAGCGATGCAAACACAAAATGCTCGGCATCTAAATCACAAATAGCGTGTATCTTGTTAATCTGCGTCATAGATAACACTATTCCATCCGTCCTAACCTGTGGCAATCTCTTAGCCATTGCATAGGCTGGCTTATAATATTTTGACATATCAGGTCTACTAGGAACGTAATATTTCTGTGCAAAAAGCCTATCAATTAGCTTCAGTATCTTATCTTCACTTTCTCCAATATATCTAAGATACCTTATTACATAAGCGGCATCAGCCACTGGATGCTGCTCAGATAATGAGTTCTACGTCAATATCTTTTTTGCATTTTCTATTCTTTCGTCAAATATCATGCAATCTCTTCCTTATATTCATCAACTATAGTCATTTTCTTTCCAAAATAGTTACGGCCATTCGGATTCTCAACAACCTTATAACGATGCCTTGAATTATTTTTTACGTTATTTGCAACAGAATCACCGAAACAATACCACAACAAAGATTTCTGGCAACTATTGTCAATAGCATAACATACATATATAACATAGTTTACACACAAATCTATATTAGATTCTATTAACAAACAGTCATTTTCAAAATCTTCATACAATCCATCAAATAAAGCGGATTTCATTTCCTTCAGTTCATCCTCAGAAAGATATGGAGCCGCAACAGATATATTCTGCATTATATCTCTGTTTAATCTAGTATATTGACGAAGTAATTTTTGAAACTTACCCAAAGTTCTTCTATCTAAAGAATCCGGAGTTACAGACATCAAACACCTAAAGTCAAATTCGCCGCGATTTTGGTTTCGTCTTTGTGTTAAATCCAAATCTTCAATGTACTTAGCCAAAATATTCATAGTACATTTGGAATTAAACAATGGGGAATACTTATAATAGTTTCTGATAAATGACTTTTGTTCTGGTGATTTATCAACAATACGAACCAAATCATTGATTCCCATACCAAATTTCACCATACACTCAGTATCACAAACACGCTTGTGGTTTTTGTACTCCTGCATCTTCACGGGGTATACATATCCAAAGAAATATGCTTTCTTATCACAGCAAATTGAGTTCTCGAATTTTATCCTCTCGTTCACCTTATTGATGCTGGCAATCTCTTCTTCTGTTGCACCATCTGGTATTTGAACATATTTCTGACGCTTTGACCACTCCTTTTTTGGAGGTTCATAAGAAATACCTTTAGTTTTATCAATAGCGTTTCCTTGATACATACGCATAATCTTTATGCGTTTTTCGAGTTCAACCCTTTCCCTAGATTCCTTATCAAATAATGGCAACATTGCATACATATTACTTGCAAGGTTTGTAATGCCACCGATAGGGCTATCAAATGATTTAATATCCCAATTTGCAAACGTATTAAAGTTTAGTCTTTGTTCTTTAGCCTTATGCTTTTCGTAGGTTATAACAGGTAATGCAGGGTCTATTGCACCAACTAAGTATGGGTTATCTGATGTTAACGCTATGTCGCCATCAAAATCAGCGTCAGACTGGCTTATGATAGTTAAGTCCCAAATGCTGTAAACGTTACCCCACTCTATGTACTTAAACCACTCCTTACACTTATTATCAGAATAAACATTCATTATCTGATTTTCAGCAGGAGCGACTAAGGGGCTACGTTGAGTTGATATTACCTTTGAACCTTTTTCTACCCATCTTTTTGAATATACGCATTTTTCTGGCAATAATCCTTTTACTTCCATGCCGAAAGCATGTTCAGCCATGGCATAGAGGTCTGGGATAAGAAAATCATAAGAACCTTCAACAAAAATCTTACCGATTTTAGCTTGGTCTATTTTCTTCTGTGCGATTTGACGAATCTTATCCTTGACATATTTATCTTTTAATACGTCAAGATTATAAAGCAAGCATTTCGCAATAGGAGAATCTAAAGAGGACTCTATATTGTCTATCGTATCATTTTCGTGGTGTCCTACCATCAAAAGTGATACATATAATGGGTCGCCTTTTAAGATTCCGTCAATCCACTCCGTTGTCGGCTCTGCTAAAGCCTTAATGGAATCTTCGGTAAAATTATTGCTCTGCACATACTGATAGTTTAAAGGAGTAACAAAATCAGATTCTTTCTTATTCACTCTGGTTACGCCAATTCTATGACCATATCTTTTAAAATAATAAATATATTCATACCAATTAGTATACTTCTTCCAGAGTTTGAACTGGGACTTTGTAAGTATAACATCAATACTATCAATATCATATTCAGTCCCATAGATATCTGTTATTTTGTCAGTATGCGCAACTTCTTTTGCAAATTTGTGGAAATCAAATACTGATACAAGCCCTTTTAACCAAGGCCCTCTCATTATAAATGCCGATGGTAAATAATCTAAAGACAAATCTTCTTTCCAAATATTTGCCATAGCGGGGCTTATCATTCCAGAGCCATCAAAAGCGTTCATATTGAAATCTATTTTGCGCTTCTCTATATCTATGTCGCCAGAGTCATTCGTAAAAATCCAATCAACCGTCTGGTCTTTTAGATTGTATTCAAAATCTGGAATAACGCAGATGTTTGGTGTGGTTACAGTATTCGTAGCTGATGTGTATAAAGAGTAATATGCGCTGAATTTCGCAAGATTTATTTTACCTATTCTTGTTTTAGTTAGTCCACAAAGCATAATGTGCTCAAGACTGTCATATAATTCTTCATTAACGAAGAATGCAGAATTTCTACGCAACTGACCAGCACCAGCACATAATCTCTTATATTTAATAGAATAGACCTTATCATTGATTGCCATTTGAACAGAGAAGTGATTTTTGCAAATAGCTTTATAGTCTTTCTTTGTCGTGTCGGTCTTTACGGTTATTAAATCTGGAACGTATAAAATATCGTTTATCTCGTTCTGTATGCTCTGAATCTCTTTTACATCACCAGTTGTTTGAACTACATGATTCTTTTTCTCATACAGTTCTTTTAGATGCTCACGGTTAAACTCCTCGTCTTTGAGTTTACGGATGAATTTTAATACCTGATTATCACCTAGCGCAATAATCTGTCCAGAGTTTTTGGCAGTTTTAAAATCTGTCTAAATTGTGAAATTATTCTTGATGATGGTAGAACTGTTCACTTTGTAGATGTAAAAGAGGTCTACTTTATTTTTAGCCAAGATACAAACACCCTTTCATAAGATATTTAACGATACACTACCGTCTATGTATATTATAGCACATACGTCAAGAAAAGTCAAGCGGTTTTTATAAAAAGTTATAGAAATTTTAGAAAATCTATATATTATATATCTTAGGCAAAATTTACCCAAGCAGATTGTAAAAGTTACAAAATTATTACAATCTTAAAGTAATCAGAATAGTCCTTGACAAAATAGCAAAAGTAGTATATAATATATGTAGAAGAAGTATATATTACAATATAGTTACAATCTAAAAAAAATTCCAAAAGCCCTTGACTTTTCTTTAGATTTTTGATATAATAGTAATAAGAGTATCCAAAGGAGTGGTCTTGAAATGTGGTGCTAGATATAGATAGCGCACAGAAGTCAAAAATGCAGAAGTGACCCGATATTTATTGGTAAACTCGCAAAAATATTTTTCGACTTTTTGGCGAGATTTTGGGAAATTTTTCGACTTTTTGGCGAAATGTGATTGGGGTGGTTATTTGAGTAGAGACTTATACTACATAGATACGGAGACAGGAGAAATAGAACCGTTTGTTGGTACTGTAATTACGGAGGAACAGCGTCAAATTATTCGCGCAAAGAAAGTGAGGCAAATACAATATAACGATGGCCCTACATTTATATGGGCGATGTTTCGTTACGGAGACCAGATATTTCCGGGGATGCAGTCAGCGAATTTAACAAGACTTATCTACGCCGCAACATTCTGTGACAGCTCTGGACGCTTGATGGCCAAGTTGGATTTAAAAAAGCAGATGCGTTTAAGTAAGGATGCGTGGTGTTCATTCTGGTCTGAGATGGAAGAAAGAAACATTTTCTACATAAAAGATGGAGACGTGTATATAGACACATCTTATTTTACGAAGTGGGCGTTGGCTCCAAATGTTAATAAGAACTATACTAGAATGTATTGTACTTGTGTTCGTAACTTTTACGAATCGTGTGCAAGAATGACAGACCACAAGCGAATGTCATACATATTTAAAATAATCCCATTCGTAAGTAGGAGATATAACATAATGTGTAAAAATCCTTGGGAAATAGATAAAGAAAAAATAATCCCAATGGACGTTGGTGATATATGTGAGGTACTTGGTCAAGATAGAAGTCATGCGCGCAGGGTACTTCGTGAATTATTGAAGATAAAGATAGATGGTGTACCAGCAGTGTACTTTGCCGGTAATAACCTAAACGAAGATACATGGAAACTATTTGTCAGCCCGAATATATACTATGGCGGTGAATATGGAATCCAAAGGCAAGAGGTGATTGAAAATTATAAGCGATTGATAGAGTCTTGATTTAGATTCAAGGGTAAATTCTTTATTGAGAGGTATTTATATGAATGTAATTAAGCGTGACGGACGCGAAGTAGAATTTCAGAAAAATAAGATAACGGTAGCCATTTAGAAGGCAAGCGATGAAGCTAAAACACACGGCAAATTAACAGTGCCGAGTATTGCAATTCAGGCAATAGCTTCAGAGCTTTATAACAGATTTAAACTTGAGAACCACGCAATAGATGTGGAGAGTATTCAGGACTGTATTGAAGATACCCTCATGCAGAGAGGATATTTTGATACAGCGAAAGAATATATTAGATACAGATATGAACGCCAGCTAAATAGAAATGGCAACACAACTGACGGTAAGATTCTGTCGCTTGTTGATGGCGTAAACGAGAGTGTGATTCAGGAAAACAGTAACAAGAACCCTACAATAAACTCCACTCAGCGTGATTATATGGCTGGTGAAGTTAGTCGTGATATATCTAACAGATTATTACTTCCAAAAGAAATTATGGAGGCACATGAAGCTGGAATCCTGCATTTCCATGACTCTGATTACTTCGTTCAGCACATGATAAATTGCTGTCTTGTTAATTTGGATGATATGTTGCAACATGGGACTGTTATCAATGGTACTCTTGTTGAAAAGCCGCATAGTTTTGCAACTGCTTGTAATATTGCTACTCAGATAATGGCTCAGATTGCATCAAATCAATACGGCGGTCAGAGCGAAAGCATGGCGGCGCTTGTTCCGTTTATTGATATTAGTAGACGCAAGATTAGAGCAGATGTTGAGATTGAGTTTACTGGCTTAGATGTTTCAGAGGAGCGTAAAGTTGAAGTTACCGAAAGACGCTTACGGGATGAAATTAAACGTGGTGTTCAAACAATTCAGTATCAGATTAACACGTTAATGACGACAAACGGTCAAGCTCCGTTTGTATCAATCTTCTTATATATGAACGAAGTAGAAGGCGAACAACAGAAGAAAGATTTTGCGATGTTAATTGAGGAAATCCTTCGTCAGCGTACAGAGGGAACAAAGAACGAGCAGGGCATTTGGGTAACTCCTGCGTTCCCGAAGATTCTTTACGTGCTGGAAGAGGATAATATTGTTCCGGGAGCTAAATATTACTATCTAACAGAAATGGCCGCTAAGTGTACCGCAAAGAGAATGGTTCCTGACTACATTTCTGAAAAGAAAATGTTGGAATATAAGGGTGACTGTTTCCCATGTATGGGTTGTCGTTCTTTCTTGACTCCCGATAGAACGACGGAGAATCTAGCAAATGTTGAAAATTGGGTAAAGGGTAAGAAATACTACGGTCGCTTCAATCAGGGTGTTGTTACTATCAATCTTGTTGATGTTGGCCTTAGCGCACATAAGAACTTTGATGAGTTTTGGCGTATTTTTGACGAACGGCTTGAACTTTGCCATAGAGCATTAAGAATCCGTCATGAACGGTTACTTGGTACGCTTTCTGATTCTTCGCCTATGCACTGGCAGTTTGGTGGTCTTGCTAGATTAAAGAAGGGTGAAACTATTGATAGACTGCTGTACGATGGCTACTCTACAATTAGTCTTGGCTATGCTGGATTATATGAATGCGTTCTTGCTATGACTGGTAAGAGCCACACAGACGAAGAAGCTAAACCTTTTGCTCTTCAGATTATGCAACACATGAACGATAAGTGTAATGAGTGGAAGGCCGCTGAGAATATTGATTATTCTTTGTACGGAAGTCCAATTGAATCCACTACATACAAATTTGCAAAATGCTTAAAGAAACGTTTTGGAATCATTCCGGGAATCACAGATAGAAATTATATTACTAATAGCTATCATGTTGTTGTTACCGAGCAGATTGACGCTTTTAATAAGCTAAAGTTTGAGAGTGAGTTCCAGAAACTTTCTCCGGGTGGTGCAATTTCCTATGTAGAGATTCCTAATCTAACTGACAATATCGAAGCTGTTCTATCTGTCATTAGGTTTATTTATGATAATATTATGTATGCTGAATTAAACACAAAGTCTGATTATTGTCAGTGCTGTGGATTTGAAGGCGAAATTAAGATTGTAGAAGATGACAATGGTAAGCTAGTTTGGGAATGCCCTAAGTGTGGAAATCGTGACAAAAAGAAAATGAATATTCCTCGTAGAACTTGTGGTTACATTGGTACTAATGACTGGAACCAAGGTCGTACACAAGAAATCAAAGAGCGTGTTGTTCATCTCGGACAAAATTAAATAATCTAAAAGTAAGTGGTGGGTGGGTCGGGATTTATTATGAATTATGCTAAGATAACGAAATACGATATAGCAAATGGGCAAGGTGTGCGCGTTGTATTGTGGGTGTCTGGTTGTGACCATCATTGTAAAAATTGTCATAATCCAGAGACTTGGGATTCTAACTATGGTAAAGAGTTCACCATTGAAACGTATAAAGAGTTGATTGATGCGCTTGAGCCAGATTATATCTCTGGAATTACGTTTAGCGGTGGCGACCCAATGAAGCCAGAAAATGTCACTGCTTGTATGGAAATAGCAAATTTAGTAAAACAGAAATATCCAAATAAAGATATTTGGTGCTGGACTGGTTATACTTTAGATGAGTTAACTAAGAGAATTGACCCAAATACTAATTACTTTCTAGGTTTTATAGATTATCTAATTGATGGAGAATTTGTAGAGGAACTAAAAGATATTACTCTTAAATGGCGTGGTTCGTCCAATCAGCGAATTTATAAAAAGGTAAATTATGATTTTGTTGATGTCACAAAGGAGATAGGATGATTAAGATAATTGATAACCGTGGTACTGGAAAAATCTGGTAGCATTTTTCTATAAAACCACTTGACTTTTGGTGGATTCTGTGATATACTATAGCTAAGAAATCTAAAGGAGATTGTGGCATGAATTTCAAAAATCCTGTCGAGTTCGACACAAGTAAGGCAATCCGGTTTGATGATTTGAAAGTTGGCGAACTGTTTATCACTGTGGACGGTAGCTGTGGTGGAAAGAAATATTCCGAGAGAGTATACTGCAAGACACTGCCGTTTGGTGATGAATGTCTTGGAAACAATGGTAATGCGGTTGGCGTAACAGAAAAGTATCGTGCATATATGATGGCTCCTGAGAGGGTTATTCGTATCAAAGCTACTGATTGGGAGGTTGCAGACGATGATGAAGCGCTCTGATAGATTGAGTGATATGTAGGCAGAAATCGCAGTCAGCAAATTGATGGATACGGTATACCGTGAGAATGGGTATATGCCATGCTGGATAGTAGACCGTGAATCATAGATTGCTGGTTTAGATGTGTCGTTAGTAAAAAATGGTATTTGGTATCTTGTTGATGAAAAAGCAGCTATAACTAGGTTAGATGGTAATTTATCAACATTTGCTTTTGAACTGTATACATCTAATAATGTTGATAATATTGGGTGGTTTGTAAACAAAAAGTGTAAAAATAATTATTATTCTTTAATATATTTAACATCTTCTGCAAATAATATACAAAAAATTGATAAGATTGAATGTATTTTGTTAAATAAAGATAGAATATTTAAAGCAGTTACATCTGAACTAAATAAGAGAAATATACACTTTAATAATATACTTGATGTGATGGGCAAAATACCGCTTGCATCAAATGGTAAAAAATATCTTAGATTAAATAAGTATATGAAGATAGTTTACAGTTTAAATGTAATACCAGAAAGACCAATAAATGTTGTCGTTGATAAACAGTATTTGTTAAGTATTGCTGACAATGTTTTGGTAAAGGGGTTTTAAATGGATAGTGTCATTATTTATCCTTTTATGAATGGGATGTGCCTGTCGTGCAGAGATTGTGATACATCTGTTCTTACCTGTAAGAAGTATTGCACTAAATGTTTTCGTGTAAAAGAGTGCGGTAAAACCGATGTTGGTGTATCAGAGGAAGATATTGCAAAATCTAAAGATTCACCTATTTTTACATGCGAAGATGCTCCTTATGATAGTGGTAAAATAATTCACACCTATAGTGAGTTATATGGTAAATTTACTGAAGATGACTTTAAAACGAAGTGGGATTTAAAATAAATCGTACTTAATAATATAAAAATTAGACTCTGTATTTTTACAACAGAGTCTTTTATTTTAGTGTTTATTTAGGGTTTAGCGATATACTCCCCATCCCCCTACTCTAGCGTACTCTACTCTATCATATCCCTGTAACGGTTCGATATCATCAATCTTAGTTAC